TATTACTGATGTTGATGTTGATGACATTTTTTTTACTTTTTCGGTGCCTTTACCTTTACCTTTTACCTACTACTCAATTTTTTTTACTTTACTTACTCTTTTACCATCACTTAAAATATGTAAGGGAACCAAGGTTCCCTTATGATCCCTCCTTTATTTGTGATTAACATTTATAGTAAATTGTTTAGATTTGAATTTTTGTGCCGTCATTTTTTTGTTGACAATATCTAATATGTTTTTCTTGGCCCTTTGTTGTTCTTCTTGTACTACGTCAATATGAATAATTTTTTCGCAAATCTTCTCTCCATTTTTAGCCTTAAAATATATATCTCTACGTTTGTTAGTGCAGTATTTACAATAACAACCGTTGTCAATATAATGATTTTGTTGTATGTCATTTATATATTGATTTTCTAGGCACAATTGCATATAAAATTTATATTCGACAATAGTATACGATACAAACGCGGAAGATAGTTTCGTTTTCCATGTGTTCAGATAATTTCGTCTCTCTTCTTCATTGTAGTAAAAATTAAAATACTTGCAATTTTTAATCTCCTCGAAATAATTAACTGGTAATTTATAGTCTATCTGAAATTTACGATACAATTCACTAATCCCTTTATCTTCTGTTTTATAATCGGTTACCAAAACAATATCTACACCAAGAATTTCAGATAGAATCCTATCCCACAATTTAGAATCGCATAAACGTAACTTTATGTATTTTACATTTTTAAATTCTTGAATCGTATATTTTTTTGAAAAATCAAAAAGAGGCGGATTAGGTATATTATATTTATCAAAATAATGATCGTTATTTTCCAAGTGAGGAAATAATTTATTGAATCTATCGCTAATTCGCTGCAAAGAATATTTATTAACATTTTCCTCTGTATTATTGAAATGATAAGGTGATATTTTTTCGAAAAATGCCGACATTTTTCTCTCTATGAGCGTTCTATAGACATCTATAACATAAACCCTTTTTCCGGAATCAGCCAAATATTGAATTATCTCATTTACAGATACATTATTTATACCAGTTAAAACACTAAGCATTACCTCGTCGTGTATATGAATTATATTATAGCTTTTACCTAAAGATATTCGTAGAGAAGAAACGAGTGTGGTTGAGCCAACTTTAGGCGGGGTATAAATAAAAATATAGTCAGTACTATTAGTTTTAAAAAGTTTGTTTATTGAATTCAAAATAATTGTATTTTTATCAGACATAATAAATATATGTAATTTAAAATATTAAATTAAATGTATTTATTATTTAATGGAAGCTATTTTGGCTATAGATATAAAAAACGGTTTATCTAAAGATGGCAGGATTCCCTGGAATTCTAAAAAAGATATGTTATTTTTTTATAATAAAACAAAAAACAATGTAGTTATTATGGGTAAAAATACATATTTTTCTATACCAAAAGAAAGGAGACCTTTAAAAAATCGCTTAAATATTGTATTAACTAACAATCCAAATAATTTTTTGCTTGATAATAAATATGACAATTTAATATTTACAAACAACGATAAAATATATGAAACCATTCTTTCAAATAAAGACGCGTACTGTGTTCTATGTCCTTCTTTAAGTAGAAATTTCAAAATATACATAATCGGAGGCAAACAAATATACGAAAAATACATTCCTATATGTAAATCAATATGGGTTACATATATAAAAAGCGATTATGAGTGCGATCTTTTGTGCAACGTTGAATTTAAAAAAGTATTTGAAGAAACTGTAGTTGAAGAAGACGAAGAATTAAAGATTGTAGAATATGTAAAATTACAAAACTTTATTACGCCTCAATAACATTTTTAACAAAGTGTTTGTTCATAAATTTTTGAATGGTAAAATAGGTTAATTCTTGACCTTCTTCAATACCTAATAATTCTTTCAATTTACTATCCGGAGTTATAACTTTACTATTGCCGACAGTCTCTAACTTATTTTCTTTAATGTAAGAGACAAGAGCCTTTGTAACCTCGGTCCTGGCTATTTCACTACCTTCGTCCTTATTCATAAACGTGCACAATTCTTTGGTTACCTTACTTGGTCTAGCAAATCCAGATGGTTTTCTGTTACCTTTGTGCTTGTGCTTAGTTGCTTCTTTTTTTAGTCCTTTCATTTGTTTTTTAACGCTTTTTTCTAGTTGTTTTAAATTTTGCTGTAAAATAGATATTTGATTTTTCACCATATTTAAACCACCAACGATTCCTTCAAATTGAAAAAGGAACTCGTCATTTTGCGTTTCATCTTCTGGTTCGGTATTTGTCTTTGTCATTTCTATAACTACACATATCAAGTAGACTTTAAATCAATTTATATAAATATTATTCTTATATATATAAATTTTTAACGACGTTTATAAGAACGTTTTCTATGGCGTCTTGTTTTTCTTCCTCTTTTCGATGCTTTTCTAGATCCGCGCCTCTTGCGAGTACCGCCAACCACATTGGGTCCAGCTTCTCCTCTTTCGGCTGCTACTAAAGCGTCGTATTCGTCGTCGCCCGCAACAGTTTCCTTGCTATTTTCTACCATAACTTGCTTTTGCGGAACCGAGTTTTGTTCCTTTAAAGCTGGTCTACTACCTTCTTCAATATCACCTCTAATTCCACTTTCAATATCATAATCTGGATCTTCGCCTCCTCTTTTAGACTTTTTCATATTCCTACATATAGGACATTTACAATCTGCCTTATGTCCATTTCCTTTCTTTTTACGCCCTCCTTCCATTTGTTTTAGTTCAGTTTCTTCTACAATTTCGTCTACATCGTTATCTCCTCCTCTTTTCTTTGCGTGCTTCATATTTTTACAAATTGGGCAGCCACAATCAGGTTTATGTCCATTTTTCTTTTTAGACCCACCCATTTTTTTTAATTGTTCTTTTTCCATATCTTCTTCATAGCCACCTCTTTTTGCCTTATTTTTCACATTTTCGCAAATATGACAACTGCAATTAGATTTATGTCCATTCTTTCTTCTCGCGCCGCCAAGTTGAGCTTCTGGAGAACTCGATTTATAATCATTATCACTCATTATATATTAACAGTACAAATTAAGTTTTTCAAAAAATAGTAATTTAAAATATCTTTTGAAATTTATTTTTCTAAATTTTGAAATTTAATCTCTTTACTTAGATTCTATAGTGATTACGGTAGCACCTTGACGAGGGGGTCTACTACGCACATTACTATCGCCCTTGTTTACTAAGGTCCACTCTCTTTTGTCTCCTTCTCTAGGTCCTTCGCCGCGAGCTCTTGTTGGTCGTTGTCTTGGGACTCTGGATTGTCTAGGAATTTGTGTTTCTTCTGGACTATCTGATTTGTACGAACTTCTGGCAATTTTAAATTCTCGTCTGGTCTCGCACATCAATTTTCCAGCCTTAATTCCATTGACTTTAGACGCTTGCCACTCGTGGGTTCCCGAAGTTGTTTTGATTAAATTAAATTCTACGTATTCTCCTTGTACTAAATACTTGTATTGTTGATCCTCAACATTAATAGCACTGTGATGAATAAAAATATCGGATCCTGAACGCTCTCCGTCGGTTACTGTAATAAATCCATAACCTGCTTTGTTGTTGAACCACTTAACGCGGCCGATTAATCGCTCTGAAGGTGTAACATCGTCTGTGTTGGTTGACATATTATAAATTATTATAATGTGTTATCTTTATATGGTTTAAAGTGCAAAATATAATACGTTTATATGTCGTAATATATTTTATAGCTTATAAAAAAACCCGTTTTTTTGTATTGTGAATGTTTTATTTTTATATTTAAATCGAGATAAGTAATCGTATAAAATATTTGATAAAACGGATTGAACACATAAATATTTAAATTGATTACCGGATTCGTCTATTAAATAATGCAAAATATTGCGACACAAACCCTTCTCTCTATACTCTGGAAATATGTATATACCAAAAACAGTTATTACATTAGTACGTGTTTTCAAAAAAATCAGTTCGCCGTATTCGCATTCATAAGATACCTTTTCATTGCAATATGAATGGTGAGTCAATAAATAAGTATCTATGATTTCCTTAAATCCGCCAATAGAATTATCAGTTATTTGGTTTTCATTCATTATATAATTTATATTTAATATATAAGGAAATCATTGTTTAAGTTTTTACCTGAGTTATATAGTATACGTGAGTAAGAACGAATCTTTCTAGATCAGAAGACTTTGATGTATCTACATCCTTCATATCTATTTTTTCAAAATCATACAGTTCAATATTATTAAAAGCTATATATTCAAATATTGGTATTAAATTAATAGATTCAGGCTCTTTTAAACCTTGTAAAATTACATTATTATCTTTTGCCATTTTTCTAACATAGTTAAATATTACCAGAGCAATCATTTTCATTCTTTTATCCTGCTGTTTTTCTGCTTTTCTATTTACTAGCTGAAAAACATTGTAAATTGATTCAACAAAATCTGACATTTTATCGTATACTCGTTTCGATGCTTCGGACATTTTTATATTATCAAATGGATGTTTTTAACTATTTTTAACGATATTAATATTTTCTATTTCCTTTTTGAAACTATCAATGATAAATGTATAATTTGGTGTTTCTGTAAACTCTAATCCACGAACATACCGTATATAATTCGATAAAACCTTTGGTAAATACATATCTTCATTCGTTATATATTGTTTTAATTGTGATATTTCATAGCTTGTATTTTCGATATCAGCAATTTGCCACTGTAAAAACCCTTTATAAAAATAAATTAACATATAACCTAATGACTCTAGATCATCTCGTCTACTTAACTCTAAACAGTTATGAGCGTTTATGCTTGCATATGTTGAACTACCTATTAAATTATGCATTTTTTTCAACGGGATATGCTTTCCATCTATTAAATAAGATTTACAAAGTCCAAAATCAATAATAAAAACACGGTTTCTATCGCTATTTAATCCTAATAAAAAATTTTCAGGTTTTATATCTCTATGAACAAGACCTTTATCGTGTATTATTTTTAATAATTCTACTATATTTATACCTATTTGCATTACCAATTTGAGTGAAAAATATTTTTTTTTATTTTTGATGGTCTGTAAAGATTCGCCTAATAAATTTATTACCATATAATAATTATTATCATCTTTTCCAAACCATTTTACAGCAGGTATACCTGAAATATTATTTAAATATTGGTAAATTGTTGATTCATTTTTTAGAAGTTTCGTTTCATTTATTATGGGTTCAACTTTTATGGCCACAAATTCTTGAGTTCTAATATTTTGTCCTTTATAAATGGAACCAAATGATCCTTCGCCTATTTTATCGAGTAGCGAATATTTTTTATTTATTATTTTTAGATTTTTATTTATATTTTCCATAATACCTAATGACTATTGTTATAAATAAAAACAAATACTATTTAAATTTATTTTATAAATTATAGATTAAAAACATACAAAGTGAAAACGTGTGCCATAATCATTACAATTTGTTGTATAATCATTACTAATTTACCATAAAAATCGATGGGGTAAATATCAGAGATACCAACACCAGCTTGTATAGTTGTACTTAACGATAAAAAATCGATTATAGTAACCTCCTTGTTGTCTTTTTTAAAGTTAAAATCAACTTGAAAATAATAGTAACAAAATGCAAAAAAAAGTATACACAAAATATGAAATAGGACTGTTCTAATTACTATCTTCATACTATATAATAATTTATTTTATTTGGCTCAACCTTTCTAAAAAGTGGAAAAGGTGTATCTATACATACAAAGATTGGTTTGTAACAACATATTTCAATGTCATAGTAGGAATTTCCTTTAATTTACTTAGAAATGCTATATTTCCTGTCATTTCTGCAATTTTTTCCATCTCACAAGAAATATTATTAATTTTTAAAAGAGCCTTTACGAATTCTCCTAAGAATATTTCCTTTTCTCTACTTAATTTTTGCAAAACTAATTTGCACGATTCTACATTTTCACAATTACACCATTCTTCTATATAATTTAACAAATCATAATGAAGTGAATAATCAAAACCAGTATTTATATTATATTTCAATTCCTTATTTTGATATTCTGAATACATATCACTAATTAAAATTGCATTTTTTTGTACTTCTTCGTCGCTTGATTTTGGACATATGTCCTTAAAATCTTCTTGAACATTTATATTTGTAAATATACTGAATAAAGCGACCAGTTGGCTGCTTGATAAATGATCTATTGATTTGTTTTCTAACAATTTAGCAAACACTAGGCAATGTACTTCTCTTAATTGAGACGCTATTTTTCCTCTCAATGTAAGTTTAAGGGATTCTTCGTTATAATATCCAGCTGAATCTACTACACCTTCGATATATTCTTCGTCTTTCAGAATACTTAACACTGAACCTACTCCAGACGTAATATATGTATTCACTCCATCAAACTGTCTTTGAATATCATTTATTTCATTCTCTTTTACTGCAATTTTTTGATACGTTGTTTTATCTTGATCAATAAATTTATAATTATCACGTATTTGATTTATTTGTCTTTCGACTTCTTTACGTTTTTTATTTACTGCGGTTGAAAGTACTTTTTGTAAATCTATAAATTGCTCTATCACCTCTGTTGGAGTTCTTAAATTTTTTGTGCAATTTTTAATATTATCCAGTTCAGTATTCAAGGTTGAAATTTTATAATATAATTGTTTTTGTTGATTATCCAAATCTCCTGTTACCATACTACGTTTCGCAAAATTCACCAAATTATTATCGCCAATATCTAGCAAATTCAATAATAAATTGTATGAAATTTTGAATTTTGATGTTAATATTTGTGGTTTACCATTCATCATCGTTTTATATGATACAGAATCTACATTTCGGAAAAGGTTATTCAGATGAATTACGTGACCCACCGTGTCCAACCCTAGACGGCCTGCTCTACCGGCACTCTGTGTATACTCGTGAGCATACAAGGTTCTCATTGTTGTACCATCGTGTTTATTAATATCAGTGAATATACAGGTCTTTACAGGTAAATTTAAACCTATGGCAACTGATTCAGTGGCAAATAGTAATTTGATATACCCTCTTGCAAAGAATATTTCTACTATTTCTCTGAGAACAGGTAGCATTTTCGAATGATGAGTCGCTACACCTTTTTCCAAAAGAGCCACCAAATTTAAATATTCTGGTAAATGGAAATATTCTTCAAAATTTGGCAACTTTTCACGTAAAATTTTATCACACTCTCTTTTCGCTATATACGGAACTTTCGAATCAAATTCCAACAAATTGGTTGTTATTTCCTTTGAATACATTTCAATTTGTTTTATGGAAAATATATAACAAATTGCAGGGGTCATTTCATTTTCGGTCAAATATTTTGCTACCTGATTTAGTGCGTTTGATTTTTTAACTCGAATGTCTTTTGACTCAAATAATTTCAACATTTTATTCATTTTTAAATAATGATCATCGTTAAACGTATTTTTTGAATCCTGAATAACAAATGGTTTATTAATTATATTTTTAATTTCTTCTTGAAGACTCTTATCCTTTATAACCTTGAATATTCCTTGAGGTACTGTAATAAATGAATAATGTATTAACGGAACCGCTCTATCTTTTTTAGCAGTTAAATAAACAATCTTATTGCTCGTATTTATTTCTCCTCTATTTTCTAACCAATAGGAAAATTTTACTGGATCATCTAAGGTTGCGGATAATCCTATCATTTGGACGTGTTTGGGCAATAACATAATAGAATTTTCCCAGACGTGACCTCTATCCTCATTTGAAATATAATGTATTTCGTCGAATACAACGCACGCTAATTCCGTTTCCAAATTCATTTCGAAAGATACTGAAGAATTTATTTCTGGTGAAGTGCTTTTTATTTGATATAATTTATTTAAAAGAATCTCTGTTGTCATTACTAAAACATCTGCGTCTGGATTACACCGAATATCACCTGTTATAATACCAACACTAATATGCGGATATTTTTGAGTAAAGTCACTGAATTTTTGGTTACTTAAACTTTTTATAGGCGAGCAATAAATTGTTTTCTTGCCTTTTGAATGGAAGAAATCTAGTGCAAATTCGGCTGGTAATGACTTTCCACTTCCAGTAGGACAACACGCTAAAACGTGATGACCTTCAACTATACCTTCAATTGCCCATTTTTGAAATATATGTAACGGATAGTTGAATTTTTCAAAATAATTTTTATACTTCTCTTCATTTTCACTTGGATAACTATTGATAGAACAAATATGTACCATTTTATTAAAATATAATACTTGTAATTTGTAGTATGTTTATATCAATTTTATTTAATAACTAAGAATAACAAAGGATAAAAAGGATTAAAAGTATTAAAAAGAAAAATACAAGATATACGTTTTTATTTGCTGCACGATTTTTGCCCAGAAAATTATTATAACATATGTATTCGAATCTTTCGTTTAAATTTTTCCTCATTATTAAATAGAAATAACTTGAATTTTTTACAATCAAAATTTTCTAATACTTCGCGTAGAGTAATCGTTGCAGACATTTTTAATTCTGGTAAGAATACATTATATTGAAACAACTCATTATCCTTTGTATTTTTTTCTGTAATATAACCGTCGTATTCTTTTTCCATTAAATCTGGTTTATTGCTACATAATTCTAGTAGGCTACACTCATTTTGTACCTTTCTAATCGCTCGTGTTGTCATATTTATATAATCAATATCGTCGATCCATTTGCTATAAAATTTATATGCATCTTCGCTCAATTGGTCCATTCCCATTAATTGTTGTATTTTTATCATATTTAAAATATCCACAATACGTCGAATAGGGCTTGTAATATGTATATATGCGTCTAATTCTAAAATTTCGTGACGTGTTGGCTTCATTTGTGCCCCATCTATATATTGACCTGATGAACTATTCATTATCTTGATCATTTTACCAACATCGGTTGGAATTGTATCTGGAACTGAGAAATCCCTTTTCATTATAGTAGATCTGAATACGCCTGCTTTATAAGACAATAGTTCTTTTGCACAATGATAATTCATAAAGATCATCAAATAACAAACCATATCGTGGCTATCGGCTATATCTTCTATGTATCTATTTTTAATAGAAATTATGCGTGTCAAATCCAATAAATTCCGATAATTCGGATTTACCAACAATTTAGCCTCTTCGTAAACATAATTTTTGGATACCTTTACAAAACAATTTGCATACTTAATATCCGTTATTTCGTTTTTCTTTATAAATATATCCATTACAAATGCTATTCTAGTTGTATTTTCTTCTAGACTACATAACCCATCGGATAATATAATTGGCAACATTGGTCTTTTTTTATCAGGTAGATAAATGGTGGAAATACGTTTTGTAAACGAACACCATAAATTAAGCACATCTAACCATATTGTTACGTTGGAAATATAGATACTCAATTGTTTTCTACCATCGTCGTGTTCAACTAAACTAAATCCATCGTCAAAATCCAAACTGTTTGCAGGGTCAATCGTAATGACACGCCACTTTTTTTGATCAGTTCTATCTTGTATACCAGGATATTTGGTTTTCATAACTTCGAATATACTATCGTTGGTACCTGATTTGGATTCAAGAGCTTTAGAGGTATCCTTTTGGAATTTATTCATTGATACATTTAACTTTTTGCAAAATAATTGGTATTCGTAAAATCTATCAAGGATATCAACTTCTCCAATAACATTATCTAATTTTCCTCGTGGGTGTTTGTCTTGCCAATCATCGAAAGTAAAGGTGACATACAAATTTTGCAAACACTTTAGAAACCCCATATTTTTCACTTCATAAGGGATCAAGAATGGAGGTATTTGTATGTCGTCGGGAATACATTTATATAGTAATTTTCCGTTCCCATTGACATTATTTTGTCTTCCATAAGTTTTATTTCCAGCCAAAATAAGTACACCTGGTATTGGAGGTCCGGATCTAATAGGTGACTTCATTAAAGTTACCTTATTCAGTTTTTCAACTATAAATACATCATTGGCGAACAATTTTGCTTCAAATGGATGAATATCCAGTGCAACGTTATTATTATTTACGTCTGTTATTTGCCAAGAATTATAACTTCGATCTTTTACATTTAAAGTGTATGTAACCATTTTGTTCAATTATATTGTATATTGCAGTTATTTTATATTTATAATTTTAAATACAAATGTTTCAATTTTATTAAAAATTTATCAAAATATTTGAATAAAACATATTAGAAATTAAATTTTAATATTTATATAAATGCACGATAAAAGCGTTGTTGCAATTATTATGGCTGGAGGTCTTGGAAAAAGAATGGAATCGGACGTACCCAAAGTATTACATAAAGTATGTGGTCTTCCAATGATAAATCATATTTTAATCAAATTGAAACAACTTAGTAACCGCGTAAAAGTAGAAAAGATTATTGTTGTTGTAGGAAAATACAAGGATCAAATAAAATCTGTAATAAACGAAATAGATGAATTATCTAACGTAGTATATGTTACACAAGACGTACCTCAAGGTACTGGACACGCAATAATGTGTTGTAAAGATGAATTGTTAAAACATCCTGATAGCGATATTTTGATTCTCTCTGGAGATGTTCCTTTACTAACTACACATACAATGCAATCTTTATTGAATGTACCTCATAATGTAAATATTGTTGTTACAAATTTAGTTGATCCAACTGGTTATGGAAGGGTAGTGATAAAAGACGGACTATTTGATAAAATTGTTGAACAAAAAGATTGTAACAATGAAGAATTGTTGATTACAACTGTTAATTGTGGTATTTATTGTATAAAATCATCCTTATTAACAAAGTATTTGTCTTATTTAAAAAATAATAATAAACAAGGTGAATATTATTTGACAGATATAGTGGAAATTATTAAAACACACGAGAATATAGATATAGGTTTATTACAAATAGATGAAAACCGTGTATATGAAATTTTAGGTGTAAACACAATACAACAATTGAGAGAACTAGAAGAAATAATGAGAAATAATAAAAAAATTGATTAAAGTAATTACGATTATATAAGATATAATTATTATAAAACCTAATTATTCTAAACAAAACATAAATAAAATGATGACTGACGGTGTATCTGAACGTAGAAGTCAACGGATTATGAATCAAAGATGTGTAAGAAGATGCTCATTTTGTAGAAGCCCTGGGCATAACATTACTACTTGTAATAGTGATAGAGTCACAGAATTTGAAGTGATATGTGCAGGAGAAGTTAGAAATATGCATAATCCCGACGATTTTAAAAATTGGTTAAATGAAAATTATTCTGAAAACACTATACTTTTAAAAACATTTGTTATTAGAAAATTTGGTTTTACTACTAGAGTTAGTATAACTAGATGTATTGATATGATAACTGATTATATTTATAGCACATATAAAAACAGTACTCGTCTACATAATCGCGAGCAAATGCTTACGAATGATTTAAGAGATATACACGACACTGAAAGTCTTGACTTTGAAAATGATCTGGTCAATTTCTTGACCCAACTTAGAAACATAAATTATAGGGAAGAAAGAGAACCAGAGCTACACGATATTCCAAATATAGAAAGAATGGTTATGCGTGAGCTATTTCTATATATATTTAGTAATAATTTAGTAAACCAAGAACAAAGACCAGATAATATAAAATTTAACATAAATGTAATAACAAAGACACCTGTCAAAAATAAAAATGAAAATGAGCAAAATTTGGAAAATATAATGTGCAATATTTGTTGGGATGAAAAAGAGAAAAATAAATTTGTTAAATTTGGATGCAATCACGAATTTTGTAAAGATTGCATTGTTACATCTTTACGAAGTGAACAAAGGAATACACATTGCTGTGCATTATGCCGGAGTGAAATAAGTACTATAACGTGTACAAATGAAGATATTCGATCTGAATTTGATGAATTTATAGCCTAAAATTTTGGGTTTATAAAATTTGGGTTTATAAATTTTTTATTTGCAAATATGTAAATAAAAAATAAAATAATTCAATATCAAATTATTATTAATAAATATAGGTTAGTATTTTAAATTAATAAAAATTATCACTCCAGAATCATATATTTTTTTAAATAATTATTTTAATTTAGAAGTATTTTAATTTGGAAGTGTTACTGGTCCGCCTCATCCACCTTTCATTACACCGCCCATAAGGGTTGTATTCATTGGTGTCATAGGTTCGCCTCATCCACCTCTCATCTTACGAACGCGCCTGGTATGTTTCTTATTCGAGCGTTTTTTGTGTCGCGTTCTACGTTTTTTACTTCTATTAGAAGTACTGAACATATAAAAAATATTTCCCAACAAATTCATTTATAAAATATAAAAATATTTTATTTTTTACTATAATTCAGAGCCGTGATTATTGTCAAACGAAGCGGGTTCAGGAAGATTGTCTATATTAGTTCCTTGATCTACTAAATTATCTTGCATATAATCTGGATTATTATCTTGTGTATCTTGATTAACATTATGTTGATTCGTCAATAACTCATCTGGTGTTTCAATAGGCTGAACAATTTCATTATTTAATTCTTTAATACTTGCTTTTTTCACAACATTTCGTTTCACGTTTTGTATTTGTAACGCGTGCATACAAATATATGGTAAAATTGCTGCATTATTCATATAAGTTCTGTAATGAAAACACGAGATACTGGTATTACTATTAAATTTAATACTATACCACCAATAAGCTGGAATAAACAATGTTTTTCCAGGAACAAGTGTAAATTCTAAACACTTCATTTTATCAAAATCCGCGCTATATTTTGGCTGAGGTGACCAAGGATTTACAGGGGACCTGAATTCGAAATTTTCATAATCGTAAATAGGATACAAGTATTTTGTACTATGCGGAGGGGCAATCTTGATTTGTGCGGATCCTTCCGTTAGCAAGAAAAAATTTCGGTAATTAATTTCATATCTAAATGGGGTGCAAACATTTGCGGACCCTAACAGAATATCATAATTACAATTTGATACCATATATGGTCTCAGGAATTCGTCGTTATATTTAAGACTCTTGATAACACCCGTTTCTTCTAAGAATTCTTTGTTATTTTCCGAAAAATAAGTCGCGGTTTTGTCTTCGTCGAAAAGCTTAACTGCTGCGTGCAATGGTAATGGTATATACAATTCAACGTTAGGGTCGTCGTCCTTTACATTTCTGATTTTCACTTCAAATGCGTTATAATTATTTGAAATATAACTTCTACTAGAAGATTCTACTATTTTCTGACTGTCAAAATCAAATAGCACCGGTTGTCGTATGTCGCAAATTTCTTCTAAACGGTCCTTGGATGGTTGATCAACCTCGTACATTTCTAAATCATTGCTGGTTTTTAAATGAAATTGAATATGTAAGTAAATAAATAACACTAAACAGAATATAAAAAATCCAATTATCATTTTCATAGTAATCTTAAATAAAAATAATAATAATTTTTGTTAACTAGAACGAAGTACAGATTATTCGTCCATTTTTGGTGCAATGTAAAAAATTAGCGAACTATCATCTCCTAAATCATAACTAACCTTCATAGGACATTGATTACTTAATGAAAATTCTATATCGTGCGAAAGTTTGTTGGTTATACACATTTTATTCACATATATCAAACTATAGGTCAATACAATTTTCTCATCTTCAACGACACTATAACTAGATAGGTCTTGTACCGGAATATCTACTCGCATTTCTCCAGTAACACCATTCGTCATTAGACTTACTTCTTCTTCAGAACAATTAATTATGATATCATTTCCAAAATTACTTAATTGTGCAAATATATCTGCAATTTCTTTGGAAGACCCCGCAAATTCGGCGTCATATTCTACGTCTGGAATGTGCATTTCTTCGTATTCATAATCAGCTAGGGGCATTTTGAATGATTTTTTAAATTCACCTTTTTTACTTTCAGATGATTCATAATTTATATATAGAACATCTTCATTTGTCTCGTCCGTTGTTATCATAAGGTCTTGACCGTCGCATTTTGTACTAATAATCGAGTGAAAAACATTGGTGTCAAAACATAGTTTTAACTTATTTGCCATATCAGATTCTGACAACTCATACTTTGTAAACCATTTTTTGCTTATAACTACGTTAAATAGACAAATATGAGACTTATCTAAACCTTGAATGCACATCTTTTCTGCCTCAAAAGTAGCATTGATGAGAGCGGAACAGTTCTTAATTACTTGAAATAACGAGACAAACGTATCCTTTTTCTTTTTATCACTAATACATATACGCATATTAAATATACTTGCTAATTATATTTAATATTGTTATAGTAAGAATTATTATAATATGTATGAATAATGCGTTTAATTATTTTCGGCGGCTAGTTCCTGTTTAATAATATTCTTCAAATCAACGCTCATAATCGAAGAAATATTTTCGCTACCACCGTTCTCTGTGTTCATATCTATATCATTTATTGATGTACCGGTTACTTCTTCGCCGGATAAATTTTTTTCTTCCAATGTTTCGACGGTTGGTTGGACTATTTTTTCTAAATCTGCCAATGCGTAGTCAAAATCTGTGAATCGATTATTTGTTTCACTTGCAAATAAATCATATTTGATCATAAATGTTTTAAGAATATCCTTTGTTTCTACTAATTCTCTTTCGAATCTAAACAATTGCTCAGTGTGTTTCGCAATGGCTAAATTATGTTTCACACCTTCGTCTCCAATTCGTGTAAGTTGTTCTGTTAATTTGGAAATTTCTTCGGAACTGGTAATTGTACCTGGTTCATTCTTTTCAAGAGAATCCAATCTATTAATAATACTAGTTAAAACCCTACTGTTGTCAGGACCATTTCCGCTATCAGATGACATTTGATTTGTTTCATTTTCGTGTTCCGTTTCTATTACCCATTGTTCTACACGTCCTAAACGTAATGTGATTAATCCAATGGCGTCGGAAATGCTTAATTTGGAAAATGGTAATCCATTTTTTGTTTGTTGTTGTGATTGCTGTACTTGTTGATATGCGTTATTTTGTGGAGGTTGTTGTTGTCCTCTTCCAACTCTTACATTTGGAGGTGGAGGCGGCATATTTGGTTGGTAACCTGGTTGTACAAAAGCGGCTTGGGAACCAATAGATGTTCCTGGTCTGTTTCCTGATACTGGGGGTGCATTTTCTCCAGCTCTTCTAGCTCTAGCGGCGGCAAGTGATCGTGAACTCATAATAATAATTATACACAGTTTGTTTTTAAATTACTTACGCATTTATCTACTTTTCCACCTTTATCCACCTTTATCCACCTTTATCCACCTTTATCCACCTTTAAAAAGGTGGAGCAAAATACTTTCCTAAAGAGTTTATTTAAATCCACCTTAAGTGAAGCTCCTTCGGTTTCTTAAAGGTGGAACATAAATATTTTCGTATGTCGTAATTATTTACCAGTTTTATCACTTCTACCCGTCTTTTCGGGGTTAGCAAATTAAAGACTTTGTATATCTTTGCAACATAATTCTGTGGATGTAATGTTTCGCAAATCAAATTATTTACTACCATCTTGTTGTGTTCTTCCATTAAAACATTGTACAAAACAAATCCAGTATAAGCAACTTTATGTACTTTTTTACTATGTGTCTTCACAAACGTTTCTGCAGGAAGCATATTTCCTTTGTAAAACAATCTGTGATTTTTGGTCATTACTGTTGCTTTGCAAGGTAGATTTAGTCCTAGAGCATCTTTTTCAAAACGTACTAAATACTTGTCTAGACTCACAGTTTTTGTTATAGCAACAATTTTTTTATTGAGGATGGTGTGAATCGCAGGATTGATTTTATTAATAGCAATAATACCTTGGTTCGTTACAATAGGAGTACCGGCAGGGAAGCAAATATTCGAAATAATATTGGTAAAGGTTTCAAACGAATAATTACCAAATGAATCAACCGCCAAGACATTTACTGCATAAATATTATAAGATAATGAATTGAAATAAATATCACCTGTTGAACTATTGATGGAAATACCTGTTTGACCGTTTGTGGATCCATTTACGGAAGTAATTGACCACGTGTAATCCGTAGGGTTTAATACTGAGGGGTTTTCTGGACTAGGAACATTACTACCACCAGATGGATTGTATAATGTTTGTTGATTTAAAAAGCTTGTTAAACGGTAAGGAACATTGGTGGAGTTTTCGTCAATATCGGTCCAAGCATTATTTGATTGAGATACATTTAATGCGGCATTTGCATAAGCATCTAGCCAATTAGATGCGCCGTTTGTGGAGTAGCAATAGGATACATCTATGAAGGCGCCGATACCTTCACCACCATTAATAGTACCAGTAGAATAACAATTGTTCGCTGATGAATTAAAACTATAATATCCGAAGATACCGCCTGCACTAAAACCTATAGTACCTCTAGAATAACAATTGGTCGCCGAGCCAGAACTACCGAATCCGAAGATACCTCCTGCATTCGCATCAATATCACCATTAGAATAACAATTCGATACCGAACCTTTACTACCGTAGCCGAAGATACCACCTGCATTATTACTTATACTACCCGTAGAATAACAATTCCGTATAGCAGCCGAACTTTCTGCTCCGAAGATACCGCCGGCATTACCGCCTATAGGACCAGTAGAATAAGAATTGGTTACTAAATTGTCTGTAGCATTATTTCCAAAATATGATTGGCCTATCCAACCGCCACTACCTGCTACACTATATGTACTTTCTACACCTAAATTTCTAATTGTTATATTGGAATTACCACTTGTATCCGATGTGCCGTTTTTTACTAAACCTGGATACGAATCCACATTCACGTTGACTACATTTTTCGACCCGTCGATTGTAATATTGCTGCTATCAAGAATGAAATATTGTGTCAAGGCGTTAAACGATAAATCGGTTGTAAATGTCATTGTTAATGCATTGATGGTATCTGTATTTGTTACAGTAATTGGCCATACTGCATTTGACCAAGGTCCGTCTGTCCTTGTTGAGTACTGAACGTATGATCCACTTTGTTGGAAAAACAACGTTCCGGATGCATCTATTTGAGAATCTGTAAAATTAGGTATATTTGTTAAGAGTGAATTTAGTGAAAAATTTGCGTGATTTGAACCAACATTTAAAACATTCCAGTTCGTATATACGTCACCGATAGTTGAAAGCTGTTCATTATTTTCAAACATACTCGTCATATTGGTAACATTTGACGTATTCCAATTATCGATACCTGATACAGGATTTGACCCTTCTTTATGTTGCACATTTGTCAAATTTTTACAATTATAAAACATATTTGCCATATTCGTACAAGCAGATGTGCCGAAATTTTCTCCAAAAGTAATAGTATTCAAGAAAGAATCTTGTGGAATTGCCGATGCATCGGTCATTGAAAACATATAACTCATATTAGTAACTTTTGATGTATTGAAACTAGTTAAATCTAATGAATTCAGTGCAAAACAACCTGCAAACATAAATCTCATACTCGTAACATTGGATGTGTTAAAACTAGTTAAACCATTTAAGGATGTTAGTGAATAACAGTTTGCAAACATACTGGTCATAGTGCCATCTACTAGCGACGTATTAAAGTTACTTAAATCTAATGAGGACAGTGAACTGCATCTATTAAACATACCTGTCATACTCCTAACTTTTGACGTATTAAAATTTGATCCAAAAGGTAATGATGTCAGTGAACTACAACCATAAAACATACTAGCCATTGTTGTTACATTCGTTGTATCAAAATGAGTTATATCTAATGACGACAATGAAGTACACTCGTAAAACATAAAAGCCATTGTTGTTACATTACTAGTGTTAAAACTCGCGTCAAAGGTCGCCTGTGTCATATTACTACATCCACTAAACATACTACTTAAAATAGTTGCACTACTCTGTTTTCCACTAGTAAACTGCGTCAATGTGGTTAAATTCGCAAATTGACTTCCATTACTACTTAATGGAATATTATCTAAACCTAGTATTTTTAAATTACTTACACCTGATAAACCACTAGTGTTATTATAATAAGCCAATACAGTCGGATTTACATTAAAGTTTACACCAGAAGCGCCTAATATAAATGCTTGAGCAATACTAATATAATACGGTATAGCAATTGTATAAGTATTCGAAGGGTCTTGTGTTACTGAAATGATACCGATAGTAATACTTCTATTCACAATTGTGATAGGCAAATATGTTGTTATCGTAGAACTATTCACGGCATTTGAACAATCAAACTGATATCTAAATGTTCCTGTTGTCGCCATATATATATATATATCCACCTTTAAAAAATCCACCTTTGAAAAAGGTAGAGCCAAATCTACTTTTTAAAAGTAGAGCAAAAATTCTAATTATAATTATTTTGAAATATAACATTTATAATTTTCACTATTTTGCTGTTAATTTCGCCTTAAAAAATAGATCTAAGTATTTGGCTCAACCTTCAGCGAAGCACCGTTGGTTCATAAAGGTTGATTTTGCTCCGCAACGACAGTCCCTTCGGACTTTTCCTAAAGTTTTGGCTCCACCTTTAGGAAAGGTGGATTTAGGCAACCATCTGAAATTTAATCGCTTCGTGACTCACATAATTATGTATCTCAAAATCTTCAACTTGATAGTCATTAATATTCTCTCTAATTTGTTTGATTGAAATAGTTGGAAATGTGTATGGTTGAAAATGAAGAAAAATAATTTAAAGTTTAATATAATTTATATTTAATGAATAACGAAGAACTTGTTAAAGAAAACCAATTATTGAAAGAACTAAATGAAAAATTAATAAAAGAGATACAGGATATTAAAGAACATTTAAAAAAATATACAGCTCCTCAATATAAAAAAGCATATTATGAAAATAATAAAGAGGAAATAAAACAAAAAACTAAAGAATATAGACAAAATCATCAACCAACAGAAGAACAAAAAAAGAAATGGGCGAGAACAGCATATTTAAATAAAAAAGCAAAAATGGAAAAACAAAAATTTGAAAAACAAAATATTTAGGGGATTCTATATTTTCGTAGAAAACTATATAAATAAATTCTTAAGTTTATATAAAATGGAATATAAAAAACAGATTATTGGAGTTTATAAAATATCTAATACATTATCCGGAAGATATTATATTGGATATTCAACAAATATTGATAGAAGGTTTTGTGTTCATCGTAACAAACTTAAGAAAAAATATCACGACAATATATTTTTACAAAGATCTTACAATTTAGACGGAGAAGATAATTTCAAATATGATATTATTCACGTATGTGATACTGAAGAAGAAGCTAAGGCTATTGAATTACATTATTTAACCGATTTAAATATTCGTGACAAATTATACAACTTAAATTATAATAATAGCGGGGGTGATTTAATGACACATCATCCTGATAAGGAAAAAATTAGAGAAAAAATTGTTAAATCGAACGCTGAAACAATTAGTAAAATGACTTCTGAAGAAAGAAAAGAAAAATATGGAAAATATGGTGAAAAAAATGGAATGTATGGAAAAACACATACATATGAAGTTAGGAAAAAACTTTCAGAACTTCATAAAGGTAATACTTATTGCAAAGGGAAAAAAACATCAGATGAAACGAAAGCAAAACTTTCCAATATAAGAAAAAATAAATACATTGGAGAAGATAATCCATTTTTTGGTAAACATCATTCAGAAGAAACAAGGCAAAAAATACGTGAAAAAAATAAAGGCGTCCTCCCTCCAAATACAATAAAAATTTTAATTGATGGAAATATTTATATCTCTATTACAGAGGCATCAAGACAATTAAATATACCAGTAACAACTATATTATGGCGTCTAAATTCAAAAAATCCAAAATTTGACAATTATAAATATGTTGAAGATATAACTAGACAACCATTGCAACCTTAATCTGTTCATGATGTTTATAATTATGTAGCTCAAAATCTTCAACTTGATAGTCGTCGATATTCTCCTTAATTTGTTTAATAGAAACTCTCGGGAAAGGATACGGATCTCTAGAAATTTGTAATTTACACGCATCTATAGCATTTTCATATATATGAGAATTCCCCATAAAATATACAAATTCATAGGCTTCTAATCCACAATGTTTTGCTATCAAATGTGTAAGGAATGAATAAGATGATATGTTTATTGGTTGTCCTAAAAACACATCCGCACTGCGCTGGTAAAGAGCACACGATAATTGGTTTCCATTATGGACATTAAATTGACATAAAATATGGCAAGGTGGTAGCGCCATTTCATCCAGTTGGCAAGGATTCCACGCTGTCATAATTAGACGTCGACTGGTTCTTTGAGTCGGATCTTTTAAAGCATCGATGATTTGCTGCAATTGATCGACACCTTCTCCGGCGTAATCTTCATCGCCTTCCCATTTAGCATTAAAATGTCTCCATTGATGACCATAAATGGGTCCAAGCTCACCATCCGAATAATGACTTAAACCACGCGAATCAAGAAATTCTGGTGCCGCATTGGCATCCCAAATATGCACCCCTTGTTCCTTCAAAAGATTATTATTTGTTTTACCACTTATAAACCATAACAACTCTTTTAGACATGTCTTCCAAGCGGTTTTTTTAGTGGTTAAAATGGGTATTTTCCCGTTCTTTAGAGAAAATCGCATCATATGACCGAAGACACTTTTGGTTTTTCCATTTCTAGTTTCCTCCCACGCGCCATTTTCAATTATATTTTCTAATAAATTTAAATATTGATATTCTTCGTGTAAGTTATATTCGTGTAAATTAATACTTCTAAAAATATTATCTGAAACCTTATCGCTGAAACAATTATTTTCTATTCTATTTATCGGATCCATTATAATTGAATTATTTAGAAATACCTTTAAATAGTTTAAACAATTTTCATAAAGGCAATTTTAAATTTTTAATTTCTAATTATACCGTATATAAGGATATGGACAGTTCAGACGATTCAAATAAAAACTTCTTGAAACACGTTTTCAATTTTGACGACGATTCAAAATCCGAAATTTTAAATATAATCCAATATGCTTTAATTGCTATTATCCCTATCGTAATTTTAAATAAAAGTATAGGAAAATATGTTCCTGAATCTGATGACAAAAAGGGCAGTTTAGAAATAAGTGCTGAAATTGTCATTCAAGTCATAGTTACATTTGTAGGTTTATTGATCATTCATCGTATTATTACTTTTATACCCACCTATAGTGGTGCAAAGTATCCCGAATACAATGTAATTTTTAATATTTTAGCAATATTAATGATCGCAATGAGTCTACAAACCAAATTAGGAGAGAAGGTGAGTATACTAGTTGATCGTGTAATGGAGTTATGGGATGGTAAAACCGATAATAAGAAGAAAAACGGTAAGAATTCAGTAAAGGTCTCACAGCCTATTTCTGGACAAATTACTGGTCAACAAATTAATAATGCAGCTATGACCCAATCGTTATATACTGATGGTACGGCGATTAGTTCTCTTCCTACAAACGATGTTCAATATGGATCACAAAGTAATATGCAACCACAACAATTACCTAATTACGACACAATGTATAGACAAGATACAACCCCTTTAGTCGGTGCGGCGAATCCACCAGGACAACCTATGGAAGGGTTTGGTGAACCTATGGCTGCAAATGCGGTTTTAGGAGGCGGGGCTTTTGGAAGTGCGTGGTAAAGCAAAAATACATAAAAACAAATATAAATATAAATTCCAATCTATATTTATATGGACGTACAAAAATTATTAAAAGCATTAGACGATGAAACAAACGAAACACTTTTGAACTTTACATCAGACAAAATAAAAGAAATGAATTTGAATGTTTTGAAAGAACTACAGCTTCCAAAACTTGAAACATTACATTTATTAGATAAATTACAAGATTACAAATATGTGGACGAAATGAATGAATTAAAATACGGTGCTTACATAAGATGGATACCTATTGAAGATCCGACACATATTAAATTATCCAAAGGAGCGCTATTTTGTGAAATGAAAATCACTGATAAAGGAGTATTTTGCATTTGTAAAAATTATGGCTTTGCTCCACGACATTTTCAAATATCAATGGACAAAAATCTAATATTTCAAAGATTAACTGAACAAGAGCTGGTGCTTTTATCAGCTCTAGACCATCTTGCGAAATAAAGAAGAAATACAATTTAAAATCGTATTAGTATTTTTCGTATCTATCTCTAAAACACTATTATATACATATTCTGATCGTCTTGTATTCAAATACATTTCGAATACATTTGGTACAATATCTAGTTTTGCATATTTACGAAAATTATGTATATTATATATTATAGCAACATCATCTTGATCAATATCTTTTAACCATTTATAATGTTTACTATTAGCATCGTCATCTTGAAAATGTGTATTATAAATATCTTCTAATATATCTTTCAATATGCGGAATGAACCATTTTCTATTTTAAATGCATTTTCCTGTAAAAAAACCCAGCTATTTTGTATGTGTTCATAATTGGGAATAGATTTTACATTACCAAAATCAGTAACCATAATTGATTGTATATCTTCATACAAAAATAAATTTTCAATGTGATAATCACCTTGACTATAACCAGTATTTAACGCTATCATTATGATTTCATACCGAGCAATATTATAGATTGTTTTCAGTCTTTCTGAAAATTTTGATAATTCAACAGTATTATAAATTTCAATAGAATATTCATCGTGTATTTCATCATCTTTTTCATTATATTTTTTAATATTTTCTATATTTTCCATATATTTTTTAGAGACATAAGAATGAACACTGTCGATGATAGGTATTATTACGTCATAACAATTCCTATAATATTCAATATTAATATATTCCATACCTGTAATGGCAAAATAATACTTATAATTTAAATAATTGTTATCTATCTTATTGAAATCTTTAAACAATTGGATAAAATAATTTTTATTTCGCTTATTTATATTTTTACATAAATTTTTATATATAGTTTTATATTTGATTGATTTATTATCGTATAATTTTGAAAATAAAACTATTGGTGTATTACGCGTTAAATTCATAATACCTGCTTCTGATATTTCACACTGTCTACAATTTTCCTTAAAAAAATTAAAAGGAGTTATATAGTGCGTGACTATTTCTGGATTATTTTTATTATCATAGATAGGATTGTTTCTATTTCTAAAACTATGATTCGTTTGTTTATCTTCACATATAAACGAAATTTTAATACATATAACTGTTACATTTTCCATTTCTCCGTAAACATTTAAATAAAAATATGGAGATAAATTCTCATTTTTATCAAAAAAACAATTAAATAATAAATATTTATTTGAATTATAACTTACAAATCTAATTTTACTGTTTTCAAGAAAGAAATAAAACGATTCTTCCGCATTTCTAGGGTTTTTTGTTTCTCGTATGGTTTTTATAAATATATAATTATTATAATACATCTAATTATATAGTTAAAATATATTTATATTTTTTGTATAAAATATAAATATTCGATGGCTCAACTTTTTATCTTTGATTTTTTTTTGTTTTACAATTTTTACCTCTACATTCTCTGAATAGTCCAGGTATAAATGTGCCCAAACTTATAAGTTGTATATGAGATTTATGAATCGGCTTCTTAACTGTGCGGACCTTTTTACCCTTGTAATATTTTGTAACGCTTTTATATCCTTTGCCATTTTTGATCGAAACTTTTCTGACTATTTTACCGCCCATTTGTTTCTTTATTTCGGTATTTTCATAATTAAAATTATTTGTTTCCATATCCATTATTATAATATATATCTAGAAAATATCTAGAAAATATATACAAAATATTTATATAATATATAATAAATATGAATCTATCATTTGTTCATTTATTTCACATTATCTTTGTTGGCGGGTTGTTCCTTTATGTAGGAATAAATAGAGAGAAGATTTCTAAAGTGGTATTCCGCATATTATTTGGGTTGGGATTTATGATCATATTTTATCACGCCTATAAAACTTATAACTATTTAAAGGTCGGTAAAGGCTATTGGGTGAATCTGTTACATATTTTCATTGTCGGTCCATTACTTATATATATTGGGTATTATGGAGTGAAAACCGCGAGATTATATTTTGAACTTTTAATGATGTTGGGTTTTGCATCCATTGGATATCACGGGTACTATTTATTGAATAATTAAATTTATCTACTGTTTGTTCTAGCATTCGGTTGTTATCCATTTTTTTGTTAATACACATTGAACGCTTTCCAACGCACCTTCTGTCCAACCTTGATATCTACTGACCGCTTCTCCAACAACGAGTAGGCCTTTTTCAGGATGTTGGACCGCTTGTACAAACTCACTTCTATCTTTAAATTGTCCTTTTAAAGGCTCATAATAGTGAGTTCCTATCGGCCAATAATAATCTTTAATTGCAACGAGTTGTAAAGATCCATCAGGAATACCGAGTGACTTTTCTAGAAGTTCACAAAATAAATCGCGATTTTCGGCAGTATTTTCCAAATATTTTTTTAATAGAGTGGCATTATTATTGTCACTATAGGCAATCATATACACTCCTTTATTGGCATCCATTGGTATAATTTTTTGCAAGGGTCCTGGAACTATTGTGTAATTTGGCACATATTTTTTCATTATATCAGCGGATTTCTTATTAAATTTACCATATAAACGTAAAAAGGGTTGTCCGTGGATCTGTTGATATATACTATCTTTTTTATCTGCCCCCGGAACTATTTTTTTTATTCCAGAAATAGTAGTAGCAACGATCACTCTATTCGAATGATATATGGTTCCATTTTCTAATACAATTTCAAACAAACACTGGTCATCTTTAATTTTTTTCACAGAAACTACATCACTCGAAAATTTAAAATGTTGATGACCGATTTTATGATATAAGATTTCTACCATTTGTTTCCAAGGTATATGAAGACCCGTCCAACCACCCTTATTGTCGTCCATACCATAATTATACAATGTCTCCAATAGATCAGCGTTTTCATAATCGGTATAACCTGCTGAAATAATAAATTGTTTATACATTTTCTCTCCAAACATTTGAATAAATGCTTCTTTAAATGTTTTCTTTTTTAGACCAGGGTGTAATGTAACAAATCCTTTTAATTTATTAATAAAGTGAACAATATCCAACGGACTAAATAGTTTCGAATAAGTCATAATAGAATTAAATTTACTGTATTTTACTCCTATTTCGTTCATCAAGTGGATTAATAACGGATTTGCATCTTCCCTCCCTATTCCAGCGCCAGTAACTATTTCTGTTCCATAAAATGTTTCGTTACTCGTACGTCCGCCTAGCCATTGTTTTTTATATTTTTCTAGAATCAAAAATGATGTTTCTGGAGACGTTTTTTTTATATTGTATGCGCTATATAAACCAGACATACCACTTCCTATAATAATTATATCATAATATTTGATCATATATAGTATGAATACAAAAATATAAAAATATAAAAAATATCAGAATATAAAAATATAAAAAAATTGATTGTAATTTACATCTATAAATAAAATGAACCTCAAATACTATTACACAGTTTAACTATAAAATGTCACTCGCCTCCTGGATAAACCTTTATGAAGACCACCTTGTACCCCGCTTTTTGGCAAGCAATCCAAATCCAAAGTTAATAAATTATTTAAAAGAAAATGAACATATGATTGATTGGTCAAATTTATCAAAAAACCCAAATGCAATAGAAATTTTAAAAGAAAACAAACACCGTATAGATTGGAAAAATATATGTTTAAATCCACACCCAGAAGCTATTGAATTAATAAAAAACCACCACGCATATTATTTAAAACTTTGGCAAGAAAAAGGCCGTAGAATTCCATATGATATGGTATTAAGTTGGCGAAATCTATCAAAAAATCCGTATGCAATAGATTTTCTAAAAGAAAACCCTGTATATACTTATTGGGGATTTCAAGAACCGCCTTATCACCCAAACCAAGACGATTATGATTATGAAAGCGAATATTTGAAAAATTTACGACCCGATAACGAAATAAGTTGGGAGTCCTTAGCAGAAAACCCTAAAGCAATTAAATTATTAAAAAAGAACCCTGATAAAATAGTTTGGACTGCATTATCTAAAAATACCAGCAAAAGAGCTATAAAATTATTACGAGAAAATCCCAAAAAAATATACTGGAGTAATGCATCACAGAACCCAAGCGCCATAGATTTAATTGAAGAAAATTTAAACAAGGTTGATTGGAAACAAATGTCTAAGAACCCAAAAGCATTGCACTTATTTGATGAAAACTATTATTCTTGCCTTTTTGAAGTTGACTTTTGTTATTTGTCGGCCAATCCTAGCGCACTACATTTATTAGATCAATATCGTTCAAAAATAGATTATCGTTGGTTATGTAAAAACCCGAATGGGGGTGATTTATTAGAGAAAAATATAGAAGATGAATTTGATAAATTAGATTGGAACTGGTTATCCGAAAATCCTTGTATATTTGAATGAAAATGCGTATAAGTATTTAAATAATTAAATTAAAAATTTTTAAAAAGAATAAATCTCGTACATATTATTTTCTACGCGTTGTATTCTTTTTAATTTTTTTTAATTTAATCGAACCTTTTCCTTTACATTTAAAATTACCTCGAGATAATCCTTTTCTATTGAGTATCGTTTTTGTACATATACCAATTGCTCGCGATTCATTTTGTTTATCAACCTTTTTTATACATCTACATAACTTTGTAGATATTATTTTTTCTGCATTTATCTTGAGCAATCGGCTCGATTTTGGTATTTGTTCTTTATAATATTCTAAAATTTTTTTATAGTCGGAATTTGATAATTCACTCATAGTGTTTAGACTTAATATTAACAAATATTAAAAAATTATTCACTTCCAAAAAAAGCACCCTTTCCTATATTAAAATCGGTTAACCGTGTAATAGTTTCTTGTTTATCCTTCATAATATCCTTGATAACATCTTTCATAGAGATCATCCCAATAAATTTAGGGTTTTTGTCATCTACAATTAATAAGTGATGAATGTTTTTAAAGTTCATTTTATGCATACACGATTCTAATGTATCATCCTTTTTAGCTACAATCACGCTGTTCCCATAAGTGCAAATATCCTTCACCTTTAAATTTTCATATGTCTTATTTTGTGATGCGACCTTATTTATATAATCTCTTTGTGATAATACTCCTACCAATGTATCGTTTTTATCTGTAACTGCTAAACAACCGACATTGAAAACCGTAAAACGCGTAATTGCCTCCTTTAATGGCTGCTCTTCATTGATCTTGAAATCTACCTTATTATAACACGATTTCTTAAATACACTAATGGCTGTAGAAGAACTAGATGCTCTATATTTAATAAACGGCTTATTTGTTATTTGACATGTTGTGTTAACGATTCTTCTTGAAAGCATATTTATAATAATATGTATTAGTATCTTTTTATATTATTTTGTTAAATATTATTTTAGTTTTAGACCATATACGATGTTAAATTCATAAAATTTAGTTTGAATTTATATTATTAATTTTAAAAATCCTATATTTTTAGTTTTAAATTTTAAATTCGAAATATTTGCAAAAGCAAAAACCTCTATATATATAAGTACTATGAAAATTGTAGTTTTTGATTTAGACGAAACACTTGGTTATTTTACACAATATGGAATATTTTGGGATTGTCTAACGCATTATTTAAAAAATAGAAACAACACCCATTTAACACAAAACGATTTTAATGATATTTTAGATTTGTATCCAGAATTTTTACGTCCTAACATAATAAATATATTGAACTATTTAAAGGAAAAAAAATTATCGAATTGTTGTCATAAAATGATGATATATACAAATAACAATGGACCAAGAGAGTGGGCACACCATATTATAAAGTATTTCGAAAAAAAAATAAATTACAAACTAATTGATCAATTAATTGCGGCGTTTAAAGTAAATGGCAAAACCATTGAAGTTTGTAGAACAACACAAAATAAAACCCACAAAGATTTAATTAAATGCACTAAAATACCGGCTAATTCAGAAATATGTTTTTTAGACGATACATTTTATCCAGAAATGAGCAATGAAAATATATACTACATTAACATCAAACCTTATTATCACGATTTACAGTTTGATTATATGATACAAAAATTCAAAGAAAGCGATGTTGGTAATAAAATAATAGCGGGTGATGTCGATTTCGAAGAAAAAATATTGGCACAGATAAAACTTTATAAATATGATTGTATTGATAAAGATTCTAGTGATTATGAAATAGATAACATTTTAGGTAAACAAATTATTACACATTTACGTGATTTTTTTAATAAAACAAAACGGACAAAAACACAGAAAAATAAGCCAAAACGAAATTTAAGAAAAACGATCCGAAAATATTAGTACAGATATAGTAATTTAAATGAAACGTTTACTTATTAAAGTATTTTTTGATTTTTTCTTTTGCGTGATTTAAATATTCGTTTAATGCGGATGTAGTGAGAATAAATAAACCCGCTGTAAAAACTATTTTGCGATCTAATTCAGTAAACTGGGAAATTTTTCTAAATGGATTAAAGCGCCATATTAAAAACAAACAAATATAAATTCTTACATAATAATCTAGGCTTTCTAGGTACTTTTGTGCTGAACTAGACCAACCCAAAAATGAAACAAAAAGTGATATATACGTAATAATTATAAATAAATTAAAAATATGCTCCTGAAAATCATTTAATTTTTTATTAAAAAACATTTTTATATACTATTTATATTTTTATTTTCATTATTGTATAAAAATATAAACGCAGAAAAGTATTTATTTATAATGATATATGACTTATATCGTTGCCTTTCACTGAGTGTGTAATTTTTAGTCTTTCTTAAGATTTTCTTTTAATAGGATATTCGCCGACTTGAATGATTTCTTGATATAACAATTCATATTCATTACTTTTTTTATCCATATTATTTAATTTTTCCATTTTTTCTAATATTGTTCCTTTGTAGTAAATATCTTTTTTGAATATTTCGTGCAGATCTTTGTTTTTTAATACAAATTCATAAAGTTTATTTTTATTTTCTAAAACGGGAAATGTCTCTTTATTTTTTAAAGGATATAGCAGTGGATAAAATATTTGAATTGGATAATTTTCTATAACTAAATTCATTTTATATTCCAATTCGTTCATTAAATAATCTATACATTCATTTTTTAATAAATCGTTTGAATTATTTTTAAAATGATGATGGTACCATATTAGACTATATCCCAAATATAAATTTGATAAAATATCAGCCATATTTCCTGATATCATTTGTTTTGATTTTATTTTTCCGCCTAACAAGGCAACAAAATTGGATAACAGACTAAATTTCAATGTAGCTATTTCTAATCTTTTTTGTGGATTCTTATTTATAAACATAAAGGGATTTGTTAGACATACGTAGTTTTTTACAATATCTAAAAATAATGTATTGAAATTTTTTGTAAACTCGTTTATATTATTATCTTGTATATTTTGATAAATTGGAAAGATATAGGGATGACTTTTATTTAGACCTTGACCGAAAATAATTAAACTCCGTGTAAGTGTATTTGATCCTTCTACAGTAATACCAACTGGCGACGAATTATAAAAATTCGTGAAAAAATTGTTTTCGCTTATACAAATTCCACTACCAGCATAAATATCCATACCGTGATTTAAAATATTTCTAGCTCTTTCTGTTGTCTGTTGTTTCATTATAGCTGTTATTACTGATGGTGTAGAGCCTGAATCTAAAATATGATTTGTGAATTTTACAGAAGTGTGGATAATCCACGTATTTACTAACATATCTACAAATTTTTCTCTTACTGCTTCCATATTTCCTATAGTCATATTAAATTGATTACGAATGTTTATATAATTTAGTATAGATTGTGTAATAAATTTAGAAGAGCCGTTTGCAGTGGCCGGTAAACTTACCCCTCTTCCAACCGCCAAACATTCCATTAACATTTTCCATCCTTCTCCGATTTTATCAGGACCTCCTATTACTTCTTTTAAATCAATATAAATAGTGCCTTTTATAGTTCCATTCGGAAAACCAGCATTATTTGGGTTATGATATGTATTTTGTAAAAGTTCGGGTTCAGATGGTTCTAATAATGCCAATGTAATTCCTTCTTTTTTATTTTCTAATATTCCATTTGGATCTTTCAATCTAAAGGCGACACCAATTAAATTTGATATAGGAGCTAATGTAATATATCGTTTGTTCAAATTAACTTTTATTTTTGGCTTACCATCAACTATTTCAACTATTCCTTCGTCTATCCGTCCAACTGCGTCGCTTCCATTATTTGGTCCAGTTAATCCAAAGCACGGAATAAGAGTACCATTTGCGAGTCTTGGCAAAAAATAATTTTTTTGTTCTTCTGTTCCATAATGTTGTATTAATTCTGCTGGTCCTAATGAATTTGGAACCATTGTTACAACACCTAATGATGGATTATAAGATGATATTTTTGATAGAATATATGATTGAGTTTCAATTGGTAGACGATTTCCTCCATAACTTTTATCTATTATCATACTTAAAAATCCGTTTTTCCCTAGATCACTCATCGTTTCATTTATTTTTTCATTCGGATAAATATTGTTTCTTCCTGTTTTTTCTAATAGTTCTTCTATTTTTTTTCAATCTCTATTGGAGTACTAATTTGTTTAATTGGCTCAAATAAATTACAATAATTTATTTTACCCTTAAACAATTCTCTGTCTATATGAGTTCCTCCTGATTTTAAAGCAATAATTTCTGTTTCTGAAATTTTTGGTATTATTTTTTTAATTCTATTAAAAATGATACGATACATGATAACTATATGTTTATTAAAATTTTTTGTTTAAATGATTTTATTATAACTATTTAGTAAAATCATAAATTCGGTTATTATTATACATTTGAATATTTATAACTTTCATTTTATATTTAAATGTTCAAGGCTTCAAATCATTAGAAATATTAGAATCATTCGATTTTTTATAAATCTCTAACGTTCTTGCGCTTGGATCTGATGCATTAGTATATTTTGGCATCCAAAAGTAAGGTAAAATATGCGCACAATTTGGATAGACTTTACTGAAAATCTTCTTATAATAGTGTTTTTCAGTTTCAATACATGGTTTGTAACTATCTGTTTGTTCTTCCGCATTCATATAAACGGCTATATATTCTTGTAAGATTTGATATAATGATCGCCCTTGACTACTAACACCATCACTAAACGCTTCTTTCTTCCTCCATAAAATTTCTGATGGTAACAGTTGCCTTCCATTATAGTCTGTGTACTTTTCTTGTGAAAAACTATATCTTAAAATAAATTTTTCTATACATTCACAATCGGATAACTCAGTTGAATATAATTTGTATTTTTCATTTATTTCCTTATTGTTTCGATGATTTCTAAAATAAGCAGGTATTGAAAGTATACAGTTTACAAAATTTCTGTCCAAAAATGGTGTTCGAGGTTCAAGACCGTGAGAAGAAATCGATTTATCTGAACGTAGCACATCGAATAAGTGGATATCTTTCAACAGTCGCCGTGTTTCTTTATCAAATTCTATATCATCTGGACACTTGTTCATATATAAATAACCACCTAAGAGTTCATCTGATCCGTCGCCATTAAAAATCACTTTGGCTTCCGAATGGGCGGCAATATATTTACCAAGTAAATAATTACCAATACTAGCACGAACAGTTGTTGTGTCGTAACTTTCTATAGCTTGAATAACTTCTGGGATGGCATCAAACATTTCCTTTTCCGTGACAATAATTTCGGTATGATTTGTTCCCAAATAATCGGCTACGATTCGTGCGTATTTAAGATCCTCAGAACCCTTTAATCCAATACTATATGTTTCTAATTTATTCGGTAAATTATGTTGATTATAAAAATCGTTTACTAAGGATGCAATCAAACTGCTATCAAGCCCTCCTGATAATAAGCAAGCAATAGGTCTTTCCGTAGTAAGACATCTTTTGTTTACAGCGGTATTTAAATAAGCGGAAATTCTAGAATACATCATATCGTTTACAAAAAAATTTTCTGTATTATCGGTTATTTGCCAACTATGTGAAAAAGACGGAATATAATAAGGAACGTTTTCCTTTTCTATTTCCCATACTGAATTGATCAAATTACTGTGATTGAATATACTATAAGTGCCCGGTTTAAATTGCTCAATGGAATAATGAAACGTATTTATATTGTAAAATTTTTCTAAGCATTTAAGTTCTGATGCAAACCCATATAACTGGAACCATTCAAATTCATTGTTATTTTTTAAATAATAAAGGGGTCTTACACCTAGTGGATCTCGTGCAACATACATTTTATTATGTAGGTCTTGTGAAATACGATTGTCGTATAATACAAATGCATAAACGCCGTCTAACATATTTAGTGTTTGTTCTATGCCATATTTAAGGTACAAATGTATGATAACCTCACAATCAGATTGTGTAGTTGGTTCTACATTCATATATTTATACAATTGTTTATAATTATATATTTCGCCATTGCATATTAAAACAATGTCGTTAAAAACCAATGGTTGATTTGATTCTTCATTTAGTCCGTTAATAGCTAAACGATGGAAACCCAATGTCATTTTCATATAAGTGGTATCTAATTTAGAAAATTCAGGACCACGCCCTCTACCTTTTAAAAATTCATTATTTATCATATCATTACTAATATTAGTACTATTTAGGAGAGCAAATATTCCGCACATAAAATATTATCTGCCGCAATCTTTATATATTTTTTATATGTTTTATATTGTAAATAAAAATAATATATATTTATATCAATGATTGACGAATATAGACAAAGTCCTATTTGTAACTCAAAAATACAACAAGAAACTAATACTAGAATTTATGATAGAAATATTCCATCGCAAATGTTACAACCTTATATAGATGTGCGACCAGTTATGACCAAATATTCTTATTTTCCTATTGTTGACCCTAGAAAACCTATAAATGTTCCATTGGTACAAACACCAACATATAATGTTCATCAGGTTTTTAACCCTGGCAATACCGTTTCACCGTGGTCGGGTTTTGCGTCTAACATAAATAAGGAATCTGAGTTAAGAAATCAAATATATGCATCGCAAAAATGCAGTCAATCTGTTTACGTACCAAATAGTAGCAGTGATTTATATGACTATAAATTTAAAACGGTAAAACAGGCGAATCCTCACGAATTGTTATTTCAAAACGACGGGTTTTCTAATTTTGATCCGAATCCTGATTCAAAAATAGTTGGTTCGGGAATGTTTTATAACAACACTCGTTGTCAGGTTCGTGATATGACAAAACAAAAGTGTTAAATATTTTTATAAGTTTTATGTAAAATTTATAAAATTGTCTTTATTTTGTGTCTTTATCGACCACAATACTTTTACTGATATTTCGAATAATCTTATCTTCTTTTTCCAAATCATTATCCCCGGATCCACCGAAGGATTCTATAATCAATTTATGATATTGAGTGGAGTATTTTGAATGATACTCATTATAATCAGGGTGTTTTTCTTTGAATTTTTGGATCAGTCGCGCATTTTTGAATGCAACCTTTTTAATTACCTTACGAATTTTGTTCTTTTCTTCGTCTTTTTCCCATTTATCTTCATCTTTTATGTAAATCGTTTCTCTCTTTTTATCGGTGCAATGGACTGGTCTTTGAGTAATATCGAGTGCATTTAAATTCTTAACAATGATATTAGAGATGCCTTCTACGTAACCAATTTCTCCCATCTTTTCTAGATCTGATAATTGCAATTGTATAGACTCAACAAAATCCATAATATTCATAGCGTCTTTGCAGGTCTCGTTTAAAAAGAATTGTAAATTAAAGGCTTTGTTATGAGAATTTATGGTGTTATTGCTGTTATTATTAGTACCATTCTCTAAAACCTTCATCATCAAGTTTTTAAACTCAGAATTATCTTTAATAAGCATCATAATAAGGTCTTTATCATTTGGTTCTTCATTTTTAATAATTTCTTTTGGTGTACATTTTTGCTCGTGATACCAAAGACTATTTCGCGCACTATATATTTTTTGACAATATTTACAAATGTGGCATTTTTTTTCCTCTTTTTGTTCTAAAACGTTCAATTTTGTTCTGTTTTGATGTTTTGATGTGGACAAGTGTTTATAATAATTGCTTTTTTTACAGCATTTAAAGTCACACGGTTCACACACAAATATTTCGGCATTTTCGGCATTTTCATTCATTCTATTTGTTCTATATTATTAGAACAGAAAAAATGCCTAAATATTTTAACCAAAAAATTTTTAAAAATACAGTCACAAATTTATAATTATTTTTTCTGTGACCAGACCATAAAATTCAATTATGGTCACATTTTAAGAATTTGGGGTAAAGTATTTTAACTTTTGAATTTTGGACATTTATAAATGTCCATTTTTGGAAATTCCAAAAAAGTCTTTCAAAAACACTTCAAAATTCGATACTACACGTGTAGGACCCGTTTTTGAGCCATTTTTCTTATGTTCTCTACATTATGTAGTGTATTGAACCACTTTTAAGAAAAGTGGATTATGCAGTATTTTCACAATAAATTTGCGTTAAAAATAACGAATTTATAAAACAAAAAAATATATGTCTCAATCATTTGTAAATCAAATCACACTGGATTGTCTTTTGAATAAAAAAATGTATAACAAACATTTGAAAAGCAAAAAAATACAACAATTGAACAAAGAAGAGAGAAATTTTTATCGAAAACGTACCTATAATTTATTTAAGGAAATAATAAGCGGCAACATTCCAAAAGATTTAGCTCCAGATGTGAAATATACATACGATAATTTTGTAAATTCTGCAATACAATATTTTAAGACGGTTGACAACAATGACATAATACAATCAGAGTATATTGGATACAATTTTTCTTTAGAAGATAGTAGTAAACAAATATGTGATATTTCTGCAAATGAAGTCAAGAAAAATGAAGCGGATTTGTCCCTTTTAACGCGTTCAGTAAAAATAGAAATACCCACTTTAGATAAATATGTTACAAGAACACGTATTAAAAAAGAAGAAGAAATAATATTACCCCAGCAAAAAGAAATCAATTTAAAGGATCCAGAATTAAAAAACAAAGGATTACAAAAGAATAATATAGGCAATATGTATGAAGACAAAAACACAAAAAAGAAAAACGATAAAAACAAAAATGCCAATGAGACAATTTACGAAAACGATGAAAAATAGAATAAAACATAATGGTGGTAGAAAGCATACAACCAATAAACATAATAAAAACCATGGATTAGAAAAAGTGAATTGTAGCCCAAAACCAAAAGGCGAAATAAACGAATTCACGTGTTATACAAATAAATCATTATACAAGTTGAGAGATTTATGGAATGCACGGCACCCAGATTTCAAAATTACTAGTAATTCTCCAAAAGAAATACATCGTAGAATAAGTGAACATCTAAGTGGTGTTTGTAACAAAGAATCTTGTTGGTTAAAACAAAAGGCTGAATTTGGACCGATTGAAAGTGATATGGCGGATTCATTCGCACCAGAATCACCTCCCGAATGGAAAAAAAATCCTAATGAATGGTTGTCTAGTATTGATATAATGAATGTAATGAAACAATACGAAAAAGCATACAAGTGTTTTGATTTTATAGGTCCTACCCCTATAGATTTCGACACCAGAAAGCTGTACGGTGAATGCGTATGGGACGAATTGTGCAATTTTAGTGTTGAAGAACAAATTAAAAATGGTAAAACCAAAATCGGAATCATATTTAATACAGATCCTCATTATAAACCAGGGCAACATTGGATATCGATGTTTATCAACATTAAAAAGAAGAGAATCTTTTTCTTCGATAGTACGGGCGATAAAGCTCCGCCAGAAATAATGGCATTAGTAGATCGTATAAAAGAACAAGGGTTAAATTTAGACAAAAAAATCAAATTTAAATTTGACAGCAACGAAGGAATAGAGCATCAATACGGCAATACGGAATGCGGTATTTATTCGTTGTATTTTATAGTTCATATGCTCGAAGATAAGATGACCGAGCATTATTTGAAGACCCATATTTTAAAGGATGAATATATGAATAAATTCCGACGCGTTTATTTTAACGATTCGCTATAACTAAATACTTCCAGTAGTAAAAATATATAAAAATAACATCATTATATTTATATATTATGCAGATCAACAGCTTTTTAACCAAAGAAAATGTAAATACTCTATGGGACGTTATAAGCGACGAAGACATATTCAAATCGTTACATAGAGACGCTCAAAGTCAGGTTCTAAACGTTTTTTCAACCAATATAAAAGGGTTTTTTGAAAATGAGAAAACAAAAACGAACAATTTGGTTGAGATAAATAAAAAATATATTATGTTGATTTTAAATTATATCAAAACTACCTTTTCTCAGCAAAAACACAATAAAATTAAAATACTGGAAGAATCGCCAGTAAAAGAGTCGATTACATATGAAGAAATACAAAATGTGCGTAAATCTCAATTCGAAAAAGACCTCGGAAGACTGCAAGAAGAGTTTACAAATTCAATGACACTTCCAGTTCCAGAAGTGCCGACTTTTGCAGATAAATATGAAGATACACCGATTTCAGAGATGGATAAAATGATTAAAGAAATGACTGCCAAACGCAACTACGAAGTGGAACAAATAAATCGTAATTATCAAGACGCAAATATTGTAGCCAATTGGTTACAACCTCAAGAAACATCCATAAAAACAGAAAAATTTGTGCCTTTAAAAGAAGAACCTCTGCAAAATTCCAAAAAAATAAAATATTTAAATATTGGACAACACGATAATGTGGAAGGGACTTCGCCAAAGAAAAATGTTACGTGGGGTGAAGATACCGACATATTTTTAGAAACTGATAATAAAGATGAACTAGATGCAAATATCTTTAAAAAATTGAAAAAAGTTTCGAATGCGACTGAAAATGTAAATTCGATCGTTAACGACATTACAAACGAATCACGAATAACAAAATTAGAATCAGGTCTAGATAAATTAAATCAAAAAGTAGACTTAATAATTGATTTATTAAAACAAAATAAATAAATGATTATATATTTATCTATATAATCATAATGCATATTATGAAATTATTAATGTTACTACATATTTTATACATAGTTTCAGCTATCAATCAGCATTTTAATTATAATATTCAAATTAGAAATACCGGTTTGAGGATGATTATATTCAAGGAGAAAAAATTACCAAAAATACTGGAAAAAATAAAAAGCTTCTATGAATTATGTTATTATAAATCTATCGTGTCTATGAGCGATGGTATCAATGAATACTATAATTTAAGCGACGAAGAACGAAATCTTGTAGAAGCTATTATTTCATTATGTTACTAATTTTAATACCTTTTCGCCGCGTTCGTTAATTTCATATGTGCCGACCTTTAATGGTATAATCGATGCATCTTCTAGCGCCTTTTTATAAATTTCCTTGTCATAAAGATCCATCACATCCTTACTAACTCTTCTATATATATATTCAACCCCGTTGATTGTAATAGGTTTTCCAGCCCATTCAATGGCCACTTTATTGGCTTGAACTGTCGTGTCGTTTTGTTGCTCGGCGTAATCTGGAACATAAGAAAATTTGTCATTGGTAGGATTTCCAAAATTAACACATTTGCCGTTCCCATAAATATAACAATCAAATGCGGATTCTTTGATAGCGTCGGTCAATTGAGCGGTCAAATTCGCTTTAATTTCAGAAATTTCATAAAGATATTGGTCACTTGTAATAGGCACTCTTGGAATAGCTTTGCTCAAATCCTTTCTCTTAAGCTCGATTGCTTCATCGGACTTCAATTGCGCCTCCGAAAAGATCATTAAATATACAAATACTTCTACAGTTTGCAGAGCCTTAGGTAAATCTTTGTGACTGCAAATACGACGTGCACGACCAATGACTTGCTCTAAACGAACCGGATGCCAATAAGGCTCCATAATATGAACATAACGTGTATTGCGCAAGTTAATACCTTCTGAACCGGATGATGTAATCATAAAGACTTTAATTACCTCACCCATATTATTATTTCGGTATTTGGATTTTAACACATTTCCGATACTGTCCGGAATAGAATCCCATTCACCGTTATAAATATGTCTCACTATTTCTTTTTCTTCACTCGTTTCTGTGCCCGTATATAATGCATAAGTTGGTTTACCTTCATCTACTTCAGGGATATCGATTTCCCATACATTAAAATGATTCTTTTTGATTCGAAATCTAGCAAACCCATTCTTTTCAAGCACCAAACTAAATAACCCAATACCTTCTGCGGTTCTGAATTGACTGTATACTAAATGTAACCCTTTGTTTTCCGGGTCTTGTATGTTTTCTAAAATGTGTAAAAACTTTGGACTATAGGTTTGTAGTGCTTCGGGTGTTAAAAAATCGTTCGAATGTTCTTCAATATTTTTAATCGCTCTATCAAGACGTTCCTTATAGTCTACTCCACCAATTTCATCCAGAATTTCATCGCCTTCTATTTCACCTTCACGATTGTCTTCAACATCTTGTCTTGCTTCAGCTCGCGTACCTTCTTTAATCAGTTGTGCCATTTCTGACGTTTCATTTTTGTCTTCATCGTCACCCTTTTTCTTTTTTTTACTTTCTGGGATTGGACGATCTGGCATAACAAAATTACAAAATAAACGTGAAAATATACGGTAAGTAGAGGTTTTCTCCTCAAATAATTCGGCCGTATCAGAAGGTGGTTTTTTCTTAGCTTCGGTGATACGTTCTTCTTTACGAGCCGTTTCATAAATTTTAAATTGAGTGTCACTCATCGGAATTCTAACAATGTGATAATCGACACCCAATTGTTTATTATATTTTGGCAACAAACTTTCTTGAGCACTTTTAAAATAGGATGATAAACCAATAATACGTCTTTTAAGAGCGTCAACATTTTTTAGCTTTTTGTCGCTGTCGTTTATGTATCTAGCCATAAAATTATTCAAATCGTCTGGAAGCGCCTTTCTATTGATAACTTCAATGCCTTGTGGAACAATTTCAATATCATTTTTCTTTAAGATGGAAATTAGTTTTCTCTCAAAGTCATTGTCTGAAATAAATTCTGTATCTAAATCGAGATCGCCTTTTTCGTCTTTTTTGACATTCGATACACCTTGATAACCAGATTCCTTTTTAATTTTGTTTTTAAAACCAAACGGATTTCTAGTAATTGTTAAAATTTTACTTGATGGCGAATAATCTAGATAGTCTAATGATTTCTCTCCTAATAACATTGTTTGAAGGGATTGAGTATCTATTTTGTTTTTCGTTTTTATAACCAATGGTATTCGCCAGGTTTTAATGTAACCTCGCAAAATATTAAATAAAATCGCAAACTCATTAGGATAATTGATAACCGGAGTACCAGATAACAATACAATGCGGCAATTTTGCGCTCTAAGCAACATATAATACAATTTGGTGGCCAAATTTAATGGTGTATGTTCACCAAACAAACTCTCATCATCGTCTTTTTCGTCATTTTCACCTTCCTTTTCTTTCTTCTTTTTCGTTTTTTTCTCTTCACCCGAAATAACCTTTTCCTTTTTAAGTTTGTTTACGATCCTACTAATCAAATTGTGGGCTTCATCAATAATAACGACTGCGTTGTCAAAAATATTTCTGGTAAATTTAGACGTCATTTCAGACAATCTTTGGGCACGCAAACCGTTATAATTAATAAAAGTATATTTTTGTTTAATCATCTCGTTTAATTGTTCTTCGAGTACTTTTTTATTGGTATCACTAAGATCATCATAATTTGAACGCTTTTTGACGTTAATAAAGAAGGCTCCATTATGTCTACGTATGTATTCTTGCGGCAAGTTTAATAAAGCGGAAATAGTGGTTAATGCTTCTGGGTTATCAACGGTGGAAATCCATTCCCAATACTGGTTTCTTTTGTAAAGAAGATCACCAGCCTTCTTCAATTCTTCTATATAATTGGCTCTTAAAGAGGCGGGGGTCATAATAATGACACGTTTAGAGTCCTTCATACCCTCTGCAATTGCTATCGATGTGGCAGTATTATGAGTTACCGTAAAATCGCCCATTACATATCTACAATTTTCATCTATCATAAACCCATAATATTCATCTTCATTCACATATTTAACAGTTATTCCACTTACCAATACGTCCTTAATTTGTTGTCTAGGTTGAGCCTTTTTTCTAGGTATTTGAGTAGGAATTTCATCAATACCCTTTCCATTTATAGAAATTCTATAGGCTTTACCCGTTTGTTTAACACCTTTATACGTCCACGATGTCTTTTTCTCAGACTTGTAACAAGAAAATCCTAAACTTCTAGCTAAATAAATCACATCATCTATCAATTTTTCACTCTTTTGTGTAAACTCAAATGAGCCACTCGATAAATTACCATCACTATCGATCAATCCTGCCAACAATTTTAGTCTATTTTCTCTAGAGTTGCATTTATAGAGCGGCGGAATGTGTTTGTTATCTATCAAATTTAAATTTTTCAACGTATTTAAAAAGATATTATTGTAATATTTACCATTTCCAGTAATTCCATAAGTATATTTATGCCTGTGAGACAAAAATAAATTATATTTTGGTAAATTCTTTGCAAAATAATATAATACAGTGGAGTCCTGGCTAGTTATTTCAGATGTTGCGCTTGTACCATCCCCTAACCAATAACCAATTAGGTATGGATCAATTGGCACTTCCTTTTCAGGAAAATCGATAGGAACTTTATAACCCTTCAGGCAGGCCTTTATTTTTTTAGATAAGTTCAGGTAATTTTTAACTGAAATTTCTAATATATTTTCACACGTATTTTTATTCCTTTTTATATCATCAAAAAAGAAGTCGGCTTCTAAACGCTGTTTTTCCTTTTGTTCCGCATTATTATATGTAAATGTTTTTGATTGGAATTTGTTGTTTTCTATCCATTGAATATTGAAGCTTGTATTCGCGGTGTGATTATTTGCAGAAAATTTTGGGAACCCAGATGCCTTTAAACAAAGGATATGTTCTTCATTTACAGTATATTTTTCACCTTTAATAGGTATAATATCATACATTTTATCTTTACCTCTTGCTAAAGACATAACTTTACGAGGCTTTGAATCATCGCCCATTAATAAATCACCTACTTGAATATCTTGGACAAGTTTGATTGTTCCGTCGGACATCATAATTGGTGTGTTTTTTGCGTGGCATTTGCCTGACCCTAAACCGTGGTACAAGAGCAATCCACGGTAAGGAGTATATAAATTCATATAATCTCGCACAATTTTTTGATGTGTTAATAAATTAAAATTAGTACTGGTCTGCCCAATGTTATCACAAGAAATCTCGTCTTTGTTTTCTGCCAATTCTTTGCGATAAGGTTCAAACAATGAATTAATAAAATTCACGAAAATCTCTCTATTGTTCATATAATAACTAGAAACTTTGATGATAACAGGTGGCGATTTTTTTGGCATTCTTGATCGCAAATCGGTATCACCTATTTCAACCAATGTTTCTGGTCCTAACAAAGCAACACCCTTTTCTAGTTTTGGTGTGAGTCTTTGTTTTTTCTTAGGAGCTTTAACAGCTATTACATCGGTTTCTGCTTCAAATTGTACATTTTTAGTAGGTTCTACTTCTAGTTCTTCTTCCTCGTCCTCTTCAATAATAAGAGGTTTTTTAACGGCTATTTTTTGTATTTTTTTTGGAGGAGCAACAGGTAAAGGAACCGCTTCTGATATCTTCTTTTCTTCTGAAACTTTCACGGACTCTTTAACGGTTACTTTAAGTTTTTTACTTTCTAAAAGTTTTTTTTTAAGAGCATCTCGATCGAAGCCTTTTTCTGTTTCATCTACAATTACTGGAGCGTTTTTAACAGGTTCTTCCATTTCTATTAATTCGAGGTCCTTTTCTTCAACTTCTTTTTCGTCCTTTTCATCCTTTTTTTCATCTTCTTCGTGTTCTTTTTCTTCAACTTTTTTAGGTACTTTTGGTTTTCTATGTTTTTTAATACCTTTTATAACAACGGCGACGCGTTCTCTATCTTCAACATTTGGTTTTATCATTAATTTTTCTTTTAGTGCGGCTAAAGGATTCATTGCTTATATAATTTAAGTATATAAATTTTTATATTTTTACAAATGAAATGAAATAAAAGTTTGTAAAAATAATAATCTAATTTATTTGTCATCAATATCTAAAAATTTGAGCGCCTCATTACACGCGATTTGTTCAGCTTTACGTTTAATTTTGTGTTGACCTTCTCCCATAAATATAAATGCTTTACCGTTCTCTGTTACAAAATCTTGAATTGCTTTGAAATTTTTGAAGAAAGAAATATCAACTGCTTCAGTATGAGATAAATTATAAATTTGTTGTCCTAAACACAAATATACACCCATTTTGTAGCCCAGTTCCGGATCGTGTTCTATTTCAAGATAATGCGGTGTTACTTTGAATTCCTTTTGTACTCTAACTTGTAAAATATTTTTGTAATTATCGTCATTTTGAATAAGTGCCACCCAATCAATGTGTTTTTCGAAAACATTTTCGATAAATTTTTGTGCCATTTGAAAACCGGGTCCTGTAACAAACATTGTTTGAAACCAATTTTCTTCATCTTTCACAACAACTTTGTTGAAATCTAAGAATAAGGCTCCTATAAATGATTCAAACAAACAACCTAGTTTCTTCAAATTAGTGCGTATCTTTTTCTCTTCGGCGTGTTTAGATAATATGACCCATTTATGGAGTCCCATTTCCAGTGCGATTTTTCCGATCGCTTCGTTTTTAACAATCGCAATTTTCTTTTCGGTCATAAAACCTTCGTCGGCCTTAGGGAATCGTCTATAAAGCAAATATTTAGTGACACACTCGAGTACACCATCTCCTAAAAATTCTAAGCGTTCATTTGATTTACTACTAAGAGGCATACAATCGGGAGGTCTTTCAACAATAGTAATATTTTGTTGAATATTTTCAAAGTTTGGACGCTTCGTATAGGATCGATGCACAAATGCGCGCTCATAAAGAGCCATATTGTCGACGGTGGTAGGCAAACCATATTTAGAAAGAATAGATTGAACTTCGCTCAATGTAATCTTAATATTTACTGGATTGTATGGGTTAAAAATAAGTCCTTCATCGGTCTTTATAATATCATCGTCTCTTAGAATTTCCTTATTGTCTGTCATTTGAAACTTGTATATACTATTATGTAGATGACTTTATATGGTTTCAATAATATATATTAGGGTCGAACGGCTTAAAGATATAATAGTATGGTATAGTATATATACGATGACAGAAGAATGGCGCCCTATCCAAAATTTTCCGAATTACAGTGTGAGTAATTTAGGAAATGTTAAAAATATTACTAGTGAGAAAATCTTAAAACCGACTGTGAAGAGTGGATATTATCAAGTTAGTTTAGTAAATGATACAAATAAACAAAATTTTAAAGTACACAGGCTAATTGCAATCGCTTTTATTGAAAATCCTGAAAATAAAAGTGATGTTAATCACAAAGATAAAAATAAATTAAATAACCATTTATCAAATTTAGAATGGATGACTAGACGAGAAAATAATATTCATCGGTGTCAAGGCATTAAGATAACTTGTAACAAAAATAAAGTGATTTATAGAATTGATAATGAAAGTAATGAGATCCTAGAAAAATATAATTCAATAGAGTTAGCAGGAGAATGGGCCTTCAAGAATGGATATACAAAAAACGCACATAATGGTAGAAATTCTATTGGGAATTGTCTAAAAGGATTATCCAAATTAGCATATAAATTTAAATGGGAATATGAAAAGAAAAATAACTTAGAAAATGAAGTGTGGAAACAAGTCTTTTTAGAAAATGTTGATATGAAAGATAAGACATATTTTGTTTCTAATTTAGGAAGATTTAAAAATAGTTCAGGGACAATTATGGATAATTATAAAGTAAACGAAAATGGGTATATAAGAGTATACATTTATGACAAAACGTACGCATTACATCGTTTAGTTGCACTAACCTTTATTGAAAATCCGGAAAATAAAGAACAAGTGAATCACATAGACGGTAATAAATTAAATAATTCTGTTGCAAATTTAGAATGGGCAACTTGCTCAGAAAATAATCTACATAAATTTAAAATTGGTTTAGGAAATAATCAGACCAGGAAAATTGTACAATATGATTTGGAAATGAATAAAATAAATGATTTTAATTCTATCGTTGAAGCTGCAAAAAGTTTGAATATAGGAAAGTCGAATATTAATGGTGTTCTAACAAATCGTAGAAAAACATCTGGAGGATTTGTTTTCAAATATGCAGATGATAATAATATTGACTTTTCAAAAAAAATAACTATAAACAAAAATATAGGAAGAAAGGTTGGACAGTACGATATTGGTGGAAATTTGTTATATGTTCATAATTCAATAGCAGACGCATCAAGAAAAGTAAATATCCATAAAAATAATATTTGGGCTGTTATTAATCATTTTAGAAAAACATCTGGAGGATTTATTTGGAAGTATTTAGAAGAAAATAAATAATAATCTAGATCTAAATAAATTAAAATATTTTTGTAGTATATATAATGGTGCTATACTCAGCGGGACGTGCGGCTCGTAATGCCGCTTCAATTTCCAATAGAACAAACGTGTGTGGTGGCCCAAAGAAGGCCGGTACAGCTCCACGTGTCGGTTGGTTTATGTCGAGTCAACCTTTCTTACTAAGAGTACCTCAAGGTAACCCAAGATTCTGTATTCCTAACACAACAGTCCAAACTCAGCAGACTGGTTACCGTGCTACAATTGGTGGAAATATGGGTTAAATCCACTTTTGGAAAAAGTGGAGCAAAAAGTTAAATCTACTTTTAGAAAAAGTAGAGCAAAAATCTTCCACAATGTTTTGCTCCGCAACGCCAGTCCCTTTGGACCTTTTGAAAAGGTGGATAAGTATATTGTGTTTAAAATGATTTAATAAGATATTATTAACTTATTAAATAACTTATGATAGTCAAAGTTGATACACGCGAACACGATCTTTTACAACAAATCACTTATTTAACTGCGAATATCCCGATTTTTAAAGATATTGTTATAAAATCAGAAACACTCCCAATCGGAGATATTATTATATGTGACGATAAAGAAGACAAATTAGTGATAGAGAGAAAGTCTGTTGTTGATTTATTAGCGAGTATTAAAGATGGCAGATATGAAGAACAATCCTATCGACTCAATGGGTTAAATCATCACAATCATAATATTATTTATTTAATTGAGGGAGACGTAAACCGAGTGAACCGTTTTAAATCGGACAATAAAATCGAAAAACTTACACTATATTCGGCAATGCTTTCACTCAATTATTATAAGGGTTTTTCTATGTTCAGATCATTTTCTTTGGAAGAAACTGCTACCATCATTTGTAATATGGCGTACAAATTAGGAAAGGATCCAACAAAAAAGGCATTTTATCAAAACTCTATACAATCAATCAATCAATTAGGGGCAGGCGACGATCAATCAGAAGAAAGTAACAAATCAGAAGAAAATATTAAGTTAGAAGAAAACGAGGTTACTGAAAAGGATTACGTTAGTGTTATAAAAAAAGTTAAAAAGGAAAACATTACTCCTGATAATATAGGAGAGATTATGTTGTGTCAAATTCCAGGCATTAGTAGCGTAACAGCATTAGCTATTATGGAAAAATACAAATCTCTACCAAACCTAATAAAAGAAATTGAAAATAATAATGAGTGTTTAAAAGACATTACGTCAACAAACGCAAAAGGGCAAACTAGAAAAATTAACAAAACGTCTCTAACAAATATTGTAAAATTTCTTTTGAAAAAATAAAAATATATTATATGAAGAAAGAATTAATGAATTTATTTTTGTTTATCGGTATATGTTTTGTTTTATATTTGTTATTTAGAAATTTCAACTACAACTTTAGTAATAGAGAAGGAATGACATCGGATTCCTCCGGAAATATATCAAGTGAAAATGGTATAGCCGGCAATGCATCTGCTTATGGGGCAATGATAAAAGCCGCGTCTATTAAGTCACAAGATACATTTTTAATTAGCAAGTACCGTTCTCATTACGAAACTGCTATTCTAAATTTAGACGACTTGTTAAATAATATGATGTTGAAAACAACATTAACAATTGATGTAAATAACCCTCAAAAATCACTCGAACAATTGTCTCAAATGCAACAAGCAAAAACCGCTTTAAATAGTGTGATGAAATTTGTGGATGCTAGTAAATAATCCATCCACCTTTGGAAAGGTGGAGCCAAACATTTTTGGAAAAATGTATTAAAATTATAATTATTATATTTTCACAATAATTACAATTTGGTTTCACAATAATTACAATTTGGCTCCACCTTTTCTAAAGGTGGATTTATGATTAATAAATATATACCTCGTTATCCTTGTAATATCCTTTATCCACTAAACCTTGTGTATAATCAGATCCTCCCCAATTAGGATCCATAGGATCTGGACTTACTGGCGCCATTTCCTGTTTCATATTCATAGCATCCAAAGGTGTAGTCGTACCAATATAATAACTTGTTTCATCGTATGCTGGATAAGAACCCTGATTATATGGCGGATCATTCCGAGTTGCGTCTACTAAAAGCGTAGGATTTGGATATGCTTGGTCTCCAACAGGTTCCAATGCGGATTCCATAATTGGTGGAATCTGAGAAGCAATGCCTACTGGAGCAGCCGCAGAAGGTGGTAAACCTGCTTGTGGCTCAGAAACACTAGGTCTTGATTTATATACACGATTCCCCTGTGCATCATATGTCTCTTGTAAATATAGTACAGGACATCTGATATTTTGACTTCTTTGCCAATCTAAAAATTCAGTATAATCTTCTAAATTCTCGAATTCTATCGGGTTCACTCCGGGAACTTGTGCTACCTTAGAATTATATAAATAGAATCTTGATCCCTTTTGTATAAGTAAATTAGGACATCTAGGTCCATTGGTTGAATTATTAGTTAAACCTTCTGAATATTTAGAGTCGGCGCCTTTTGCGTAAAAATATAATCCAATTAAAAATACTAATATGAATAAATAAGTCATCAATGTCATCGTTATATATTACAAGGATAAAAATGTAATTTATTTGTGTTATTTATTTTCTATTTTTAGTATATATGTTTTATTTTTTAGTTTACATTTTTACTTTATATTTTCGCTAACACTAATTTATTTATATAATCAATAATTTAATATACATATATTTATATAATATGGTGTATCTTGATATAAATAAAAGTAATTATAAAAATAAGGATCAGGTTACAGGAAAAAATAAAGTTGAATTATTGGACGGTTTAATGGGTAATAAAAAAAACAAAGTGTTCATATTATTTTATATGGAGGGATGCGGTCCGTGCAATGCTACACGTCCAGAATGGTCAAAAATAGAAAATGTTTTGTCAAAGGATTTTTTAAATCGTGATGATATTGTTATCGTATCTATGGATCACGAATTAGCAAATGATTTGAAGAATTTAGCTACACAACCATCTAGTTTTCCAACAATGAGATTTATGAAAAATGCAGGTAAAACGGTCGAAAATTACGAAGATAGCAATATAGAAAATAAGGATCGCACCATAGATTCATTTATTGAATGGATTAAAGCAAAAACAGGTGAAGACGAAATAACGAATTCTTCAACTAAAGGTGGAAAAAGAACTAGAAGATCTAGAATGACTAGAAGGAAAAGTCAAAATAAACGCGGCGGTAAATGGTCGTTAAAATATAAGCGCAGTATAAATTGCAGAAATCCACGCGGTTTCTCTCAAAAACAACACTGCAAATATGGTAGAAAAAAATAATATGTCTTTAGTGTATGAACCAAATTATAATAGAAATCATTTTAGGATTATTATCTGGAATGTTTTTAGGTATAACAGGAATAGCTCCTACAGGTATAATATTGATAGCTCTTGATATGCTGAAAATAGGAGATTATAAAAGTAATCTTGGTGCGATTCTTTTCTTAAATTTATTTCCTATAACAATTGGTTCTGTATTTGAATTTTATAAATCAAAAAAGATCGATTATTCGATAGGATCAATCCTTTTATTAACAATTATATTAGGTAGTTTTATTGGATCTAAATTTGTAGTAGGTGATAAAAATGTATTATCTACAAAAATGATAAAATTAATTACCGCATATTTAAGCTTGTTTATGGCAATTGCGTTCTTTTACTCTGCATACGGCGAAGGTATTTAAACATTATTTGCCGTTATAGATATTTTGTGAATATTTTATTTTTAAAATTGATTCATATTTAATGAGTTAAATATAAATCATACTAATAAATTAACAATGGAACACATTTTCAGAATATTCGATTTTAATGTTTACAATTCAAAAGATTCATCACTAGAATCGTCAGACGAAGAACAAAATGTTTATAAAGATACAAATAATTTTATGATTCAAATATTTGGTGTAAATGAAGCAGGAAAAACATACTCATTAATTGCAGAAGGATATAAGCCATTCTTTTATGTTATGGTAAACGACAAATGGAATATTACGATGAAAGAAGGGTTTTTATCACATTTAAAAGGGAAAATGGGTAAATTTTATCAGGATTCTATTACCGAATGTAAAATTATTAAACGTAAAAAATTATATGGGTTTGACGGAGGAAAGGAACACAAATTTATATTATTTGAGTTTGCCAATTTGAATGCATTTAATAAGGCAAAAAATTTCTGGTATTCTGGATATGAAAACGGACATACCTTATTAGAAAACGGATATAGATTTTATGATACAGACATTAAATTATACGAAGCAAATATACCACCTCTATTGCGTTTCTTTCATATTAAAGATATTAGTCCTTCTGGTTGGATTGCTATTCCCAAAAAAAAAGCAACTGAAAATAAAGGTGAATTGAAAAGTATAAATTGTGATTTTGAATTTAAAACCAATTATAAAAATATTATTCCATTGAATGATAAGGAAACGCGTGTACCTTATAAGATAATGAGTTTTGATATAGAAGCAAGTAGTAGTCACGGCGACTTTCCGGTACCTATTAAAACATACAAAAAACTGGCGACGAATATTATTGAATATTTTGAAACGTTAAAAATGGAAATGACACACGAATTATGTAAGAATATTTTGCGCCGAATTATTCTAGCGGCCTTTGGTTATGAAAATATGGATCAAATAGATGTAGTCTATCCAAAGGTTTCGCCAAAATCAAAAGAAGACGTGGAAAAACTTTGTGAAATATGGTTAGAATCGCAAGTAAGAAATTTCAAAGCAACGAATGATTTTAATGAGGCGAATACACTGGAATCAATGTTCGAGAAAATGTCTGTGGAGGATGAAGAAGACGGATCCGAACATAAACATATCAAATCTTATGCCGATAAAAAAGCTACGATTGTGGACATTATTTGCGATAAAAAATTTGAACGCGAAGGTAAGCTCAATGAATTGAATATATCATTAAATGCAAAATTTCCGAAATTAGAAGGAGATAAATGCACTTTTATCGGTTCAACGTTTATGAATTATGGTAATTCTGAACCACATTTTAATCATTGTATTGTTTTAAATAGTTGTTCTGATATGCCAATTGATAATTCCGTTATTGAATCGTATGATACAGAACGCGAGGTTTTATTGGCCTGGCAAAAATTAGTCCAAAAAGAAAATCCTGATATCATTATCGGTTATAATATATTTGGTTTTGATTATGAGTTTATGTTTAGACGTGCAGAAGAAAATAATTGTGTAGAAGAATTTCTAAAACTGTCGCGAAATAAAGATGAAATTTGTGGAACCAAAGAGAAAGATAGCGGTAAGTGGAAGATCGAAGAAAGCACATTACAAATTGCAAGTGGGCAGCACGATTTACGATTTATTAAAATGAATGGTCGACTACAAGTAGATTTATATAACTTTTATCGCCGAGAAGCCAATTTAATTTCATATAAATTAGATTATGTTGCAGGTAATTTCATAGGCGATTTTGTTAAAAGTATTGAAACTATTGATAATAATTGCTCACAAATAAAAACCGTGAATATGACAGGCCTTCTAGTTGGAAGTTATGTTCATTTTGAAGAAATAGGTCACTCCGTAGATTATTATGCGGATGGTGCAAAATATATTGTAACTGAAGTAGACAAAAAAAATGGCAAATTTATTATTAATGCTAACGTAAATCCAGATTTAGTCAATAAAAAGGTTAGATGGTGTTTAGCAAAAGATGATGTTACGCCAAAGGATATATTTAGAATGACGAATGGCACTGCAGATGATCGGTCCGTAATTGCAAAATACTGTATTCAGGATTGCAACTTGGTGCATTATTTGTTTAACAAATCAGATATTCTTACAGGGTTTATCGAGATGGCTAAAATTTGTAGTGTACCTATTAATTTCTTAGTAATGAGAGGTCAAGGTATAAAACTGACCAGTTATGTGGCAAAAAAATGCCGTGAAAAACGTACATTGATGCCTGTTATTGAAAAGGGAGGTCTTGATGAAGGTTATGAGGGTGCCATCGTATTAGATCCAAAATGTGATTTATATTTGGACAATCCTGTGGCCTGTGTAGATTATGCATCTTTATATCCCAGTTCAATGATTAGTGAAAATTTATCACACGATAGCAAGGTTTGGACACGCGAATATGATTTAGCAGGTAATTTAATCGAAGAATGGGGTGAAAAGGATGAAAATGGGGTGTACATTTATGACAATCTACCTGGTTATGAATATGTAGACATAAATTACGATACTTATAGATATCATAGAAAGCATCCTAAAGCCGCTGCCGAAAAAATTAAATGCGGATACAAGATGTGTCGTTTTGCACAGCCTTTTGGAGAAGGTGAAGGTATTATGCCTTCTATTTTAAAAGAATTGTTAAAAGCGAGAAAGGATACTAGAAAATTAATTCCTCAACAAACGGATGAATTTATGAAAAATGTATTGGATCAACGTCAACTTGGTTATAAAGTAACAGCGAATTCCCTTTATGGTCAGTGCGGTGCAAAAACTAGTACATTTTATGAAAAAGATATTGCTGCGTGCACAACGGCAACAGGGAGAAAATTGCTAACTTATGCAAAAAGAATTATTGAAGAATGTTATGGAAATAAAATATGCGAGACCAGCAAATATGGTAAGGTTTTAACAAAAGCAGAGTATATATATGGTGACACCGATAGTGTATTCTTTACATTTAATTTGCAAACACTTGATGGTAAACCTATTCGCGGCAAGGAAGCGCTTGAAATTACGATTGAAATCGCCCAAGAAGCAGGACATCTAGCATCTACATTCTTAAAAGGTCCTCACGATTTAGAGTATGAAAAAACATTTATGCCGTTTTGTTTGTTGTCGAAGAAAAGATATGTGGGTATGCTTTATGAAACAGATCCAAATAAAGGCAAACGTAAAGAGATGGGTATTGTATTAAAAAGACGTGATAATGCACCAATCGTAAAGGATATTTATGGAGGAATTATTGACATATTAATGAAGAAACAAAATATTCAAGAAGCGATCGATTTCTTAAAATCGTGCTTGCAAAATATTGTAGATGAAAAATATGCAATGGATAAATTGATTATTACAAAATCGTTGCGATCCGGATATAAAAATCCGCAATCAATTGCACACAAGGTTTTAGCAGATAGGATTACTGCACGTGATCCTGGAAATAAACCAGGTCCGGGTGATAGAATTCCATTTGTATATATTTCTAGCAAAGACAAAAAAGCACTTCAAGGTGAAAAAATAGAGACACCAACCTTTATTACGGAAAATAAAATAAAAATAGACTATTCGTTTTATATTACGAATCAAATTATGAAACCTGTACAGCAAGTATTTGCTCTAGTTCTGGAGAAAATATGGGAAATGAACAAGAAAAAACCAAAATTGATTAAATTTAAAAGAGATGTAGAAAATTTGAGGAAAGAATATTCGGATGCAGAAAAATTCGAAGAAAAATTGGAGGCATTGAGATGCAAGGAAATAAAGGTGTTATTATTTGATGAATATTTACGCGAAACGAATAATGAAAAGGCTGGATTACAGAGTATTACTAAATTTGTGAGTGTAAAATAAGTATTCGAATTAAGTATTATTCAATGTAATGAATATAAAACAATATTATTTATATAATCTATAAATGATTTTTTCAACAATTCTTGTTTCTTTCTTTTCTTTGTTTTTAAGTACAAAAATTCCAGATACAGTTCCAGATTTAGATGTCAATAAATATACAGGTCATTGGATAAATATTTATGCTGCACCTACAAATTATATTTTTCAAGGTTATGGCAAATGTTTAACAGCTGATTATGGTTTGTTGGATAATGGTAATATTAGTGTTGTAAATCGTCAATTAAATAAAAATGATCAAGTTGAAATTATTTCTGGTTATGGCTATTATACAAATATTAGTGAACCAGGTAAACTAACCGTTCATTTAGATGGTGTTCCAGTAGATGGTCCTTATTGGGTGGTTAAATTGGGTGAAGTTGTTGATAACCAATACCAATATAGCATTATAACGGTTTCTTCTGGTATTTCATTATGGGTTTTAACGAGAGATTTAAATTCGTTTTACAAATTGTATGACGATGAAGTTACTGAATTTTTGGATGATTATAATTTCAATTATGTTACTATTTCACAAGACGGTTGTTAGTATTTTAATTTTAATAAATTATACCAAAATTAATCCTTCTCTTATATAATAGTGTTTTAACAGATAAAAAATTATAAATTTCAATATATAATTTTTTATATTTTATATTTTATAAAATTAATATTTTCGTAATGGTTCACGTTTTACAGATTTCTTTGTGACCCAAGAATCAAACATTTTTGTTACCATAGTTCCGATATCTTTTACACTTGTTTCCAAATTCCACACGCGTTCAGTAAGTTTATCTACATCACTTTCTTTATCATCATCTGAAAGAGTTTCATCATCATAGTCATCATAGTCATCATCATTCTCATCGTCAAATTCAGCTACACTTTCATCTTCATCAATAGCACCTGAACATATATCTTGGTACTCTTTTGAATTAAAACCTCTTGCATCATCCCACGATCCAATAAACCCCTCTACTTCTAATTTACATAAAATAGCTCTTATGCTGCGCTGATGCTTATATGCAATTTCTTGAATAGTCCACTCAAGTAATTCATACTCTCTTTGAAGAGATAATATTTCGTTGATAGTCCATCGGTTACCGTGTCTTTTGTATGTAGTCATTTTATTATATATGTATGTATTGTGTTAGCTTTATATTGTTTATATTAATTATTATTTTGTGAATAGTTAGTGTTAGCTTATAGATCAGATTTTTTATTAATATTTATAAGTAATACTGAACACACCCAAGTTCCCAAAATAACCCACATATTTGTAATAATATTTGCACTATTATAGACAACCCATCTTAATCCTTGACAATGAGGCGCAGGTATCATTAATGGAGACATAATAAACCCATATAATGTTTTTGGAACACAATAATATATATATATAATTGAGATGCGATAAAATGTAAACAAATCCAAAATAAATATATTCCAGAAATATTTATAATGTACAACAATGTCTTATATAAAAAAGATCTACAATTATTAATAATTTCATATACTTCTTTAAAATGATTTGATGTTTCATTTAGAGCAGATAATTCGTTATCTTGGTATTCTCGTAATTCTTCATTAATATATTCTGTTTTATTTTCTCTCGTTTTATGACGTCGGTTCATCATAATTTATAATTTATAATTTATAATTTATAATTTATAATTTATAATTTGTTTTATCTTTATATTATTCTTATAAATATAAAACCAGTAGTTTATTCTTATTCTAATACAACTGTTTTATAAAATTTAAGGAGACTTTTTTATTTAATATTTATTTAATATATAATGAGAACTCGTAGTCAAACCCGTACTCGCAAACAAGTTTATCGCGCTCGTCTTAAGTCATCTAATTGCAGAGGAAGATCCTTTACCAGATGTCGTCTTAAGGATGGATGCAGACGTACTATGTCTGGTAAAAGAAAATCGTATTGTCGCAGTCGTAAAAACCGCTCGGCATAAATATATTAAATTAAAAATCCAATAACATTATTTTAATAACATTATTTTAATTTACATCATTGAATAAATTAAAATATGTAATATATTATCTATAATTATTATTTAATGACCTAGTTAGTAAAGACAACAAGGAGCTGTCATTGCCTGACGCATCTAATAAATTTCTAAAATCACCCAAGTTTTCTTCAGTAAAATTATCGATAATAATATCAAAAAATATTGATGATCTATTATTTTCATTTTCGCGAGAAGGTGCTCTTTGTTGTACATTAGTTTCTGGACTGTTGTCTTCATTAATTTCATTACTTATATTGGATTCGTTATTTGTAGGTGTACTTGTATTATTTGTTATATCTATATTAGAAATACCTTCTGTATTTGATTGATAATTTCGTATATCATATCTACACACAGGACATCTACAATTTGACCTGAACCACGTAGTAAATTCGTCTCTATTAAATATGTGTCCACAAAATCTTATAATAGTAACTATATCTTCATCGTTGAAATTTTCAAGTGATATAGGACACGCTCTATTCATAGGAGATACAATATCACCGTATCGGACTGTTCTAGTGGCCGATTCAATTTGTGTTTGGCTAGGAAATACATCAATTGGTTGAAAAAAATTTTGCAATATTTGCTGAGATAGATTGGTACTAGTCGTGTTATTCCATTCGTTATTTCTATCAAATCTAGGAGAAGGAATGTTATATCTTTGAACATTATCTATTATGTATGGGGTATTATTGAGAAATATACGTCTTAAATTTTCTCTGAAATTGTTGGTCCTATTATTTTGCCTTAAAATATTACGTCTGTTTGTAATTGTGGATGTTTGTTGAGTATATAACATTTGAATTAATAAATTTCGAATATGGGTATTTGTATCATTTAATAAATGAATAGATTCTGTTAAATTATTTATTTGCCGTATATTATCATTATACATACTATTTAATATACTTATAAGCAGTAGATGTTCGCTCGAAATATTATAATCTCTTGAATTACTCATTCACAATTTATAAATATATATAATATATTAAATCTGTTTAAATGTATTCCTCTATATTTATATAAAAACATATGAACTTTGAAAATTATAAAGATAAAGGATTAAGTGGTTTAGCTAATTTAGGTAACACTTGTTTTATTAATTCTTGTATGCAAGTCCTTTCTCATACATACGAATTCGATATGTTTTTAGATGACGAAAATTATAAAAAAAAATTACAAAATAAGATCGAATCCGCATTGCTTTTAGAATGGGATAATTTACGAAAGATAATGTGGAATTCAAATTGTGTTGTATCGCCAGGAAAATTTATTAAAACAATTCAAAAAGTAGCACAATTGAAGAAAATGGAAATGTTTACGGGATATTCACAAAACGATTTACCGGAATTTCTATTATTTTTAATTGATTGTTTTCATAGTGGATTGTCTAGGGAAATTAAAATGACTATATCAGGTAAGCCAGAAAATGAAACGGATAAAATTGCCATTCAATGTTTTGAAATGATTAAAAATATGTATTCAAAGGAATATTCCGAAGTTTGGAATTTATTTTATGCAGTGCACGTTTCAGAAATTTCTAATTTAGAAACGGGTGAAACCGTTAAAATTACACCAGAGCCATATTTTATGATTGATCTACCTATACCGGAAAACAACAAATCACCTTCGTTAATCGATTGTTTTAACCATTATGTAGAGGGAGAAATATTAGAAGGAGACAATGGTTGGTATAACGAAGAGACAAAGGAACGGGTCAATATTAGAAAGAAAATACAATTTTGGTCTTTCCCAAATATTTTAGTAATAGATTTTAAGCGATTTAATAGTCGATTTCAAAAAACTCAGATCCATATTACCTTTCCATTGGACGATCTAGACTTATCAGAATATGTAATTGGTTATAAAAAAGAAATATACAAGTACGAACTTTACGGAGTTTGTAATCATAGTGGTGGAGTAATGGGCGGACACTATACTGCTTATGTAAAGAATGCGAATGGTAAATGGTATCACATTAACGACACTAATGTCTCTGAAGTAGCGATTATAGATTCTATTGTTTCGCCAAAAGCCTACGTTCTATTTTACAGAAAAAAGACAACTTAAGATAATTTAAAAATTTTATCAACTATCAAATTAATATTTTATTATTTTATAACCATATTTATATATTATAAATGGAAGTGGTAAATACAACATCAACAACGGACCCAGTAAATATGTATAATTATTTAAATAGTTACATTTTAAATCCTACGATCTTTATTATCATATTATTAGTTATTGTAACCTATTATATTTTTTCGTCATCTTTAGGTAGTGGTTCTAGTAGTTTAGGAAACACAATAGATAGCAGTAATGATAAAGGATCGAGTATAATGGGTATTATTGTTATTGTAATATTGATTGTTTTAATAATTATCAATGCCTTTCAATATTTTTTTAGTATAAATGTAACCGCTTATATACAAGGGCTGTTTACTCCAAAAACAACATTAGATATTGTGGTTGATCAAAGTACATATCAACAACCCACATCAACTGTTCCTGAAATAAGATTTAAAAAACAAGTTTTTAATATACCTGGAAATTATTACAATTATGAAAACGCCAAAGCCTTGTGTAAAGCGTACGGTGCAAATTTAGCAACCTATGATCAAATTGAGAATGCATATAATAATGGCGCAGAATGGTGTAATTATGGGTGGTCTGCAAATCAGCTAGCATTATTTCCTACACAGAAAAAAACATACGATAATCTGCAAAAGATACCTGGTCACGAAAATGATTGTGGTAGAGCAGGCGTAAATGGTGGATATATGGCAAATCCAAATATAAAATTTGGTGTAAATTGTTTTGGATATAAACCAAAGATAACTGCAGAGGAAGATGAATTAATGAAAACTGCTACTCCATATCCAGAAACAGCAGAAGATATAGCTTTTCAAAAACGTGTTGATTATTGGAAAAATAAAATAGATGAAATATTAGTTTCGCCATTTAATTACAGCACGTGGGGCTCATTTTAAATAAATTATTTATAAATATTTTAGAGATAACATATTTATAAATATATCAAATACTAATAATTATTACTGTTTGGTCTGTATTCTTTGTACATTTCTTCTGTATACAGAAGACAAGAATTTTCATATATTAAACAGGAATGTTCGTATGTAATTTTACTATTTACAATAGATAAATAAAATTCAATTGTAAAATAAATAAATAAAAAAAGTGTCGCAAATCTAGTGAATTTATTTAAAAATTTTGTTAAAATTAACTGAAAAATTATTACAGTATTAGATTTTATAAAAGGCTGTTTTCTCTCGATAAATGTTCGACATATAGGACATTTCATAGAATGATCGTACCATTCATATAAACATTTTTTATGAATATATCCACTGCATTTACATTTTTTGTTATAATCTTGTTGTTTGCACATCTCAATAGTATTTTTTTCATCTTCTAAAGCCACTTCATAACAAATAAAGCATTCATTTTCTTCTTCAATTTTATTGATTAGAATATCTATTAATTCATCATTATATATATTATAATGGTCAATTGTTCTGAATAACATAACCGTTTGTTATATAAATAATTTATTTTATTTTCTTCTTTTTTATTTTCTTCTCTTTGTACCACCTTTTTTACTTGTATTTGTTTTTTGTCTTTTAGTTTGTTTATTTTTATTATTTTTGTTTTGCTGTTTTAATTTATTATCGTGCTCTCTGACTAAACCTAATAATTTATCGTGCAATTCGTCGTCTATATCACTATCACTATCACTATCTTCGTCTACACGGTCTTTATATTCGCCACCAACTTTGTTACCATAAGTTAAAGCCCAGTTTGGAATTACCAAACTTTGAAATAAGTCGGATACTTTATTAGAGTCGCCTCCACCCAATTGAGTATTCAATGTCATTATTGGCGACAACCCAGATTTCATCATAATAGAATTTACGTTAAACCCTCCTGAAAAAACACCTTCTTCTTTATCTGTATTAAAAACTAATTCATTTGCTCCTATTTCTCCTATTGTATTATTGCTCATATAAATTATAGATATTAATTAATTATTAGAAAAGCGCTTTATTTCTGGAACGTTTTTAAATGATCGTTTTTGTTTTATATGTTCCATTATTAGTTTGACTTGTGATTCATTTTTAATTACTTCACTCAATGTCTTTTCTAAATATTTAAAGGTTAAAGGTTCTTGCACTTTTGTATTTACAAATTTCAATTTTCCATCGCTTATTTGAACTGTTGCATTCGAGAGATTATTGGAAGACACATAATTCGTTATATTCTCCTCCAAAGTGTTCCTTTTCTCTCTTAATTCTTTCGTTTTCTCATTTAATTGTTTCAATTGATTATCTAATTGAACCCATTGTTGTATTTGTCCTTCAAAACTCATTTTATCTTATTATTTTTATAAGATAAAATATATTTACTTTTACAACACAAAGATTAATGTCTTCTTTTATGAGTTTTACCTCCGTGCTTCTTGCGTCTAAATGTTTGTTGCATACCTAGAATACTAAATGGTACAATCGCTTGGTTGATAACTTCGCCCCAAAGACCACCCTTTCTTGAGCGACTTCTACTGCGACGTTTGCCTGCAGATTGAATAAGTGATAAATTTTGGGCTGAAGGAGTACCTGGTTGAGTACTCCATTGTCCTTGAGCACCAACATATTCTGAACCAACTCTTGATCCATAAGGTCCTGTTTGATCAAATGTGCGGGCAAATTGAGCAGGACCTGAAGCATTTACATAACTACCATATGTAGATCCAGAGGTATAATTACCTCCCATTTGAGATCGAGATCTGCTAAGGGATCTTGCTAGGTTTAGACTTCGGGTTAGACTTGCACTGCGACTACGACTACGACTACGACTTGCACTACGACTACGACTACGACTTGCCATTTATATAAATTGATGAGATTAAATTTATTTAATTTAAAATTTTGATTAAAATAGTATTGTGGTTTTTACATTTTTACATTTTTATTGTGCATTTCTTATCACTTGTTTGTAAATAAATCTAAAAAATTTTGGCAATAATTTGTTTATTACGCAATACCATAATTAAAATAATAAGTATTGCTAAAATCATTATAAAAATCAAAAAGACTAATGATACGGTTATATATATGTATGGATTTATCTCATATAAAATAAAATCTATAACCGGTTTCAATAACATTTTAAATTCGTTTTTAATATCTTCTCTCTTCAGGATATCTAAACATTGTTGAACCAACGAATCTTTCATAATAAATGATAACAAAAATATTATAAATATTATGCGTGTTAATAAATATTAATTTTTCTGTATTTTCAGTAGTATGGATAGTATTATTGAACCAAATGCTTTCTTTGATTTTTCGAAGATTTCTTTAGCACACCCAGTAGGGATTCAAGGCGGTGCATATTTTACTAAAATAGAAAATAATAATAAACCTTTGTACATTCAAACTGTTAAAAGTCAAACAAGACAAGGTTTTGTCAAAACTGGAAAAAAATATTATTGTGATCTAATGTTTGATAAAAATGCAGATAATCTGATTCAGTGGTTTGAAAATTTAGAAGAAAGATGTCAAAAATTAATATTCGAAAAAAGGGATACGTGGTTTCAAAATAGTTTAGAAGAAAGTGATATTGAAACTGCATTTAACTCAACAATTCGAGTATACAAATCTGGTAAATATTATTTGATAAGAACAAATGTTAAAAACAATCATAACAATTTGCCTGCAGTAAAAATTTATAATGAAAACGAAATCTCCTTATCCATAGAAGACGTTAATTGTGAAACAAATATGATATCGATATTAGAAATCCAAGGAATTAAATTCACGTCTAGAAATTTTCAGATTGAAATAGAACTCAAACAAGTAATGGTGTTAGATAATGAACCTATTTTTGAAAGTTGTCTAATTAAAACAAAAAAGCCGAGTTTAAATACACAAGAACCTTTACAAGAACCCTTACAAGAAAGTATACAAGCTTTAGAACATAATACATTAGAAGAGATTAGTTATCTTTGTACTGGGAATAATGTTACCGAAAGTCTAGGCGAAATAGACGAAATAGATGAAATAAATGGATTAGATGAAATAAATGGATTAGATAGAGTAGATGAAATAGATCAAGACAAAAATCAAAATAATAGTAGCGATAAACAAAACGATTTAGAAGAAATGTCAGAACCCACTTTAGAAAGTTTAGAAGATTTAACACCCACTCAAATATCAGACCCTTTACAAAACAGCGATAATATTTCTCTAGAAATAGAAGACCTAAATTTAGAGATAGAAGAAACAAGTAATCTTATTAAAGAATTAGACAAAATAGAAGAGTTATCTTTAGACAATAATTTAGAAACAATAAAGCTTAAAAAACCGAATCAGGTTTACTTTGAACTATATAAAGAAGCTAGAAACAAAGCGAAAATAGCAAAGAAGAATGCTCTTTTAGCATATTTAGAAGCTAAGAATATTAAGAAGACTTATATGTTAGAAAACTTGAATGATAGTGATAGTGATATTGACGCTGAAATTGACGAAGTTTCAGAAAGTGAATTAGAAGATTTATAAAATATAATTTTCAACCATTCAATCTTGATTTATTTAATTGTGGACTTTTCATCAAATGTTTAGAATAATTAATATGTATTCTAAAAATTATTTTATCATTAATTTTATATAATGACAGTCTCTTTGAAGAAGCTATGGAATGACTATGGAATTGGAGCCATTATTGTTTTATTAATTATTGCATACGGTATTAGCTTATTTGCAGGTTATTTAGGTGCAAAAGGTATGCCTGGTAATGAATCTAACTCCGGAATGCAACAGCAGTACAAAAATACTAACACACAAATGTCTGCCGGCGTTCGTCCGTCGGATCCAAACGGAAATGAGGTTTTTGCATCAGCGAGTGGTGTCCAAACCAGTATGCCTGGCATACCTGCGTCGTGTTCTAAGCCAAATATTCAAAATCCTGCCGAACTTTTACCTAAGGATTCCAACTCTCAATGGGCTCAATTAAATCCTTCTGGCAAAGGCGAATTAGCAAACGTTAATTTATTAAAGGCTGGTTATCACATTGGTATTGACACCATCGGACAAAGTTTAAGAAACGCTAACTTACAGATCCGTTCCGAACCACCAAATCCTCAATTGAATGTTGGACCTTGGAATCAATCAACAATCGAGCCTGATTTTATGAGACCACCTTTAGAGCTTGGATCTGGACCACAATAAATAAATACGAAACCATATTTATAAAATAAAATTGATACTGTTTTTAATTAATGAATTTACTACAATTAATTAAAAATGAGCAAAAAATTTATTTTAAACAAAATCAATAGCACACTTGTTGAAACTGCGAATGACACCAAGTCAATGGTTGTAACAGAAGATCTCGGTAAAATATTTGAGATGGCTATTTGTTTATTATACAATACTCCATATGTTGGAAAATTTAAGTACAGTATGTCTGATGCTGAAAAACTTAGAGATAAAATTACTGCATTGAAGAAGGTATTTCCTCAAAATATTACCCATACTGCAGAAAAAGGTGCACGGTATGATTTCACTTGTACAGATAAAGACGGCTTATATTTAAGTGCAAAAACCACTAAAAAAGGTGACAAAGTTTGTCCTCAAGTCATTGGTCAACCTAGTAAAAAAAAATTTTGTCAGCATTTTGGGGTAGATAATTCTATTACTATACCAGAGATAAAAAAATATATACAAGATAATATTCAAAGTATGCTTCAAAAATATTTTGAGTACACCTGCGATTGTCCGATCATTTATTATAATCAACATAAAAATTTGTTTCTATTCGTAAAAAATATAACCGATATTGTATGGACTGATTATGCAATTGAATTCAGTCACATTAAAAAGGATAAAGAGTGGAATGAAAGCACAACAATTAGTATTCAAGATGTTTCTATAGGCGAATTTCAGGTACATAATCATAGAGACAATATAAAATTCCGTTGGTGTTTTGAAAATTTACTTCATAAATTTAAAGATCATTTTGAAATTGTAAACATAACAAATGTTGATAATTAAAAAGAAGCTAACGTGTAACAACGTCCTTGTTGGGTCTATTTCACAAGTTCTATATTACATTCTATTACATTATCACCTTTTTTACTAGTATCAACAAACCATATATATTCTTCTACAAATTTTGTGTCAACCCCTTTCTGGGCCTTGAATTTATTATATTGAATTTTATATAATTTGACTAGACCTTTTTTTAAAAGAATTTTTTTCAACTCTTCTATAGATAACAAACCTTCATTATTATACGAAATGACTAGATAATTAGTATTTGCACCATTTATCAAATCCGTAAAAACCCTTTTGACTTCTGTTTTTTTACAAAATTTACTTTTATTATAATTGTCAATTAACGCGGTTTTCCCGTTTAAAACGATATTTTCATCATAATGTGCTATATAATTCAATGGTGAATAGTTTGCACTGTATTGTCTTTGATTGTAGGGTGGATCTATATAAATAATATCATAATATTTACTACTACCTATTTTCATTAATTCTTCTGCTAATTCATTATATACAGTATTTCCTTCCTTTACCTCGGTACGTGTATGAATTGGTTTCAAAATAAGATCTTTTAGAGCGGATGTCTTATATGCTTTTAAGTAGGATCCGTAAACACAAGATGTATTGGCTACTTTGTCAATAGAAACCAATAACGACGCTAATAAGAAATGAAACTCATTTTCTGTAATTTGATTTGTTTTATGAAGGTTTCCAATATATTGTCTTATAGCATCTGTTTTTCTCGCATTTTTATTTGAAAAGAACATTCTTTCACAAGTATTTGTAGGTGAAAAGCTGTTGTATATCAAACCATCTACTAGCGCCAAATTATTGCATTCATTTATTATTTTCTCTATATTTTCGGTATAACTACATTTTAAAAGGGCACAATTTATTATATAACTATAATATTCTAGATCGTTTGCATCACAGCTCTTACAATAATTTAACATATTAAATCCTACCGTACCTGTTCCTGCAAATAAATCCATAAGGGTCTTGGAATCCATATCATTTATATTTTCTTTACATACAAATAATAACGTATCAAATAAACTGTGTTTAGAGCCTATATAATTCAGTGTATTCATTAAACTAACTACATTTAATAATAATAAGCCTTTAATTGTCAATTTTAAATTTAAATAAATTTTGAAAATACCTTTTCTAAACGTATATATAATGGAAAAGCATAATATATTTTTTTATATTTTTATAGCCTTTATTCTTTTCTTTTGCTTAGCTATTTATTACCAATCAGATGCTTATAATTTAAAATGTATTATAGCTTCAGAAGACGGTAATAGATATTGTGTGAGGGAAAGACAAAAACTAGAATTGGCCGCAAACCTTTTAGCCCAAGTTACACAAAAAATGAAAGATATGGTTGAATATATGAAATCAAAACATCCTGACGATGAACGTACTAAGCGACTGGTTGAAGGATTTAATCCAAAAAAAATCAGCGAAACATTGCCAACTAGTGAACTAACTGCTTATAGTGAAAATAAAGGAGAGAAAATTGCGTTCTGTTTAAATACAACCAAGGAGGGTAATAAATTGATTGATATAAACACTCTTACCTTTGTTGCCTTACACGAACTATCTCATATTATGACAGAATCCATAGGGCATAAACAAGACTTTTGGGAAAATTTTAAATATTTATTACAAAATGCAAAAGATGCTGGTATATATGATCCCGTAGATTATAAGAAAAACCCACAAGAATATTGCGGTATGACTATAAATGACAATCCATATTACGATCTAGTTTAAGGTTTTTAGACGGGTTAACAATTAAAAACTTATAAAATATTAAATGAAGATAATGTTGCAAATAGTTTTATCATATTTATTTCATTTTCACGAAGTGTGTATTTATTGGTAATCTTTGTGTATATTTTACCATAATGTTTTAAACCCACGGCAATAATTGATTTTAGGAAGTCAAAATAATAGTGCGGATAACATAATATTCTATGAATATCATCATCGATTTTTTTACTGAATTCTTTACTGAATTCTTTATAAATATTGCTATCCTTATTCAATGAATTTTCAAATACTATTTTTATATATTTCATACACGAATATAATTTCTCCAGTGTAGACTTATTTATAGGTAGCAATGTTAAATTTTTACTCACAAAATTTGGTGTATATTTTGATCGCAGGAACTTCAATCTAGTATTTGTATCTATAAACCAGGCCTTTCTAGACCTAACAATATCAAATAAGCAAGATAATAGATATTTTTAGCTGCATTAATATCTCTATCCCAATGAATCTTACATTCTTCGTTTGTACAACGAATACTATAAACCCCAAAATATATAACTGAACTTCATCTGGTAGCACTTCCAGTATTTTTTTTCCATATACTTTATGTAATATATTCTTGTAATACGTTTCTTTTTGTATTTTCTCGATTTCATCCACAGTAAGATCCTTTTTCTGCTTAAGAATACTAATTTCTCTGAGTTTTTTCTCCATCTTTTTTGAAGACATTTTAATAATACTTTTCTTTATGTTAAACCTCCATTTCTTAATTCAATTTTTTTATAATCGAGAATAAAAATTATAAAACGTGTAAATCTACATAAGCATTGATAGATTTAATAATATCATTTATGATTGTTAACTCCTCATATAATTTTTTATATTTTTTACTATTTTTGTCTTGTATTTCGCTTAAAAGGTTGAGTTTCTTAACCGCGGTAGCCACACTTCTTTCCAGTATTTTTTTACAATATGCGTTATTCAAATATACCGACATAAATAATACAAAATCATATTTTTAATTTATTATCTTTGAAATTTAATAAATTAAAAATAATACCAACTTTATATATATGTCAAAATCATTATCTTCAATAAAAACACAAAATATAAATCTACAAGCTTTAGATAAAAAAATATACAAAGTAAAACAACTAGTAAATGGTTCTGTAGATACTATTTACATATTCAATGGTCGAAAATCTGTAGATAACGAAGAAGAATTGTTTAAGAATATTTTTACGGACGAAGAAACGGAAGACATTAAAACCCATAATATATCTATTAAATTTTGCGAACAACAAATACACTTTGACGATTCAATCGGCACTATTAAAATCAAAATTTTAAATGAGATAAAAAAAGAAGTGTCCTTAGACGAAATATATCTATATTGCCAGAAGATAGAAACCTTAAATGCAGTATCTATTTATCAATCTCTTACCCAAAAAAATAAATTAGAATTAACAAAAGTTCGATTAGATCAATTTATTTCAAATATTGTAAGTGATGAAAATGGTAACCCCTTAAAACCACCTCTTGATAAAAACGTTTACACATTTGATGATATATTTGAAATGAAATTCGATAACAAAAAATATATTGTTAACAAAGTTTTGGGTCAAAAATTCTTTATTGTTGAAAATGAATATCCGTTTGTATGTAATCCTTATCAAGTTACAGAATATGACAAGTTTTTGGAAAAATCGGCTAGGAAATCATTAACCACCTTAAATAGTCACTTATTATTGAATACAGGAGATATAGTGGATAATAGTATATATTTATGTTTAGCGGATGATGTTTTGCCTTATGTGGGACGAAAAGATATAGCAGAAGATACGACTATGAAGATCTATTACCCATTTTTATACAATAAAAATATAGTTAACTTGGATGGTTTGGAAAATAATAGAAATAAATTAATTCAAGGTAATAAGAAGGTTCTGAATGAAAAAACTATAGAAACATTCAAGACAATAGATATGTTTTATGATGTATATAATCTAAGAAAGAAAGAATTAAAATATGTAAATAGAGGAATTAAATATATAAAAGCTGTGTTGCGTCCAGATTTTTATATCAAAATACCGCTAGAGGTTATTTTTAAGATTGTTCACGCGACAAAAGATAACCCATTAATTAAATATAATCCTTCTTCTAGACAAGAAAATGTCTATAGATTTTTTACTGATAAAATTTCAACCGACGGTAGAAAAATACCGTATATTAAAAAAACCTCTTTTTACAAATTAAAAAAAACAATTGCTAGAAACAAATCGGTTGCGGTTTATATTGAAAGTACTACATATTCTTTGATTTGTGAGTTCGACGAAGAAGGTTTTATAACAGTGAGTTCTGAATTTGATACTGCTATGAGTGTAAATGATATTGATAATTTATTTAGAAAATATGTTAATCCTGTTATTTTGGAAATTAAAAATTTATTAGAGCAAAGTGGTTATAAATTAAACACATTCAATAGTTTAAACGACGAAAATATAGAAATTAAACAATTAACATATGAAACAAAAATCGAAATAAATAAACCACTCGATATTGATGCTTATAAAGGCTGTATTTCAAGTATTTTTATTAATGAAACAAATTCTTTTAAAGGCGGAAATACCATTAATTTACGTTTTAAACGTGTTGCAAACTATAGTATTTTCACAAGTCAGGAAGCCTTTATTTTAGAAAAATCTAGCCAGGGATTAAGAGGCGATCAGATTATTGAAGCACTTCTTGAAAATTTTTCAAATGATTTAAATCGTAAAGAAGCGGAAGAAATGGTTCGAAAGGTGGCAAACGAATTAGAAATAGAAAGAGGAGTCAGAAATTCTGATATTAAAATTAAAAATAATCCAGGATTTAAAACCATTATATCACTCGAAAAGGAAACAGGTATAATAACTATTACAACTGAAAATATTAACAATATTAACTACTTATATTCATTGCCAATTTATTTGGATACTATGGTTCGTTTAACGCAAGATAAAGGCGCCTCTTCTACATATCCAGTTAAAGAAATAAATCATTTGTGTTCAACTGGCGAAAAACAAGACGTAATTATTGCCGATATGATATCATCTTCAGAAGAATCCGCGCCAAATTCTGAAATTCCTTCTATTGAACCAGGAGAAGAAGAAATTCAATATAATAAATTTAAAACCGTTGATGTCAACAAACCAAAAGGCGCACTTAGTTTATTTTTTGATGAGGACGACAACGAAGACGAATCTTTTGAAGGAGGTAGAGGAAGTGATTCGGAGTCTTCTATTTCAAGTGAAGAAAATGAATCTAGAGAATCAAACAAACTTACTTATAACGGTATTACAGTTCCAAGTGGATTAACTAGTTCTAATTCAGAATCATCTGTTTCATCTGCCAAGGAAGAACTTGATACAGGAGTTAAAAGTTTGTCTTCCATAGAATCTGTTTCTTCTGAAAAAGTTTTACCAGTAGAACTTGAAAAAGAGGATGTGAAAACTGTTGTTGCACCCGATTTAGAAGTCGAAGAAGAGGAAAACGAAAAAGAAAAAATATTGGATGAAGAATCTGATGAAGAATCTGTTGAAGAAACCGTAAGAAATATTGATGGTATGAAATTAAATAAACCTTATTATTTTCAAACCTTAATTGAAAAGAAGGATCCAGTTTTAATATTAAAAGAAGACACTCCGCAATTTAATTCGTATCCTAGAACTTGCAGTTCTAATATGAGAAGACAACCTGTAATATTAAGTGATTCACAACTAGACAAAATTAACAAAGAACACCCTGGATTTTTAAGAGAAGAAGACGTTGTAAAATATGGTTCAAATCCAAAAAACCAGTTTAATTATATATGTCCACGTTATTGGTGTTTAAAAAATAATACATTTGTTCATCCAAATGATTTGAAAGAGGTTGTCGGTAAAGATGGTAAAAAAGAACTTGTTCACCCAACGTGTGGTAAGGTATTACCAAAAGGTGAAAAAGTTGTTAAACCAGGATACTACGTTTATGAATTTTATGAAGAGAAACCTGGTAAAAAGGGCTATAAAAAATACCCCAGCTTGATACCTGATTCACATCCAGATGGGTATTGTCTACCTTGTTGCTTTGATAAATATAATACAGAGGGTAGAATAAAAGCAATGCAAAAATGCAAAGGAGAAACTGTCGTAAATAAAGAAAAAGGACTGCCTGAAGAAAAACAAAAAAGATTAGAAGAGAAAGAAGAAAAAGAAGAAGATGAATATATCAAGGGTCCAGACAAATTTCCTCTTAAACCAGGAAGATGGGGGTATTTGCCAGTTGAAATACAAGCAATGCTTCGCGAAGCTAATGCTGATTGCCAAATTAGCAAAACAAATACGAATATAAAAGATAATCACCCTTGTCTACTTCGTCACGGTGTGGAAGTAAATGTAAAACAATCCTTTGTTGCCTGTATATCAGACGCAATTTTTTTCGGTAAAAGAATTTTTGACGAAAACCAGAAAATAACAAATAAGATCGCAAAAATCTTAACCATTAAAGAAATGAGAGGTCGGATAATAAAGGCTATTTCATTAGATACATTTATTAAGTATCAAAACGGTAATTTGGTTACTGACTTTAATGACATCAACAAAAAAATCGATTTTGATGAATATAAAGATAGTAAATTATTTTCAAAAATAAATATGGAAAACCCGGAAGAAAAAATTTATTTTACAAAAGTTGCGTCTGCGTACGAAAACTTTATAAGTTTTTTAAATGATGACGATGCGCTAATAGACCACACCTATTTATGGGATATTATAAGTATGCCCAACAAATATTTGTTTCCGAATGGCGTCAATTTAATTATATTCCACCTTCCTAAGGATGATATTACTAATAACGTACAATTATTGTGCCCTACGAATCATTACTCGAGTGAATTCTATGACTCAATAAAGCCAACTATTATTTTAATGAAAGAAGAAGGTTACTATGAACCAATATATTCATATTCTACCAATAATAAAAAAATATCTGTTTCCAAAGAATTCAAAGAACGTGATCCGCAATTATCGAAAACGATGCGCGCTGTTTTCAATGAAATTATTAAACCGTTTTTCAATCTAATATGCAGACCATTAGAAAGTATGCCGAATATTTACAAGGCAAAACGTTCCCTTCTTTTACACGATTTAATTCAAAAATTGGATAAATACAAATATAACATAAAAAAGTTGGTAGTTAATTTTAATAATAAGGTAATAGGCGTTCTGGCTGAAGAGCCATCACCATCTAACAAAACGGGATTTATTCCTTGTTATCCATCAGCGATAAACGATGATGTTAAAAAAGATCTAGATTTTGTTTTTATGACTGATATAACATTATGGAATACATATATAGATACTGTGCAATTTTTAAACAGACTTGATAAAAGGAGTAAAAAACGTAGAACCGAATCAGATATCCCTTGCAAGCCAGCGTTCAAAGTTGTTGAAGATGATCACGTTGTTGGTATATTAACAAACACCAATCAATTTATACAATTGTCCGAACCAATACGACTAGATGAAGTAAATGAAGAATTAGATATACCTTCTATAGATAACGACAACTACATAGTAAATGCGAAAGCTAAAACAATGGTAAACAGTGATGTTGAAATAATGACAAGAACCGATGTTGATAAAGAACGGGTTGATTACATAAAAAAAATAAGACTAGAGTCAAGTTTCTACAATGTATTCCGAAATACTATTCGTATTTTAATCAACGACTATGAAAACTCTAAAATTAGAGAGAAAATCGAAAGCGAAATGTTGAAAGAATATATTATTTACTCTGAAAAGTTAATCAATATAGACAAATTACTTCGCGATTTGGTAAAAGATAAAATACAATTTATTGGAGACGAAAATTATTATAAATTAATCAATGAAATTTCGACTTGTATTGTGAAAGATAAAGAAGCGTGTTCTGCAACTCCTAATTTATGCGTTACTACTGAAAATGATAAATGTAATTTAATACTTCCAGAAAAGAATCTAATCACACATAAAAAGAACGAACCTATTTATTTCGGTAGAATGGCCGACGAATTGATAAGATATAATAGAATTAAATCATTTATGCTTCAACCACAAACATATTTGTCATTCGGTAACATCAGCTATAATCTTAGAGATAATGAGATCATATTAATTGAATCATTGTTGACAAAAGAGTATTTCGAGACATTAATTCCAGCGGTTACAAATAAATACATTACTCACAATTCTTACGACGAAGTTGAACCTATTCTAACACAAGTGTATGAAAATACGGTTTCGGATATGGATCCTGCTACTGGAAGAAAAAATATAGAGTCTTGTGAAAAAACTGTAAAAACACGCATAACGTCTGGAGTATGGAAGGACTGTTTCCCAGATAATTATGGCGAAATCGAATATAAAAAAAACATTATGTGCACATATAGTGTTATTATTGATTTAATAGAGAGAAAAACGGGTAAAACATTATCTGTTAATCAGATCAAAAACGAATTATTTAATGCATATAAAAAATACTTGGGCAATTATTTTAACCAAATAGTTGATATTTTGATTTTAGAAGGTAAAAAGACCTTGGGCGATCAAGTGCAAGCTGAAATCTTGTCGTTTGCGAGTTTAATATATACTGATAATTATTTTTTAACACCGTTTGACATCTGGATGCTAGTTATAAAATATGAAATACCGACTATTTTTGTTAGCCAAAGTTATATTTTACAAACCAAATATGAAAAACACGAGTTTATTGCTTACGGAAATGAAAATGACAAGTTTGCATTTTTAGTAATACCCGGTTTACGTCCCGAAAATATTCCAGGATTCAGATTGATACAAACCAATGAGGGTGAAGTATTTATTTCTCTCGACAAATTAAATGATAACTGTGTAGAAAGAATTACCGGTGCTGTTGCCGATGTAATTTCAATTGAAAATTATTTAAAACAATTTACAAAACCAACAAAAACAAAATACGAAAAGAAGAAACCAAAGAGGTTAATTATTGAGTCTGACAGTGAAGAAAATGTAGAAGAAATGAAAAAACCTGAAAAAAATATTGTAAAAGAAGACGTGGAAATATCACCAGAAGAATTTGTTATTAAAACCGTGAAAAAATCTAGAAAGAAATTGGAAATAAAAGGGAATAAGCCTGCTACAAGAAAAATAAAGAAATAAATAGTTTTCTCAGTGTTTAATTTTCAACTCACAGAGTCTGTTTCAGAATTACCCTCGTAAAATTCATTGTCATTCTCATTGTTAATAGCAGCATTTGTACCTCCATGTTCGCCTTCATCTTCATCCTCTTCTAGTTCATCTTGATCTGGTTCATCTTCATCTTGACCAGAATCCTCATCAGACATATTTCGATTGTCTATTAATGTAAACCTACGTCTAAATGTAAATCTATGAGTAACAAAATTATTTTCATTATACTTTAAATGATCTGATAAAAACCCATTATTATATTGTTCATTATTATTGAATTTGATATGTTTGTCATCAAATTCTATAATCTTACCACATAAACGTCTTTTAAATGTTTCATCCCATTTAGTTAATATTTTATACCTTTTTCTACCAAAAGCAGGATTAAAATTATAAAACCTCGCCAATTTTTTCCTTAAAATATATGATGCATCTCCTCTAGTTTTAGATAAATAAGAATATTGTGATGTACAATATAAAAATAAATATGGTCTCATTATTTTAATTAATTTCTCTCGAGGGAACTCTTTATCGATTTCTATATTTTCACTTGGGTAACAATCATTATGGTGTTCAATCATACTTTCAATTTCTTTAATTAATACATTCGCTGGTGACATATAAACATAATTTTTAATTGAATATTCCCTCAACAAACATTCATTATTATTTTTGAATATAGTGAGATTAAAATCTGCTATGAAAAATTTAAATAATATTTCCGCATAACAATTTGTTTTAAATTTTATGAAAAAATAAATATTATACAATGTAGATTTATTAAATGGAATATTATCATAAGGATTTTTAATACATTTGGGATCGGAAAAAAACATATGTGAATGTGTTAACGCGGTGTTGATTATTTTGATTAAATCGTTTATATGAAACAAGTATTTTGAATTATTATGAAATATACATATTACACTTTTATCAAGCGGATCTAATTCATTTAAACACATATCCGTATTTACAACCGTTTTAGCCTTCTTATATTTATAATTGTATACAAATTTATTTAACGTATTGTAAGTTTTTTGTATTTGGCAAAAGTATCGTATAAAATTGTCTTCCTTATTATTCTTTATTAAAAAATTTCCTAACGATTCTTTTAAAAATATATATTTGTTTTTACTATTTATTTCTTTTGTTAACAACGTTTCAAATATTAATTTTATACTATTATCTATCCCATCAGCTATGTAATTATATAAAAAAACAGAGTTACTCGTTTTTAAAGTATTTTTTGTTATTAATTTATAAGTAGACATTATATAATGTGTTAAATTATATTTAATATAATATTAAATATAAATTTAATATAAATTTAATATAAATTTAATAAATCTTAAGAATTGCGAGTATATCAAAAAAATTGATTACTTTTTAATAAAAATATATAAATGCAATTTATTTTATGAAATCACCAAAATATGGCTTCAATCAAGACTTCAAACAAGACTTCAAATACATCTGACAAACTTCACGAATTTTATATGAATTATTCATCGCAATTGGATGAGATCAATAATAATAAAGAAACTATTCTATACCCTCAGTTTAATCGTTATTTGGACTTGGAACGACATATGAAACGAAATAATGAATATTTTGATATTCACGGAAAATTTCCACCAATAATCGAGGCAATGTTTTACTCAAAAAAACGACGAAGATTAGAAAAGAAATATTATGTAGAACTAATTAACCTTCATATACTAAACGATGAATTAGATAAAAAAAATAAAAATTTACGTAAAAAAAAGAATAATATAGGTAGCTCATTTATTCACGAATACAGTAAATTACAAAAAATAACAAATAAAAATAAAAAACAATTAGAACTCGAAACTTGTAGCATTTGCTTTGATAACCATAAAATTAATAAAATGATTACTACTTGTTGTGGTCATCATTTTGGAAGAATGTGTTTTGCTAAATACATTGATCTAAATTTTGATAATCATAATGACATTGTATGCCCTTTATGTAGAAACGACAATTTGGAATATTTCACAAAATACCATTAAACACAAATTATTTAAAAAACGAGATAATCCTCGCGAAATATATTTTGAAATATTTTTCGTTTTTAATTGTGTTTAATGCAAAAAGGTGTTATACTGTAAAAAAATTTATTGATTTAAATTTTTTTATTATTTTTATTAATTTTATTGTTGTACTATTTTTATTATTTTTAAAATCCTGGATTATAACTATTGTCCTTACCCATATCTTCCTCCTTAATCGTAACCACATTATTCTGTATTGATATCTTATTTACACCACAAGGATCATCTGGGTTATCTACCTTTCCAAAGAATTTATCAATTTCGTCTTCCACATTCATTGGTTTATATTCACTAACTGCTTCTAAATTCTGCATTTCTTCAATATCTAAAACTACTTGGAATGCGCCTGTTCCGAAGAAACCTTCTTGTCCACACATCACATTTGCAGACACACCTCTTAATGTATCTAATTCAGCGTGTCTTGCCGCTTTTAAGAACATTTCAGGAGTCTCTTCAAAGGAAGCCTTTGCAATTGGTCCAATATTATCATTATTGATACCGTGTCTAAATATCGAAATTAACTTATGAGTAAATGTCATTCTATCTACTAACACGCTATAATTGTGGAAGTTAATATATGTACCATCAAATTCTACAACATCTACCAATTCGTTATATATAGCTTGTCTTGCGGCTTCAATACCTAGAACATTATATATTTCTATGATATCGTTACTTATTGTTCTTTTATTATCAATGAAATCTAGACCTAAAACGTCTAGCAAATTTGTGCCTATCGTATCAAGTACCCATATATCTTGTTTTTTATAAACACCGTTTTGTTCTACCATATTGTCAACAATTTTTCGTAGTATCACCTTGTTAATACCTTTAATACCTCGCAATACTACATTTTGTAAAAGTTGGTCTTGGAAATTTTTTAACAAATAAATTTGATCAGACTGGTCTAGAGGGTTTACCTTTGTCTTTTTAGGTCCTCCCCTACCAGACTTGATTACTTCACTCATTCTAATTCTGAATATTAGTTTGTCTGCATTGAAATCAGAATAAATACAGTTTATTTGATCGTCATAACAACTTTTTAATGTGAAATTTACATCATCCATTGTAATATTTTTCTCAAGCATTATTTCAGGATCCATTGCCATTCTGATAATCCATTTTGATTTCTCATTTTCATCATTCTGAAGCGAACCCTCTGAACATTCAGCTACCATATTTTCAAAAGCTCGGTATTGTTCAATTGTGTCTTTGTCGTCGCTTATTAATGTATTTAAATCATCTGGATCAAAACATACTTCAACAGATTTCACGATTTCCTCCAATCTAGTATGCTCTAACATATACATAATGGTCTGAGCCTTCTCTTTTTGTTTTTCGTCTTCTGGTTTCAAATAAATACTGAGCGAAGGGTTTTTTATATCGCTAGATAACGACAATATTTCTTCAATTCTTGGTACACCACGGGTTACATTGGATTTCGATGCAACACCTGCAAAATGAAATGTATTCAGTGTCATCTGGGTTGAAACTTCTCCAATACTCTGTCCTGCAATCATACCGACCATTTCTCCTGGGGCGACAATTGCTCTTTTATAATCAATCGTGATTGTATCCAATAATAATGTTAACGCTGCTTTATTAAATCTCTTAACGACTAGTAGATCTTTTGGAGATAAATAATAATAGAATAACGTCTTGAATAACTCGGTCGGAGGACTGTAATAAATTTTCTTTAAATTGTTGTAGCAATTTTCGATCATTTGGAGTGCTTCTAGCGGTGTAACATCTACTAAGGAAGATATTGTAATGTTACACTGTCCTTGAATATTGTTTATAGTATAGGCTAATGCAACCGGACAGCTTACAGAAGATTCTGCTTTATTTTTAAAGACGTGCTTGATAATCGAGTCGCGATTTTTAATCATCATATCGATATATACTTGGGTGTTGTCCATAAACTCCTTATTTTGTTTCTTATGTCTTGCAAGAGTGTTCTTCAAGAATATGTTACTCATTGATTTTACACTACCTTTTTCTTCGGGAATAAGATAATGGGCGTAAATATCTTGTGTGCTCATTGAAACTATTGGCAATTGTTGATCTTCGCATTTGGTAGTATCAATATTATCATCTCCATAACAGAATTGAACGATCTTATTTTTATTTGTACGAATAGTCATATCATATGACACCATTAAATCTTCTAGACCTTTAATGAGTCTTCTTTGAATATAACCAGTAGTAGAAGTTTTTACTGCAGTATCAATCAAACCTACACGACCACCCATTGCGTGGAAGAATAGTTCTTGCGGTGATAATCCGTTAATGTATGAACTTTCTACGAAACCACGCGCTCCTGGTGAGTCATCGTATTTGGTGAAATGTGGCAGAGTTCTGTTTTCGAAACCGTATGGGATGCGTTTTCCATCTACGTTTTGCTGTCCCAAACAGGAGATCATTTGGGAAATATTTAAATCCGAACCTTTGGAACCTGCATTTACCATTATAACGAAACGGTTATCCTTACTTAAATTTTTCAAACCGATTTTACCTGATTCGGATGTAGCTTGATTTAAAATACTGTTGACTTGGGTCTCAAATTCTTCTTCGTTTGTCTTACCTGTATTATTTTCAAATATGCCAATCTGAACTTGGTCTATTAAATTTTTAACGTCGGTCTTCTTCTTGGTAATAACTTGGACGATTTCGTCGTTTGTTTTTTGGTCGGAAATTAAATCACTTATTCCGACACTAAATGCAGTTGACTTCATATATTCAGTTACTACGTTTTGCAAGTCGTCTACGAATTTGGCCGATGCGAAGTTGCCAAAATCGTTACAAACACGCTGCAAAAGACCTTTTGTTCTTGCACCTAATACGCTTTTGTCCATTTGTCCGCGTACATAGGTTCCGTTTTTTATTTCAATGATGGCATTCGATGTTTTTGCATCATCTTTATCATCCTTGAATGCCTTTGTTTTATATTTCATTGATAGTGGCGGCATTATTTGACTCAATATGTCGAAATTTGTTACGCCTCCGTCCTTCTTTATGTCTTCTAACAATTGCTTTTCGTTCACATTGTTAAACATCATTAGGATATTCATTGCGTCTCTAGGTGAGAAGCGAATGTTTGGTCTCGTGAATTGATACGATCCAAGCATTGAATCTTGATAAATACCTATGATTGAACTGTTGTTTGCAGGACTCACTATCTGATATGGCACGGCCGCCAAATTTTTTAATTCTGCCTCGGACTCCGGATCCTGCGGCATATGTAAATTCATCTCCATGACTTGGAAATGCCTTACCATTTCTAGTAAGGATTGGACTATACCTTGTGCTTCATCAGGCTGGTCAAGCCGTCATTTGAAACCCGTAAACATCTAGTCTCTGAGCCTCCCCCATACTCTTACCATAGCGAGGTTAGGGGTTTGGTTGCTGATTATCCAATCCGTTCACGTTTTTACCGTCGGGTTCGTCAATTAAACGAGATCCTCACAAGCGTTTCCGCAAGTGAGTGGTAGTGAAGGCTCTAAGGAAGTTCCAGCAGTTTGGATACGTTGCCATTCTAATATTTCTAATATAAATATTCTTGCTCTTTTTTTAATTTCTTCTATTGTTTCATATTGTCCTACGAAAGTTGTGCGCTTTTTATTAATGGTTACTCTAATATACTCGTAATTTAACGTGTTATTTTTAATAATAGATATGTATTTATCGATGTTATTACTATCGATCTGTATATCTTTATATTTATCAAATCTATTTATAGCGTGTATTTTTTGAACTCTTTCCATATCATTTTTTCTACCGGTTAGGTCTCGGGCATTTTTGTAGTCTATCAATCTTTTAGAAATTAGTTGTTTAGTTTTTTCAGTTCTTTTTAAATTATCACCATTGATTACTCTTAACAATGGCTTAATCTCTTCTTCTAATACAACTTTTTTCCCTTTTTCAAAACCACATTTTTGTCCACCGTTTGTTAAATTATAGCCATTTGGGTATTTTGTATCTAGTTCACTGATATACTTTGTTTCATAGTAATCTAGTTCATCTAGAGGACAAGTAGTAAGTAATTCGCATTTAAAGTTGTCAACTCCATATTTATTAAATGCGCTATTTAAATATCTACAAGCTTTTTGTTTATCAATACTTTTTGATTCGCTTATATGACTATTAAATCTACCTATATGTCCAAATGGCCTATATTTACCTTTATTTAAATAATGACTTCTGGTTTGTCCAATATACATTTTATCTGTTAATAGATTTGTTATTTTATATATTTCACCAATGATTTTATGCGCGTCTTCTTTTTCTAACAAATTATTCATTTATATTCTAGCAAGAAATATTTATATTATTTTTAATTAAAATGACTAGGCGATTATATTGACTCAACCAATGAATCAGTAGATATTACAACGTTTTCCCTACTAAGTATTATCTACAACTTAATAGGCGGTCGCCTGTTGGGGACAAGATGAATTACATTTGTTTATCCCCGTCAAAATCCGCATTGTAAGGCTTGGTCTTGCCTTTAAAATCCTTACGATTTCTCGTAAGGTCGGAATACACCTTGTGCCTCATCAGGTTGGTTAGACCATCATTTGAGACCCATCGTCTTCTACTCTCTGAACCTTCCCCATACTCTTACCATAACGAGGTTAGGGGCTTGGCTGCTGATTATCCAATCCTTCACTTTTTTACCATTGGGTACGACTATTAATCGTGGTCCTCACAAATGTTTCCAATTGTGAGTGGTAGTAAAGGCTCTAAGGAACTTCCAGTCAGTTTGGCGACGTTGCCGTTTATTATTTTATTAATAAACGACTAGGGGGTTTCACGCTTTTCACGCCCCCTGTTGCCGACACCAGTTTATCGGCTACGTTCATTCTAAAAGTATCACCGCGCTTCATAATACGCGCAATATGACACATCATACTCATTCTATGCAAAGTGGGTTGACGATTAAATAGAATAGCATCTCCGTCCATCATATGACGATGAACAATGTCTCCTTCTTCGAGAACAATAGATTTTCTATCTAAATAATATCGCAATGTGATCACTTCACCATTTTGCTTTTCCAACATTTTAGCACCGGGCCACACATCTGGACCATTTTGTACTAATTTTGTCAAGAAAGCCTTATTAATTTTATTCACGATAACCGGTTTGGTAATATTTTTAGCAATTTTCATAGGAATACCGAGTTCGCGAATTGAAATATTCGGATCCGCAGTAATAACAGACCGAGCACTAAAATCCACACGTTTCGCCATCAAATTGCCTCTCATACGACCACCTTTTCCATTCAAACGATCCTTAATCGATTTCAAAGGACGACCAGATCGCTGCGCAACAGAAGCAACACCAGGAATCTTATTATCAACTTGAGTTGCCACATAATATTGCAACACAGTGGTCCAATCATCAATGACGTTTGCAGGAGCATTATTCTGAATTTTATCTTGTAAAGTTTTATTCGTTTTTATAATATTTACTAAAATATGACTCAAATCATCCTCAGATCGTTGTTGCGCATCGTGCTTTACAGAAGGACGCACTGCTGGAGGAGGAACCGACATCACTTGGCAAATCATCCAATCTGGTCTTGAATACACTGGACTGAACCCCATAAAATTCACATCATCATCAGAAATTCGCTTAAAATTTTTCAATACCATTTCAGGTGTAACTTTAATAATAATCGGCTCCGCTTCAGCACTATCATTTTTCCATTCGGCAAATATCGTTGCTAGACCCTCTTTACGAATTTTATTTGGCTGCAATGTGCCGCAACCATCTTCACTATCGTCACCACAACGTCTCACTTTGCTACATAATGAAAAGACGTATTTCCATCGCGCATCACCTTGTATTTTGAGAGCTTGTTTGTATTTATCCTTACTAATAAGTAATTTACTACATTTAAAACAAACACACCTCATACATTTTTGAATCGTGCTTAAGTATTGGATATAAAACACTGGTCGTGCCAATTCAATGTGACCCGAATATCCAGGTGTTTGCATATAATCTAAACCATCGGTTGGACAAATTAGACCTGGCTCTAAAACACCCATACGTGGATCAAATAGACCACCTATCACCGGCTTATTATTTATATATGTATCCCTGCTGGTAATTTCAGCAACAGATCCTTTTCGAATTTCATCTGGGGACAGAATACTAAATTGAATTCCAATTACTTTTGAACAATTGATCGACATATTATTGGAAGTTGCTAACTTAGACATCTCTTATATTATAATACAATACATTTATATTGTTTTAAAAAATCAATTTTATTTTAAATTGATGCGTTCTAGAATTACTATTGTTATAAATAAAATCTAAATTATATATATATGTTTGGATTGCCAAAAGGTAAAATGTTGTCTGTTTGCAATTTAGCGATTTTATTAATTGCCGTACTTGTATTAGTTCATATATTAGGTTATGTAGATATTCATATTAAAACCCGAGAAGGTATGAGCAATCGTAAAACAACTGTTAGTGTTATAATGTGGTTAAGTATAGTTATTGGTATACTTTATATTTTATCAACAGTTTTCACCTCAGATACAAGATAATCTGTATAACTATATATTTTTATATGATACAATATTTTATATAAAAATAAAATTGATAACAATTTAAAATCAAAGAATCAATATACAATACAATAAACAATGGCACGTGACAGTCAAACAAAAGCAACTAAAAAAGAAACATCTAAACGATCTAAGAAGATGGAGGAGCTAAATAGAAAAAAGAAACGTTCTGCCGCGGATTCAGATAGTGATAGTAATGATGAAAGTGAATCTGAAGAAGAAATGGACGTTCACGAATATCGAAAATTTATTTCAAAGATCTTTCCATCAAAACATATTAATAAAAAAATTAAAGCCGGTGAAAAATTAAAAAAAATTCTTAACGACGATTCTCAAGAAAATGAAAGCGAAGATGAAAAACCTATTAAAAAAAGTACCAAATCTAAAAAATTTAAGAAGGTTGAAGATGAAGATGATGAATCTGAAGAGGAAGTTAAATGTAAAAAATCTAAAAAAAATGATACATCTAAAAAGACAAAAAAACCAAATAAATCTAAAAAAATTGAAGTATCTGATGGCGATGATGATGAAGAAATTTCATTAGGAGAGGAAGATACCGAAGATGATGAAGACGGAGATTATGAAGATGATGAAGATGAATCTGAATGGGAAGATGTAGATGATGAAGACGACGAAGAAGAGGACGAAATTGAGTATAAAAAATCTGGAAAAGGAGGAAAAGTGAATATTATATTTACTATTGGTGGAGTTGGAGAAGATGAAGACGAGTGGGAAGATGAAGACGAATTCGATTCTGATTATGAAGATGCAGACGACAATGATACCGAAGACGAAGATGAAGAAGTTTCTACGGATGAAGATACAGAAGACGATGAGCAAGAGGAAGAGGAGGAAGAATCGGAAGAAGAAGACTTTCCAAAGAAAAAGAGTAAAAAATCTACGATTTCTAAAAAAGAAGAAGCTAATACACAAATTAGTAAAGAAAAGCCCAATGAAACTCTCGAACAATTGAAGAAATTATTAGAAGCGAATCCTAATGATAAATCGATTCAAAAATGTATTGATGTATATGAAAAAGAAATGAAAACTCAAAAGGTCAAAACAGAAAAAAAAGAGAAAAAGCAAAAAGAAAAAAATCTAAGAATTTTCAGAAAAATAATCAAAGATAAAAACACTATGAACGACTTCTCGTTTTATGAGAAGCTAGAAATGGATAATCAAAAGAAAATCATAAAAGAACTAAGAGAAATTAATAAAATAACTCGTATCGAAAAACCGTACAGAATAACTCTTTTAGAATCAACTATTCCAGTGATATTTAAATCTGCTGCAATGAAGAAAATAAATTCCCTCCGCTATATGGAGCCAGGTAGTGGTGAATTTTATAAAAGTAAAAATTGGGTAGATACATTTATGCGCATACCATTTAATAAATTCGAAGGCTTACCTATTAGTATTGATAATGGTGTAGAAAAATGTCACGAATTTATGGAGAATGCACAGAAAACATTGGATCAAGCTGTTTATGGATTAAATGATGCCAAGATGCAAATAATGCAAATGTTAGGTCAGTTGCTAACAAATCCAAAGGCAATTGGTACTGCTATAGCGATTCACGGACCACCCGGAACAGGTAAAACTTCCTTAGTAAAAGAAGGTATCAGTAAAATTCTGAACCGGCCATTCGCATTTATTGCACTCGGTGGTGCAACAGATAGTAGTTTCTTAGAAGGTCACGGTTACACATATGAGGGCAGTACTTGGGGCAAAATAGTTCAGATCTTGATTGACAGCAAATGTATGAATCCCGTTATTTATTTCGACGAGTTAGATAAAATAAGTGATACTCCTAGAGGTGAAGAAATTGCGGGTATCTTGACTCATTTAACAGATACAACTCAAAATTCCCAATTTCACGATAAATACTTTGCTGAAATCGACTTTGATTTAAGTAAATGTTTATTCATATTCAGTTACAATGATGAGAATAAAGTGAACCCAATTTTGAAAGACAGAATGTACCGAATTAAAACAAAAGGTTATATTTCAAAGGAAAAGACCATTATTGCAAATAATTATTTGCTTCCTAGAATTCGCGAACAAGTGAGATTTAACAATGAGGATATTATTATTCCGAATGATGTTGTCACTCATATTATTGACACTCATTGTAATAAGGAAGACGGCGTTAGAAATCTGAAGCGGTGTTTAGAAATTATCTATACAAAACTAAATTTATACAGATTAATGAAACCGGGATCCAATTTATTCGAAGGCGAAATGTCACTAACCGTAGAATTCCCATTTAATGTTACCAAGGATATTGTAGATAAATTGATAAAACGCGAAGATGATAGTCTAGCAACTTGGCGCAATTTATATAATTAAAAATTTTAAAATAAGAGAAAACTAAGAAAATACTACATTATGTAGGAAATACTTGTTTTTTCTGCAAAAAATCGGTCCTACACCTGTAGTGATGAAATTTTGATGTGTTTTTGAAGACTTTTTTGGAAATTCCAAAAATGGACATTTATAAATGTCCAAAATTCAAAAGTTAAAATACTTTATGCCAAATTCTTAAAATGTGACCATAATTGAATTTTATGGTGTGGTCACATAAAATATAATTTTCATTTTGTGAGCATAATTTTTTTTAATTTTTCAATTTAAAAGTATTTAGAAAAATATGTTAACTATATATATTAACAAATGTTAACAGAAAGTTGCGAAAAAGTTGCACATAAATATGCGTGTATAATATGTGACTATGCAACGTCTCGCAAAAGTAGCTATGACAAACATATAACCACTGCGAAACACATTCAGTTAACAAAAGTTAACGAATTTGGCCAGAAAAGTTGCACAAAAGTTGCAAATGTAGACAAACTTTTTATTTGTAAAAAATGTAGTAAAGAATATACATCCAGAGTAGGTCTATGGAAACATAAAAATAAGTGTAATTTAGATGTTGAAGAATGTGTAGATTTAGAAGAAAATAAAATAATGTCAACTGATACCACTGACAAACATCTGATTATGATGTTGATTAAGGAAAACTCTGATTTTAAAAATATGATGATGAAGGTTTTAGAAAATGGCACCACAAATAATAGCCACAATAATACGAATTCACATAATAAAGCGTTCAATTTGAATTTCTTTTTAAACGAGACCTGCAAAGACGCAATGAACATTATGGATTTTGTTGAATCCATCCAATTGCAGCTAAGTGATTTGGAAAGGGTTGGCGAAGTTGGTTACGTAGAGGGTATTTCTAATATCATCGTAAAGAATTTAAATGCGTTAGATGTTACACAAAGACCTCTTCATTGTACGGATAAAAAGAGGGAAACCATTTATATAAAAGACGAGGATAAATGGGAAAAAGATGAAGAAAAAAATAAAATCCGCAAAGTGATAAAAAAGGTTGCCACAAAAAATGCGAGATTAATACAAAAATTTAAGGAAAAGCATCCAGATTATAATGAGTACCATTCAAAATATTCGACGCAATACCATAAATTGATTATTGAATCCTTCGGCGGATCAGGAGACAACGATTTGGAAAAAGAAGATAAGATAATCCGCAATATTTCGAAGAATATTGTAGTTGATAAGTAACAGCGTTAGTACATATTGTAATAGCGAGTATAATTATATATTTTTAATCAAATATTTAATTATAATAGTATTTTGACTCGGCTTTAAGAAATGTGGATTACCATATTGTATTTGTATTGTGCCACCACATTCCATCTCCTTTTTTCACATTGTATAATGCTCTGAAAATTTGTGAACGTGACAATGGAACATTGCATCTATATTTATCAAGAGGATGAGGATTTGTTTTTAATTGAGCAGCAAGTGCTTTTTTAGTTACGACTTGTCGCTGTTGGAAAGCAAAAAATGTATAAAATGCTTCATATGAAAGATATTTAATTGGCGTAATATCATTATTTTTCTCCTGAAAGTCGCCCAAATATTCGTCACAAATTGCCATACCAGATATATCTGCTAGATCTTCACCGACTCCAATAGAAGCATCAAATTTAATTCCATCTCTAGCAGCAAACTCTTCATATTGTTTTATAACATCTGCTTGAATTTGTTTGTATTTTTTTTTATCAGCATCTGTCCACCAATCATTTAAATTACCATCCCAACCATATTTACTTCCCCAATCATCAAATGCGTGCGATAATTCGTGTGAGATCGTGAACCCCAAATGTGCCAGGTTGTATTCAATACCTCTCTCATCCAAGTCAACAAATGGTTTTTGTATATATCCGAGATTGATGTAAATAGAATTTTTAGACGGAGTATAGGATGCATTGACAATGTATGCTTGAGTACCAACCATTTTAACTGGATACTGTGTCCAATCCATCATAGGAATATCAATAACGGGTTTTCCATCCAGTTCAATAAACTTGTCGTGTCTCCAGTTAATAATTTTTTTCATATTATCGTATAATAAAGTTCCGTAATTTAGATCAGGGTCTTCTCGTAGATCATTTGGCTTACCGTATACAAAATTGAAATGGTCTAGTTTTTTTAGTGCATATCTTTTTGTTGATGGTTGTAGCCAAGTATTTCGTTCCAATATTCTTTTAAATACTAGTTTAAGGTCGTTACATAGTACTTTTACATATTCCATTGCTTCTGGGTTTTCGTATTTTTTAACATACTCATTCGTCAAAAAAGTGTTAAATGGGATCGACATATAGAGTGACGCACTTACCGCATCCGTAGTATTTATTTGTTCTTGTCCTCGTTCAAACTCGCCGTGAAATTTGAAATTCAAGTTTTCCCACCCTTTAGTGAATCTTACCAACTGACGAAATAAAATCCATAACCAATAAGTTTTCCATTTTGGAGTATTCCAATTCTTTAAAAATAAATCCGTACCACATTTTAAATAATTTAAACTTGACGTGACAAAGAACTCTGGTGGCTCTTTAAATCCAAGTTGTTTAGAATATTCACTCCAATCAAAACCGTATTTTTCTAAAGAATCCTTGGTAGTTACTCTATTATATATTTTTTCGGTATTGGTTACATCATTACATCCCATCGCATTGAAAATATCTACTTCAACATCAAAAACGTCGTGTGCGTCATAATTATTTTTTCCTAAAAGTACATCGAATATCGCTTGATTTGATTTATAATACGCTTCACGGTATTTTTTTTTATACTCTACGTCTGTTCCATCATCATAGTATACATTAATATCTATAATTACAAACGGATGCGGTTCTACATAAGAACAAAATATTTTAGAATTTTTATTATCAGGGTTTATAGCCCAAGCAAATGGCGCACGAGGAGAAGTCATTTCATCTTTACTAAAATAGGCCAAAAGTTTCCACGGATTATTTTCTACGAATAAATCTTCGATTGTTTTTTCTGCTTTTTTAGCTAATTGTTTGGTGTATGATTTTGGATTCATATTGATTATTGAAGTATAAAAGTTGTGTAGGTTTTTTGAGAGTTTATTGTTGTGTGTTTTAATATAGTTTAAAATAATTTCGTTTAATTGTTCATAAACTTTATGTTGTACCAGCCTAAAATCGTCAATTTGCGTTAGATATTTTTGTTGATTTTCTAAAGTTACATTTTTTAACCATTGATAGTTAATATAATCATAAAAATTGTTTTCAGGTTTAATACTATGTGGTGAAAATTTAGTAACTAATTCTTTTACGAACAGATGTTTCCTACGTGCGCTAGACATTTCACGTTTGTGTTTTTGAATACGTTTGCTAAACATTTCTTCAAACGGTTTTAAACCAATTGGACAGATCAGAGGTTTGTTTTTATTTTTTTTTGTTGAGTTTTTATTAGATTTTCTATGTTTAATAGTCCCTGTCATATATATATATTATTTATAAAATTATATTTGAATAGAATATATATGATTCAAAAACATAATTATAAAAATTTAAGAACAAATTTAGTAGGGGGGGTAAAACAAAAAGATACAAATTTAACTAGCTGGCAAGCTGTCTACAAAATGATTTGTGTTCCTGGAGCATCCATATCAGTAATTTCATATAGTTCTATTGCAGGATTTATATTTAAACTTGATGTACCTAAGGATCCTATCAACAGTGAATTTTTAGGATTAAATGAGGATGGAACCGCTTTTAATAACCCTATATACAGTTTGGTATTTAAATTTGCTATACTTAATAATAGTAATACTAAAGATAAATTGAGCAGGCAATTAGAAATTATAGACGAATCAGGTGTGAAACAATATATATACAAAGAAATACCTACATTGAGAGAATTTATGTATGAAGCGCATATTCAACAAGAAATTTATAAAACAACTTTGTATCCAGTTGGTAGACCCATTACTATTGGAATTATAGATTTCGCATATTTTGATAGAAGTTTTGCATCAAAATTGATTCAAAAATTAAAGACTCTACAAAACAAAGACGCTATTGTGAATACTATTTTAAATTATTTGGCAAATAATGTAAGTGGGGATAGAATATTAGGTTTAATTACAATGGATTTAGTAAATAATGATTTTATCCAACTTTATAAGGTTGTTGAAGAGATTAAAAATAATGTAATTATTGATAGTGATTTTAATTATTCCATATCTCAAATATTACTTTTATTTACAAAAGCCAAGATAATTAATTATGACTGTCATTCGGGTAATATCTTAGCTAGTGTAAATATACCATTGCTTCCTAGAAATGAAGTTCCAGAAGCTCGATCGGTTTTAATAGATTTTGGAAGGGTTTTGAGATTAAACGGCGCAAAATACGAAAAAATTGAGCCACAAATACGTAGCAAATATGATGCAATTCAAGGGCAAGGTAGTTATGGACGAGACATAACTGAAATGAATGAAATGGAGTTTACTGATTTATATGTCACAGCATATGTACCTATAGATATAGTGATAGAAAGAATGCATAAAATAATAAGATTCATATCTTGTATAGATTATATTATGAACGATATTTATTATGGTATTTCTAAAAAAAGTGATATACGAGGACCGCAAATGTTACGCATTTTAAAATACTTATATAGTGACGATATTTCTAGCTCTAATTGGTCAAGAATTAGATTATCACCCTATTCTAGACAAAAATACGCTGCAATTATACCTTTATTTTATGATCTTACAAGAGATAGACTAAGTCAACGTAATTTACTTAGTAAGAAATCTATAGAAGAAAATGTTAAAAATGAATCTATATTTACTATTAATCAAACGGGTATTTATAATCAAAGTAGCGATAATTGGACACCTTCGTTAAATGAAGATGGAACCTCACCTGTTGTATTACGACAAAGAAGAACACTGAAACCTCCCTTAGAAAAAAATTGTAGTGATAAATGTGATCCGGATAAGAAAGAATCGTGTTGTGAAAGAGTGACTAAAAATATATATAAGGCATTTGGTTATAAAACCGATGGTGGTAAAACCAGAAACAAAAACAAAAACAAAAATAAGATAATAAATAAAAACAAAAAAAACTCTAGTAGAAGAGCTAGAAGTAGAAAACATAAAATAATTTCAAAAAGTAAAAAAAATTGATAAATATTTATATTGTTTGTAATAATTAACACAAACAATATAGACAAAATAATTTGATTCTTAAAATATGATAACATTTATTAAAAATATATTAAATAATTTTAGAACCACAAACAAACCTAAAATAATACCTAAATTTGTGCCTAGAAAAATACATAAAAATTTAGAAAATCAGGATGATACACCCGAAGAAATATTCAACGATCGATTTGCACTCATTAAAAGAAGGTCTCAAATAGGTAACTTAATTAGTTATAGAACAAGAGCAACATCAATGATTGTATATCCTGAAACAGAACAACAACCAGAAGAAGTAAAGGAAGAACCACTTGACGTAAATAATTTACAAAAAAAATATATTATAAAAGTGAGAGTAGATGTTATAGAAGAAAATAAAAACCAAGAAATAGTCAAAATATATAATGAAGTAAAGCCTCCGAATTGGCCTCCATTACAAATTTTAGAAAGAGCAGAGGGCGGGTTTCAAATAGAAATACCTGAGAAAAAAGATATAAAATGCGCAAATGGAAATGACAAAATAAAACAATTACGTTGGAGGAATAAAGCATTAGTTGGTTACAGTCGTTATCCCACATTTAATCAAGTGGAATTACAATTGTTGTTAAGAGCAATGCGTAGTGTATTGGGAGATAATGTGTACACAGAATAAATATGATAAAATTTAATGGTGGTTATATTACCTTATTTTTCTTTTGTGTTTTTTAGTTTGTTTTCGTTTCATTGTTCGCTTTGTTTTGCGTACTTTTGAACCACCCATACCATATTTATATTTATATTTTGATGCTACTGTTTTGTATTTTTCGCTCTCGTCTGTTCCGATTCGAAAGACAGCATCTGTAGATGGTTGATTTGTAAAATCTTGCAATATATAATAATCTTTGAAGGTTTGATATACTTGCCATATGACATTTTTGAAAAATAGTTTGAACTGTGGTTTAATATTCTTATTTATCCATTGATCTAATGTTATATTTTTATCATCTAACGCGTATATATCGAAGTCTAGTCTATCCATAGTTGTCATCATTCGTCTATCAGGACTATTTGGTATTATATTCAATCCAAGTATTTTTAGAAAATCGATCATTTGTGTAATAGGTTCTCCTATTCTCAAATAATTTAACTCTCTTTCACTAACGAGAATCAATAAAAATAGTTTAATTATTTTTTTACACCGTTCGTCATCCCGCGCAATACCATATAAATATTCTTGCATAAACATTTGTTCACCATTACCTATATACTGGGAACTAGAACCCAAATTTTCATAAAGATAACTAGTGAGCGCTTCTACCGATGGTTTTTTTGTTTTCTTATCGAAAATAATATTTTCATATGTAACGTATTCGGTATTATTTTGCGCAATCGTCATCTTATAGGTAATTCCAAAATCGATCATTTCGGATTTATGCAAATTTTTATTTATCATTATATTTCCAGAATGTAAATCTAAGTGGACTATACTTGAAGAAATAAATAATCTAATAATATCCACAATGACATCTGATATACATTTACAATCAGTTTCGCACGTTTTCAATTTATACATATCATTTGCATCAGTTATACTACCATCCGCATAAGCCATTTCTTTATCATTTATGTAACTATCTAACGTTTGATAGCCTTCTGCAAATTCCATTCCAATAATACCTAATGTTGGAGTTTTTGGTGCATTATATATATCAAACAGGTCCCCTATTATTTCAGAGGTGATAGTGTATTTTTTACATTTGCCTTTTATTTTTAATAAAAAATTTAATATCTTCGATTTCATTATAATGACGTTGTTATAAATAATCGATGGGCATATTGGTATATTATTAAAATTTAACGTATTTTTATACACATCAAATTGTGTTGTTATTTCTTTGTTAAATGATTCTATTGTTGTGGCTCTTTTTCTAGTCTTTTTATCATCTTCAATGTCAAATTCAAAATTATTTATAGTGGAACCGTCTCGTTTAATTAATACCAATTTTAACAATATAGTCGTAACAGGTTTTTCGAATTCTGATCGTTCGTTGAGACCGTTAAAAATCGCATCGGCTTCATTCACTTTTATGGTAAATACAAATCCCTCTAAAGAAGTGTATGATATGCATTTGATATTGGTTGCTTTATCTATCATATCATATAGGGCTTTTTCGTATTTTTGTTTATCATCAGTAATATCATTGTATTTTTCTGGGTTGCGTAAAGCTAAACCGCCATATTGTTTCATATATATAATACAAATATTTTCTAAAAATATATAAAAATATTTTATTATCTTATCTTAATGACTACGGAAGATCTCTTGCAAGAAATTGCACTGTTAAAAGAAGAGAACGCCAAATTAAAATCACAATTAGAAAACTACAATAATTCACGCAAATCTTATTATGAGAAAAATAAGGAATATGTTAAGGCTCAAGCGAAGGAAGGGCTTAAAAAACTAGCAGAGGAAAACCCTGATAAAATTAAAGAATACGCAAGAAGAGCCTATTTAAAGCGAAAGGAAAAACTGAAACAAAAGGAATCTGAAAACATTTAGGAATTTATATAATTAGAAATAACTATATAAATTTATTGTCTTTAGTATATATATAAATGAAATACGACTTCAAAACGTTAAACGAATTTTGTCAGGAGCAGGGTATTGTGTTGTGTGAGGATTACACGAATATAGCTTTGACTAGAGAAACTATGATAAAAGGTAAATGTAAAACTGAAAATTGTGCTAATTTATTTACTAAGGGATTTCGAGCATTACTTAAACCAAATGGTTATTGTTCAGATTGTGCAAAAATTGTTGGGAAAGAAAAATATAAACAAACCTGTTTGGAAAAATATGGTGTTGAGTATAGTACACAATCAAAGGAAGTACAAGATAAAATTAAAAAAACAATGTTAGAAAAATATGGGGTTGAACATATTAGTTATTCTAAAGAAATAAAGGAAAAAACTAAGAAAACGTGCTTAGAAAAATATGGAGTAGAAGTTCCAAGTAAATGCAAAGAAATACAAAATAAAATAAAACAAACCAATTTAGCAAAATATGGAGTTGAAAATTATTTACAAACAGAAGAATGCAAAGAAAAATCTAAACAAACTTGTTTGGAAAAATATGGCGTCGAATATATTAGTCAATCAAAAGAATTTCAAGATAAAATCAAACAAACCTGTTTAGAGAAATATGGCGTTGAAAATTATAGCCAAACCGAAGAATATAAGGAAAGGGTGAAACAATCTTGTTTAGATAAATATGGTGTAGAAAGTTCAAATCAAAGTGATCTAATTAAACAAAAAAAGAAAGAAACTTGTTTAGAGAAATATGGGGTTGATCATCCATCAAAGATTGATGAAATTAAAGAGAAAAAGAAAGAAACGTGTAAAGCAAATTTTGGAGTGGAATTCCCAACACAAAGTAAGAGTGTTCTAGATACTATGAAAAATAATAATTTAGAAAAATATGGTGTTGAGCACACGCTTCAGGTGAAAGAATTTAGAGATAAGGGTAAAGAAACGTGTTTAGAAAAATATGGAGTTGAAAGTCCGCTACAATGTGAAGAAATAAAAGATAAGGTAAAGAAAACTTGTGTAGAAAAATATGGAGTTGAAAGCTATACACAAACTAACGAGTTTAAGGATAAATATAAGGAAACTTGTTTAGAAAAATATGGTGTTGAACATTTTTTCCTAACAGAAGATTTTCAAATAAAATCGAAAAAAACTTGTTTAGAAAAATATGGTGTAGAATATCCAATTCAAAACAAAGAAATTATGGAAAAGGCATCAAAAAATGCATATAAATTAAAAGAATTTATATTTCCGTCAGGTAGAATTGAAAAAGTTCAGGGGACAGAACCTTGTGCGTTAAAATATTTAGTAGAAAATGAAAATGTAAATGAAAATGATATAGTGGTTGGAGTAAAAAATGTTCCGACTATTTGGTATAACGATAATAATGAAAAGAAACATAGACATTATGTTGATATTTTCATTCCTTCTCAAAATAGATGTGTCGAAGTGAAATCTACTTGGACCGCTGAAAAGAAAAAGGATAATATATTTTTAAAACAAGAGGCTGGTAAAAATTTAGGTCATAAATATGAAATTTGGGTCTATGATTCAAATGGTAATCGGGTTGTAAAACACGAATAAAATATTATTATTTTACGATAATATTTTATTTAATATTCAGAGTATGGGACATTGTTTGACCCACGAGTTATTAAATAATTATATTGTTCACCTGTCATACAAGCACAACCGCTCCCCGATGAATAAGTATTTGGACAGCATTCTGGTTTGAAAGGTGTATTCGCAAACATCAACATTTCGCCTTCAGGTAGAGGAACAGGTTGAGGCTCACGTGCTAAGAATTTCTTCACACCTTCACTCAAAGGTTGACCTGGTACAACAGTCATATTTGGTTGATTCCACGACGAAGTATTGATAGGAGTATCGTTATTTAAGTTGTAGACAGAAGACTCACCGTAGTTAATATTGGCACCAGTAAAGCCTTCTTTTGCTTCTGTAGGTACGGAATTCTCTACAGGCGCAGTCATTTTAGATCCTGCGGCAGTTTGGGTGGCTAAATTCGTATTTGCCTTAGCTTTTTTGATGTCTGATTTAACTTTATCTTCAAATCCTTCCATCATTCCAAAATGGCAGCATCCGCAAAACATATGTCCAACTAAAATTAAATAAACGACACCGATTAAAATTAAAACCTCAAGATTTAACTTATATCCGAAAATTGTGATATCCATATTATACATATTTCATAGATAATAATTTTCCGTTATTTTTGTCTAAAAATAAGTCAACTGCTGCGTTGTAATCGTAAAATTTAATATGACCAATAGTAAAAGTTTTTGTGTCAGTTAATAAATGATACAAATTCCCTCGTTTTTCATTTACAACATATTTATACATAGAGTCTAAAGTTAGAGTACTTTTACCAAGATTATTTTGATCGCACATAACTAAATTAGGGCCGCCCTCAATAACAAGGTTTTTGCCTAAATTATATTCAAACTGTCCATTTACGTTGGCACCATTTATTTCTACAATGCCATAAACCTTCTCTCCATTTTGAAGGATATCTCCTACAGAAATATCAGCAATATTTTTATATGAACCATTTTTCATTTTAATTTTGGTGTCACTAGCGAAGCCGCCATCCATATAAGTATGTATTTCTTCTGGGGAAATATTCTTCAAGTCATCGCCATAAATTTCATCCCAGTCAGTAAAAACCGCGCCATTAATGGTTATTATTTTTTTAGTCGTATTTAAACAATACAAATAAGGTTTATCGTATGAATCAATTGCAGTCGCTTCCGGATGTTGTGAAACGCGTATCCATTGATCTTTATACTGAACAATATGAGAATCCGATACAATCACATCATTTAATTTATATAGATCCGACCCTTTTGTTTCAACTTTAATGCAAGCAGTGACTTCATTATTGTTAGACAACAAATCTCCGACATCTATATCTGCAATTCGTTTTTTTGTTCCATCATTCATTTTAATTAATGTGTTCTCATCAAAACATTTCATTTTTGGTATTTTTAAACTCGTTTGGACCTTCAAAACATCAACCATAAAGGCTAATATAATCGCCATTGGTATGGCAATTGCAATAAATATTACAGTGTTTGCCACTGCTGCACCCCACGTAAATGGAATCGCCCAAAAAACAGCAATCATAACCGCCAATGAAATCAAAATGGTGATGATAAATTGCGCAATAGCTCCCATTAATGCTTTCAAAGTATAGTAAGATCCCAATACGGTGTATAACCCAGCAGTCATTGTACCTTGAATTTTACTCATTAAATCTTTTACGCCAATTATCATTTGTTGCAACGGAATGGTAAAATTTAATATTCTACCCATTATTTCTTTACTAACATCTTGAAACATAGTTCTAACTTTATTAAACATACTTCTAATTGATTGTATATCACCATCAACTTGTTTGGCCATACTGTTTAACACGTTTGTGACAAATGTCAACGGTTCAACAGCGAATCCGGAAATACTTGATAATATATTTTGAGTACAATATGTAAAATTTTGATAAGTATAATCTGTAGCGGATACGCCGTCAGGGCGTGTTATAAATCCGGCGATGGGTATAATATTTGGTTTACATCGTTGATTAGGCCAATCATCTATAATCGGTTGAACATTTATCATAATAAAACAATAAGACACCAGAATTATTAATATAATAGTTATAATAATACACAATATGACTGAACCGCCATATTGATCAAAATAAGTTAATTTTTCATACATTTTTTTTATGTTTTGTAATCCTGGGTTATCCATATAGTATATTCGTAAAAAAAGAATTCACAAATATACATTTAATATCAAAATATGCCAAATTATATCAATTGGTTACTCTTAACAAAGTGGTCCTCCCAATCCCAGAATATTTCGTTTCCAATTGGTATTTTATGACTACTTGTTATTAAACAACTAAACCATTCCGTTTCTAACTCGGATAATTCAGCTTGAGAATAGTATCCAACTTTAATGAATTTTTTATGCTCAGAAGCATATACTAAATGAGACCCAGTAACGTAAATATCTTCGTTATTCACACCGGCTGATTTAATTACATATAATGGTATTTTTTCTCTCTTATTGTCTATTTTCATTACTGATTCGACAACTGATCCATCCTGTAATATATCTCCTAAATCAATATCCTTCATCGCTTTAATTTGTCCATTTTGTAATTTAATCTTTGTATCTGGATAGAAGCATTTACCAAGTGCGCGGACAAGTTGACCTGGAGGTCCGTTCCAAGTGCTATTCATAGTTTTAATACTTCCGTCCATTAGATACATAAGACTAACCATTATGCCAATTGTCTTTCCAATTAAGTCCTTAATTCCAATAGTAATTTTTTGGAATTCTATAACTAAATTTAAAAACACTCCAAAAATAGATTGAATAATATCAGAGAAAAATGTTCTGATTTTGTTAAACATTGCTCTAATATTGTTAATCTCGTCCATAAAATTACCTAACATACCACCGAGTGAATTTGTAATAAAGGTTAAAGGTTGTAATAGATAACCCATAAAATTGGTTTGCATAGATTGGATACAATACACAAAGTTTTCTTCTATATTATCCGCTAAAGGCATATACATCGGATTACACCGATACAAGGGCCATTTGGCTTTAATTTCTGCTACTTGACTATAATAAAAAACACCTGCAATATATATTGCAAATGCAAGATTTATATATACAAAATTTACCCAGTTTTTTCCGGATGGCATAACACTTATATTATAATTATAAAATTATTAGTGGAATTTAAGTTAAAATACATTCTGTAAAAGGTTAGTTTATATTATAAAAAATATTTATAGTATAAAATTAAATGAGTAGATTTTCGATTCAATTTTTAACAACAACTACCCAGCAAATGAATAGACAGTTTATAGAAAAAAAGAGTATTTTTGATAAAAATATGCATTATTATATTTGTAGTTGCGGTGGATCCGGGTCTACCGTTTTATTTAACTATCTCTCTAATTTCGGTAATGTATATCACATTCACGATCGTTATCCACCTGATAAATTAACTTATATAGGAAAACACAACACAACAGAAGATGTATACGGAGAGTGGTTTAACGGTGTAGAAATACCTGAAGAGCACTTGAATAATTATAAGGTTATTTTTATTTATAGGCACCCAATTCAAGTTATTTTCTGCAGACTTGCACAAGCAAAAGGACCAAATATACCTCATTTACAGCATATAAAATGCGCCAACAATGGTAATATACATATATTTGATGTATTAAGAAGTAAAAGAGATTTGTATGAGATGGAAGAGTTTTTTGATAATTATACAACACCCTCTTCCAAAAAAAATTACACTGTATACAGTGTAAAATACGAATTATTCTGGAATAATATAACTGCATTTAATAATATAATAGGAATTCCAGACGTCAAAGAAATGTATCCAGTGAAACAGGAACGTCCAAAAAGACTTTGTTTCGTGAATGAGCTGACTTATATTTACCGTTCACTGATACATAAAATGAACAATATGAAATTTATAGAAATAATAACACCTTTAGAAGAAACGCAAATAAAAAATGATGTTTAGTGTTTACGATTTTTTCTAGTTTTTTTATGTTTATTGCGTTGTCTAGTAGTACGACACTTTTTAGATTTCTTTTTCCCACCGCTCATACACCCCCATATCCAATCAGGGTTTCCGCCTCTACGTCTTTTTGATCCACCCATTTTAGTAGCGTTGTTGTCATATACTGAATTGGCTGCCATTTGAGTGGATGTTTGCGAATTCCCTTGAATTTGATCATTTGGGTTTGTTCCTGTACCACCTTGTGGCTCATATAAAAGTTGATATTGTGGTATGACAAATCTAGAAGCAGAACCTCCATAACGCGCGCGCTTTCTTTTTATTTTACCACCAGCCATTAATTTATTTGCATTTGTTTGAGATTGTGCTTTATTTATCATAGAAATTCTAGCCGAGTCAGCGGGCGTTGATCCGGTCATACTCTTTACAGTTGGTAACATTAATCCAGGTAGGCTCGAAGACATATATATTATATAAATATTAATAATTTTGATTTACATAATATTATCATTTTCGATTTTTTTAGTTTAAAAATAATTTACTTAATATCATTTATAAGTATAATGGACGATAAACAAAAACTACAATTGTCGGATATGATTAAGGCGAATAATGTCGAAGATCAAACAGAATTGATAAGAAATTTGAAACATAGCCAAATTTTGCGCAACGAGGTAAACAATATGATTTTACTGAAGGCTAAATATAGAGGAGATTACGACAAGATATACGAAGAGTGTATGAACGAATGTAATTTTTTATTTACTTATTATACTGATATTTTTAACAAGATCCGAAAGGACGAGATTGATATAGGCATATTAAACAAATTCTTAGATGTATTGCGTCGTATTGAAGACGGTGAATTAGATCAACACGAGGGATCTTTTTTAGTGGGTACTATTTTAAAAGAATTATACGTGGATAGTGCATTGAAAAAGGCCGAAAAGTTAGACGAGGCTGCTGAGAAGGTCAAGGTTGAACCTAAAAAGGCTGAAGTTAACATATCTTGGAAACAGTTCAAGAAAATGAATAAATAAATTGAGTTATTTGAACTTTATCATTTCTTTTTATCAAGCAAATTATTTTTATTTGCGTTGTCGGGTTGTTCTTTATTTAGTATATATTGTCCGCAAGGTCCACAATGATCTTCATTTGACATATCTACTTTGTTATTCATTCTTTTATCACAATGTTCAATATTCCATCTACCTAATACCTTTTTATCCTTTTTTGCAAATCTTTTAATTATATTCGAAATAAATTTCATATTGAATATAATTATCTTATAGTAAAATTTTTAAGTCTTTATAATTTAGTTTTTCTCTAATTGTATTTTTAACGTATACTATTTTCTTTCGAATACATTCATCACTACAACACATTAATTCTGCAACTTCGCTATTTGACCGTATTTTTTCCATTAAAAAATTATATTTATATCTCATTATTCCTTGATATTCGATATCAAGATTATTAACAATACTCCAAACTTTTGTAAAAATTTCATATTCTTTATAATTATTAACTTTATGCCGATTCATATTTTTCTCATATAAATATTCGTCGTTACCTACAAATGTGGTCTTTATTAGGCTATTATATGTCTTCTTATTTTCGGCCTTCCATTTTTTAGTTAATCTCATAGTTTTTGGTAAAATAGTTAACGGATGTAGATCACACATCCCTTGATGTAGTTGACCATTCACATATATGGTCATATGTGTTATAAAAGGGTAATCTGGATTATAATTTTTAATTGCCAGCAATAATCCTTTTGAAGCATACATTTTTAACTCTATAAATTGTATGTGTTTTGTTTGAATAGAGTACTTTTTTTTAAAATCAAAGGCCATTTCCATTGCTTTATATTGATACTGATGATATAAAATTTGGTGTACTTTATCAATCATATATGGTGTACTTTTTGGATGTTGTAAAATAGTTTTGATTAGATACTTTTGATTATTTGTCAAATATTTTATGGAAGAATTCATTGATATTAATGTAAAAAATGTTAGTAAAAATAGCTTCATAAAAGATGTAATCATATTTATATATTATATAAATTATATAAATGTATTTCTATATAATTTGTATATATTATATATGCCAAAAAAATATGCGACCACTACTACAACGCTCGTAATAGTTGAATCACCAGCTAAATGTAAAAAAATAGAAGAATATTTGGGTCCTGGTTATAAATGTGTTGCTTCTTATGGGCATTTGCGTGAATTACCTTCCCTCAAAAATATTGACATTGAAAATAATTTTACTCCAACGTATACAATTATAGATAATGCTATTAAGAAAAAACAAATAGAGTTCCTTAGAAAGGAGATCAAAAATGCAGACGAAGTTATATTGGCAACTGACGATGATAGAGAAGGAGAGAAAATCAGCTATTGTATAGCACAATTATTTAAATTAGACATACACAAGACAAAGCGGATCACATTTAATGAAATCACTGAGACCGCTCTAAAAAATGCTATAAAAAATCCGAAAACAATCGATATGGACTTGGTTCACGCTCAACAGGCGCGACAAATATTGGATATATTGGTGGGATTCAAAATCACTCCTACATTATGGAAATGCATAGCTCAGCCAAAGGGAAAAGAAAACGCACTCAGTGCCGGAAGATGTCAAACCCCCGCACTCAGATTGATTTATGATAACGACAAGGAGATTAAATCTAGTGAAGAGAGAAAAGTATATAATATAACAGGTTATTTTACTAATTTAAATATAGCATTTGATCATAGTCCACAAGGGAAATATGAGACAGAAGATGATGTCATTGATTTTTTAGATGGTAGTTCCGAATTTTCTCATATATACACTTGTTCACAACCGACAAAGGTATTCAAAAAACCGCCAGAGCCATTTACTACCTCCAGATTGCAGCAAGTTGCAAGCAATGAATTGCATTATTCGCCAAAAGAAACAATGCGCATTTGTCAAGTACTTTATGAAGGAGGTTTTATTACATATATGAGAACAGATTCGAAGACATATAGTGGCGAGTTTATAGAGGCGGCCAAGTCCTATATCACACGATCATATGCAGACGGTGAAAAATATATAAATGAAGAACTTGATAATATGGTAACCGGAGTTAAAAAGGTTGAAATACCAGAAGAGAATAGTAAAAAGGCGAAGAAATCGACAAAAACACAAAAACAAAAACCTGTTGCAGACGAATTGAGGCAGGAAGCTCACGAGGCCATACGCCCTACGAATATTTCATTGTGCGAACTTCCAGAAACACTCGATGCGAAAACATTTGGATCAAAAGAGCGTCGAATGTACAAATTAATTTGGACAAATACATTAGAAAGTTGTATGACGTCAGCTATCTTTTATGCTGTTACTGCAAATATTACTGCTTTTCAAGAGACGAAATTTACCCATACTTGCGAATTAATTTCTTTTCCAGGATGGAAAATAGTTGAGAAAAAATATTCTACAGACACAAATGAGTATCAATATTTACAACAATTAAAACAAAATACGCCTGTTATACATAAAAAAATTTATGCAAAGGTTACTATTAAAGGTTCCAAACAACACTATACAGAGGCTAGATTAGTACAATTATTAGAAGAAAGAGGAATAGGAAGACCATCTACATTCTCTTCGCTCGTTGATAAAATACAAGAACGTGGTTATGTTAAAAAGGAAGACGTAAAAGGTAAAGAATTAATTTGTAAAGATTATGAATTAGAAAATAACGAAATATGTGAAATTGAAACCAAGAGAGAATTTGGTAACGAAAAAGGAAAATTAGTAATACAACCACTAGGAATAATTGTAATGGAATTTCTAGAGAAACATTTTAATGAATTGTTTGATTATAATTATACCAGTTTAATGGAAGAAGCGTTGGACAAGATCGCAAAAGGCGAACTAATATGGTTTGAATTATGTAGAACGTGTAATAAGGAAATAGATCTTTTGCTCGAAAAAATAGTAGGCGAAACAAAAATGGAATTTAAAATTGATGAAAACAATACATATTTAATAGGAAAATATGGTCCTGTCATTAAATGTGTTGAGGAAACCAACGATGGAAAAGAAGAGATCACGTTCAAGCCTGTAAAAAAAGACGTCGATATTAAAATGCTAGAAAACGGGTCCTATACACTCGAAGATATACTTGATACAAATAAAACTGCAAAAAGCCAGTATATTTTAGGACAACATTGCGGGAAGGATGTTATTTTGAAAAAGGGTAAATTTGGACTCTACATATCGTGGGGCGAAAATACAAAAACTCTCAAAGAACTTGGTAACCGTCCAATAGAAAACATTACATTTGAAGAAGTTAAAAAATATTTGGAAGAAGGTAGCAATTTAATTCGAGAGATAAATGCCACAATGTCAATTCGAAAGGGACCTAAGGGAGACTATTTATTTTATAAAACGACAAAAATGAAAAAACCACAATTTTATGATATTAAAGGATTTTTTTCAGAAACAAGCGAAGACTATAAAATATGTGATGCAACTATTTTAAAGTCGTGGATATCAGAAAAGTACAAATTGTAATTTTAACTCGATACTAATGGCGCGTTACTAATGGCGGATATACAATAGATGTGGTACTTCTTAGTAATTGAGGCATTTGTAATGTAAATTCAATAACAAAACTATAATTAAATACTCCAAAATTTGCCAGCACACCATTATGATATCGCATCTTAATTTTAAAACGCCTCATTCTCTCTGCTGGAGGATAATAAAATTTATATGGTAAAGAATCTCGGTCAAACCATTGTGCAATAGGTGTCGTTGGTATTGCGATTTTTGCAAACGAGGAATTAACAACGCCATTTGTTTCATTTGATCGCAATGTAAATGGACTAACGTTGTAGGGTGAAGTCTCGTCAATACAATTTTGTCCTTCTATTTCCATATACATATATCCAGGTCCCATTAAATTAATTTTATATGTACATTCTATCCATTGTACTTCAGAACCAGTTAATTCTAAATTTGGTAGAAGCCAATATCCATCGTCGCCCGGAGACACATCTCCGTAATAAAATCGTGGAACAACACAATCATTGTACGTAGTAAATTTTGTTATGTCAGATAGTTTAGAACCGCTTGTGGATTCTTGGTTACATCGAGTTAACCCAATATTACCTGGTAATCCCCAATCACTAAAGTCTGGAATTTGTGCCTTAGCACCACAATATAAATTTTCCACCAATTGATTTTTTATGCTTTGCGTTTCATTTGTTAATGTAAACCCATCACAAATATTACCAAACCATATTTTTTGACTGACATTATTATACACAATAACAAAATTTGTATAACCGCCATTTAGTATCAACGACCTTTTTGCGGTGACATATTCTTCTTGTTGTTCGGTTGTTAAAGAAGAGTCGGTTGATTTTTCATTAAAATAATTGATAAGTCTAACCGTAACGGCACTATTAAATTTATTTGTTAGCTCTGTTACCATTTGAAAAGGATTGTAAAACCCTTCCTCAATTATTATTAAGTATTCAGTATTTAGCGAATAAAATAACATTTCGAATGTTTTTTGAACTAGTATATTAGAAACATTATTTATATTTGGATTGTATGGGTTATTAATTTTAAACGTCATTGTTATATTGGATGAATTAAAAGAAAATGTGTTGTAATTTGCCGGAAATGTCCAGCTAACTAATCTCAATGATGCAACATTAAGCAAATCTTCTGGAAGTTCTATTTCGAATTCACTTGGATTCGGATATTTTAAAATATCCCTGTCCTCTGAATGTATGGAGACATATTTTTTATAATACATATATTCTTGTGAACTTTGTATTAATGGGTGTGAGGTATTAGTATTAAAATTTCTAGATGAAAATGAATCTAAACTAGGTTGACCTTCTCTCCCACAATTATTCATAGTAAATAAATTAGACATATTTTATATACTATACGATAATTTTTTTATATAAAAAACAATAAAAACAATAAAAACAATAAAAACAATAAAAACAATAAAAACAATAAAAACAATAAATAATAAAAAACAATAAAAACAATAAAAAAATAAAATATAAATTGATAATATTTATAAATAAAAACAGCATAATAGTATATAAATGTCTTTAATAGGAACAGTTGCTAATTATGGAGGTAGACAACCAGACAATTTTCAAGGAATTAAACAATTTGTTGCTGGGTCAGATAGTTTAGTTGTTTGGGTTTATAAAAAATTACCAAGTGGTTTAAAGGTTCAGACACCCGCCGATAAAGTTAGACCGGTATATATATCAAGTGACTTGTATGTTAACGGATCTCTTTATAATACGTCTGATATACGTCTTAAAGAAAACATTGAAAAGATACCAACCCTTAAAACAAACAGTTTATTAGCTTTAAACCCCATCGAATATCATTTTAAAAGCGACACAAACAAGCAGCTACATTATGGTTTTATAGCTCAAGAAATAGAAAGTATTTATCCTGAATTGGTGAAAAAAAGTGAGATAGGATATAAAAGGGTAAATTATATCGAATTAATACCGTTATTAGTATCAAAAATACAACTTATGCAAAATGAAATAAACGAATTAAAGGAACAAATACGTGTTAAATCTGATGTATAAAAATATTATCACACAATATTATATATTATAAATGAACGATTGGTATACTAGTATATATAAAGGATTTATCATTTCTGGATTGGTAGCATTTATAATTGGAGTTTTTACACAAGGAAAAACCTCTTTAGGTGCATACATTTCTGGTTATTCAGTATTAACTTTAGGTATTATGATGATATTGCTAATATTATTTAACAATATATTAAATGTATCACAAAATAGTACAACCCTTAATTTGTTGTACACCATTTTATTAACTACTGGACCATTTTTACTAATGTTAGTAGTAATATCATTTATATTATATTTAATGATCACATATAAAAATAACATAATTAATAACCGGGTTTCTAAAGGTTACTATTCATTTAGTAACATATCAGTATTATTATTATTTATACAGTTGTATATTGTCTATACAAATATTACAACTGATAAATTTGAAACAACTGGAAAAATATCAAAGGTAACGTCGAGCATAATATATTTATTAAGTGTGTTAACTGGTATATGTGCAGTCATTTTATTTACGATTTTAAAGTATTATACTACAGACGGGTTTCAAAATAATTATAAGCTTATTGAATCAATGTAAAACCACTAATAATAAGTTTCAATTTACTTTAATAAATTTATAAGTTAAACCGTAATTATATTGCGTTTCCCAAATCCCGGATATTTTAAGTATAAACGATGACATATTTTTATTACCAACATCTGTGAATATTTTCAAATTTCCGTTTTTTAGTTGCTCATATATTTTATATTGCGGGATTTTATCAGGAGCATCGTATTTTTTAAGCAAATCTTCTTCTATAATTTTTAGATTATCTATGATATCTTTATGATGTAGAACGTTAAAATTGCACCTATATTTGCTATAGTATTTTTCGCAAGATATATCATTTAATGTCAATAGTAAATAAATACCGTTAAATACCACGTTATATGTAGAATACAAAATTCTAATAAAATTACCTTCATTCATTACATTATTTTTAATTGGTTCACAAAAAAATACATTATTTTCATCATATTGGTCTATTCTTTTAACAATGTTCATTATATAGAGTATTAATATATATACCTTACAATCTTTTTAAGTTATATATTTTATTAGACATTTACGCATATAGAATTTTAATAAGGTGATTCCAACTGTTTCGTATTTTTATATGAATTTAAATGTGTGACTTTTTATATGAATAAACAATCTTTTATAGTAAAGGGACAAGGAGTATTCCTGTTTAAAAATAAAGAGAATTCTATCGAACTCGCTTTTTGTGATAAACAAAAAAAGAATACACTGAAATTTGTAATAAATGATAGAGTAGTTATGTATGACAACTCAGCAAAATACATAGATCCTAGTAATAATTCAGGTGTAATTCACTTACACGGTGCTTATTATTGGGTAAGTATAAACGCACAGACGCAACAAATATATTTTGGTATTGGTGAGCCAAGATTAGAAACGGTCATTTATCAATATAATTTGGCGGGACAAAAACCTTTTCTAGAAAGTTTATCGTGTATATTCTATGACGAAGCTACAAATATTTTGAAGATTTTAAAAGATCCGATAACAAGAAATATTCCTCTTTTGATAAAAAATACAAACGAACTTACTATGAAAGACATTGCATTAGCAAGTTTTATGCCAAAAGCGAATTTATCACTTATTTCACAAAAATTGTATGACTGTATTTCTGGAAAAAAATTTGTTTTAGATGACGCTGACTTTCCAGATTTTTCAAAGGCGATAGAACATAGTATTAATACCCCTGGGTTGTGGTGTAACACAAAATTACAATCAAAAAGTCGCGAATTTAACCCAGATAAGCCAAATATAAAAGAAACCTATTTGAGAATAACTTTAGGTGAAAACAATGGAGAATCTCCAGGTATTCCTTATGTAATAGAAATATGGCCATCTAATCATTTTTCGCCCATTCATAGTCACGCAAATTCTAGCGCGATAATTCGTGTATTAAAAGGATCCATTCACGTTCGTTTGTATCCATTTTTATGTGCAGAAAAAGATGGTATACGTCCTTTTGGTGAAGCAGATTTTAATAAAAATGATATTACGTGGTTAAGTCCAACATTGAACCAAACACATCAACTTATAAATAAAAACGAAAAACAAACTTGCATAACAATTCAATGTTATATGTATGAAGATGAAAATAAAAAACATTATGATTATTTTGATTATTTAGATGAAGATGGTCATAAAAACCAATATGAACCAGATTCAGATATGGATTTTTTAAGTTTTAAAGAAATTATGCGAACTGAATGGAAAGAATATGCCAAAGATAAAAGGTGTTTTTCGAAATATATATTTGGTTTATAATATAAATAAAGAATAATTACTAGTAATAGTAACGACAATGAAATTTTACGAAACGCATTTTGAAGAATATATAAATGAAAATAATAGAATTAATTTACATCCAAAATTAGATAAAATATACGTGAGATTTCCAAAATCAATCGTCGATCTAAAAAATGTCATTTTTTTTGGAGCAAGTGGTACGGGAAAATATACGCAAATGTTGAAATTCATTAAAAAATATAGCCCGACTGAATTGAAATATGAAAAGAAAATCAGTTTAACCTATAATAAACAACAATATTTCTTCAAAATAAGTGATATACATTATGAAGTGGATATGTCTCTCCTCGGTTGTAATTCAAAACTACTTTGGCACGAAATTTATCAACAAATCATTGATATTGTATCCGCAAAAACTGAGAAATCTGGAATAGTTGTTTGTAAATATTTTCACGATATTCACAGTGAATTATTAGAGAATTTTTACAGTTATATGCAACAAAATAATAATATGTCTATTGATATCAAATTTATATTAATTACTAAAGAAATTAGTTTTATACCAGATAACATACTAAATTGTTGTGAAATAGTTAATATAAGCAGACCTACAAAAACCGCATATATTAAATGTGTTAAAAATAAGTTACCTACCAATCTAAAACAAGAAAATATAACAAATATTAAGGTGTTACATCTCTACAATGAAGATCTGATGTTACAATATAGAATTATTTGCAACAAAATAATAACCAATTTAATAAATATAAATGACATTCAGTACTTAAAATTCAGAGACATATTATATGACATATTCATTTATAATCTTGATATTAGTGAATGTGTTTGGTATATTCTCTCTTCGTTAGTAGAACAAAATAAAATAAGAAAGGAACATATGCCCAATATACTCATCAAAACATATTGTTTTTTTCAGTACTATAACAATAATTATAGACCGATATATCACGTTGAGCACTATTTATTAAATTTAGCAAAAGTAATTCATAATTTATAGCCCAGATCAATTTAATTGCTCCAAGGCCATCTACTTCGATTCGTGTTGACGATATTTCTATTGTAAAACTGGTAATTTCTTAAATATAAACTCATTGGTGCAGGTATCGTATTATTGGCTTGCGCAACAAAAAAGAAGTTGGTAGCGGTTTTTGGAAGACCGCGAGTATAAGTAATCGCACTAGTATGAATAGCCATTATATATTAGAGATATATATTTTTGCTATACTTTTCTAAAAGTATATACTTAAAGTTTATAGCCCATAGAAAATAATGGACTATAAACGCGGATTTGAAATAATGGAAATAAATTTATCCGTTACGAATTATAATGATATAACGTTAGAATATTTAAAGAAACAATATAGGAAATTAATTTTGAAAAACCACCCTGATAAAAATGGTAATACACCGGAATCAAATGAAAAATTTAAAAATATACACGAAGCTTATCATTATTTGAAAAAAGAAATAAGTCGTGAACATTTTGAAAATACAGAAGAAGGCGACGATGATCGAGAACCGTCGCTATATTTTGATATATTAACTAATTTTATGAAGACCGTTTTTCAAGGTCAGTATACGGATGTTTTATCAAAAATAGTAAATGATATAATAAATGCTGGTAAAAAAATATCAGTAAAGTTATTTGATGACTTAGACAAGGATACAGCTTTAAATATATATACCTTTCTCTCCAATTATCGCTCAGTACTTCATTTGAGCCAAGAAATAATGGATATGATTCGAGACGTGGTTGTAAAAAAATATGACAATGTTGAAGTGTATAAATTGAACCCAAGTATAAGTGATTTAATTAACAATAATGTTTATAAATTGTATGTTAACGATGAATTGTTTTTAGTACCGCTCTGGCATAACGAGTTGCATTTTGAAAGTTCTGGATGTGAAATAATAGTAATTTGTGATCCTGAATTACCAATAGGACTTTCAATTGATGATGATAATAATATACAGGTTGAAACAACTATACCCATAAATGAATTGCAAGAGAAAATAATAAATAATGGTTTTATTAACATCGATATAGGAGGGAAAAAGTATAATATACCACTTGATGGTTTGTATATGAAGAGAGAACAGTATTACAAAATTAAAAACGCCGGTTTATCTAAAATAAAACGGGATATTTATGATGTAGTAGAAAAAACGGACATTATAGTAAAAATAACGATGGTATAAATGTAAAAAAATTATATGTTGCGACAAACATATAATTTTTTATATTTTATTTTTACTCATACTGGGAGTTGAACCCAACCTAATGATTTATAAGAACATTGTGCGAACCGATACACTATACGAGTTTTTTTGGGGATGAATCCCACTATTTTTATTTTTTCAACCTTTCAAAAGGTTGAGCCAAACGTTACAACACTTTTTATTTTTATTTTGGCTCTTACTTCGTTACAACCTTTCCTAAAGGTGGATTTATGCATCTACCTTCTTCTTAGTAACAAGCTTCTTCTTTTTTGGTTCTTCGACAGCGGCAGCAGGTGCTACTTTTTCAACAACAGGTGCAACAACAACTGGTGCTGGAGCAGGTAACTCATATTCTTCCTCCTCATCATCAGAATCATCTACAATAGTACTTGTTACAGCACCATCTGGATCTACATCATCTTCTGGCGGAGGCAATGATTTAAGTCTTGCAACATCTGAAGCCTTTGGTTTTAAGAAGCAAGTTCCTTCAACAATTGATGATGTTTTTGGTTTTTGCACTATCGCTTGTTTTAAATTCCAAGTAATAGAAACCTTTCCATTTACAAACCATAAACCACCGCATTGAATTAAACAAATAACGTGCGTCTTAGGCTTGATAAAGTCAAGAGGTGATAAATGAGCTGGGCTTTTGCCTTTTAAGAATAAAGGATTACCTTCCTCATCGTAAATTTCTGATTGCCAAACACCCTTCCAGCAAGGAACCTTAACAGTAAGAGTAGGTGGTTTACTTAAATCAGGTTCAACACTACCCTTTTCCTTCTTTGGATGTCTAAGCATTACATTAAATTTCTCATCCATAACATCTGCACTAGTAATAGTCTTTCCAAACCAATCCTTTGAATAAGTTATTGCGTCTGCCTTGATCTTCGCTTCTAATGCGCGAATAGATGTTAAGAAAGCTTCTGCATCAGGATTAGAATAGTCCTTACTTGGGAATTGTAAAGACATTGTGTATTTACCTGTTGGGTTTTTAGCTTGATCAACGCCTTCTTGAGCACCCCAAGTAAGCATTAATGGTGTAGATATAGTCAAAGATTCTTTGAAATTTTTATTATATAAATTTACAACTTTGCCGCCAGAAGGATTTGCCTTAGGAGCAGAGTATGAGAATAAAGTGGTATCAATGTTAGTTCCGTCGATTATTGCGCTTGCCATTTCTTATTTTATAATTTATACTATTCGGAAATCTTTAAATCAATTTTTTTTTTAAATATAAATGAAAATATGGTCAGAGTCAAAATAAATATGATTGAATATGGTAACAAAATATAAATTATATTTATTTAATAAAACAGTTCAAAAAGAAAATAATATATAAATAATATATGAACACTACTTTGAAGAAAAATAAAAGTAATGATAGTTTAATAGACGAATATATGAGTAATATTATATCAAAATGTGAAAATAAAATGCCTATAATTAAGAAACCACTAAAAATCAATGATGATAATATTGTTATTCCAACCATAAAAAATTACGATGATATAGTAAAATACAATTATAATGTTTCACAATTGAAAATAATAGCAAAAAATTATAAATTAAAAATAAGTGGAAATAAGAACGAATTAATAACTCGTGTATATTCGTATTTGTATTTTTCGTCATATATAATTAAAATTCAAAGGATTTTTCGCGGTTTAATTGCACGTAAATATAAGTTGTTACACGGCCCGGCAGCGATAAATCGTTCATTATGTACAAATACCGAAGATTTTATAACAATGGACCCTCTCAAAGAAATAAATTTCCATCAATTTTTAAGTTATAAAGATGTAGACGGTTTTATTTATGGATTTAATATTATTTCTCTCCATAATTTATTTCTAAAATCAGATGACATAGAATTCATCAAAAATCCATACAATAGAAATAATATACCGGAATATGTAGTTAAAACTATAAAATCGCTCATCCGAATTAGCAGAATATTAAGAGTACAAATTAATCTGGATTACGAGGATGATAGTCAAAACGTATCTATGGAAAAAGCAGTCGAATTAAGAGCACTAAGTTTATTCCAAAATATCGACGCTTTAGGAAATTACTCGAATTCGCAGTGGTTTCTCTCTTTGAATAGATCACAGTTAATAAGATTTATTAGAGAGTTAACCGATATTTGGAATTATAGGGCTCAAATAACAAATGAAACGAAACGGAATATATGTCCGCCAAATGGGGACTTATTTAGGAACTTGAGTATTGGATATATCCACAACGAAGTGAATTTGCATAACGTTAAAAAAGTAATTATTGAAATTTTAGAAAAATTGGTAAATTGCGGTATAGATAAAGATAGTAAAGCCTTGGGGGCTTATTATGTGCTTGGCGCATTAACTTTAGTAAATGAAAATGCCGCTACATCACTCCCGTGGCTTTTTCAAAGTTTTGGGCATTTTTAATTTATAAGTAGAGGATCTTTATTTACTACATTATGAAACTTATAATACCATATTACCGTAACAATATATATTATTTGTATTAAATCACTTAAAAGGTAGTTATTAGTATATAGTATAATAAGATGCCTGCAAAGAAAACCGTATCTAAAACTGAGACTGAACCAGTCGTTGCCCCTGTTGATGCTGCCCCTGTAGCAGAAAAGAAAGTCAAGAAGACCAAGGCCCCTAAGGTCGAGGCTGCCCCAGTTGATGCCGTTGCACCAGCTGTTGAAGCCGCTCCAGCTGTTGAAGCCGACGCTGAAGCTCCTCTTGCTGAACAATCCGTTGAATTCCTTGCCAAGTTACAACAACTTGGTGTTCTTATCTCCTCATTAAAGTCTGAATACAGAACCCTTGAGAAGAAGTGGTCACGCGAAGTTAAGACCGCCCAAAAGCAATCCTCCAAGAGAAAGAGAAAGGCTGGTAACCGTGCTCCTTCCGGATTCGTCAAGCCAACCAAGATCTCAGACGAGCTTGCCTCATTTTTAGGCAAGGATAAGGGTACTGAGATGGCTCGTACTGATGTTACTCGTGAGATCAACACCTATATCCGTGCTCACAAGTTACAAGACGAGAAGAATGGTCGCAAGATCAACCCAGATACCAAATTAGCAGCCCTTCTTAAGTTAAAGAAGACTGACGAGTTAACATACTTCAACTTACAAAAGTATATGTCTCCTCACTTTGCCAAGGCAGTCAAGGCAGACGCAAGTGCTTAAATTCCACCTTTTCCACCTTTAGGAAAGGTCCAAAGGGACTGGCGTTGCGGAGCCAAATCCACTTTTAAAAAGTGGAGCAAAATGATTAATAAAAACAAAAACAAAATAAAAACAAAATAAAAAATTATATGGTCTGAAAAGACTACATAATTTAATAAATAAATAATTTGAATACTTAAAATGCGTTAAGATAATTTGTCTCTTAATTCGTTATAACCTTTTCCAAGGGTTTGGCTCCACCTTTCCCAAAGGTGGAAAAAAGGTGGATTATTATATATAAACATTATATAAATGAGCGCCGAATTAGCTATTTATAAGCAAAAAAGAATACTTGAATTACAAACCGCGTATAATTCAACAGTTGCTTCATTACTCTCCACTTTGAATAGCAATATTCGAAGTGTACAAACTTCTAGATTAAGTGTAACCCTAAAACAAAGAAATATTAACAACTTAAATACACAGTATAACGCAAATGTAAACATTTTGAAGATGGCTCTTAATAAAAACATTGCTGCTGTTCAAGCTTTTGTTCCAAAACCTATTTTAATAAATAAAAACAAAAAAGCACTTTTAATTGGAATTAATTATACTGGTACTCGAAATGAGCTTTATGGTTGTATTAATGATACAACTTTGATCAAAGAGAGAATATCTAAAAACGGTTTCACTAGTGTAAATGTTTTAACTGATTTAACTAGTAAAAAGGCGACTAGAGATAATATTTTAGCAGAATTAAAAAGTTTATTAATCAATTCGCAATCAGGTGACTTATTATTTCTTTTGTATAGTGGTCACGGCTCATATACTATTGATAGAAATAAAGATGAAACGGATGGTCGGGACGAGTTAATATTACCGTGTGATCTAAAGGTAATTTTGGATGATGAATTGAAATCAATTATCCAAACAAATTTAAAATCAGGAGTTACACTCTTTGCTATGTTTGATAGTTGTTTCAGTGGGACAGTACTAGATTTAAGATATCAGTATATGGACTCACTCAATTACGATAATTATACTGAAAACGACAAAACGTTAGAAACCATTGGTAATGTATTTATGATCAGTGGATGCAATGATAAACAAACCAGTATGGACTCTGTATTTAACAATCAAGCAAATGGAACGATGACTTGGTCTTTATTAGAATCTTTAAAACAAAAACCAAATTGTAGTTGGAGAGAATTAATAAAAAAAATGCGTGATCTATTAAAAGAATACAATTATCAACAAATACCTCAATTTTCATCAGGAACATTCGCGGATATAGATAAACCAGTATTCATTTAGATTCATTTAGATTCATTTATTCGCCACTGTCTCGAAATCATCCGTACTATCGTCATCAGAATCGTAATTCACAAGTGCGTCCTGCAAATCTTGATATATAATATGCGGTTGATAATATAATACAATCGGTGTTGTTATATCGTCATCTGGATGAATCTGATACTTTTTATTTAATATATAACGTACCGCAAATGTTACATCAATAGTTTGTGTCTTCAAAATATCAATCAATTTCACCGCATAAATATTATCTTTTAATGTTTGCCTATCATATTTTTTATTATACAAGTCTAACATTTGTATAGTATAATTATATATTATATATTATATATTTAAGTAAAAAATAGATCTATATATCTATACGTAGATCTTGTTATTTATTTTTTACACTTTTTCACCGGAAATATAAAGCCATCTGTTTTTAATATATCATAAATATCCGATTTCTGTATGGGACCATTTATAATTTTAATATTTTCGAATACTTTTATGTTATGATGGTGTTTGTTCAGATCAAACATATCATAAATTTTTAACAATATATCGTAATCTTTAATATAATCGGTATTTTCAATTAACCAATCATAAAATTCACAATTGGTTTTATTATTGTTTTTTTCCTTGCGGTACCTTTTAAATTGTTTTAAAGTTGTATCCAGTGTTGGCATATTTTTTGTATCATCGTGTAAACTGTTATAATCGGTACCCGACAAAATACAAATTTCTCTTAATTCTTTTTGGCTAATACCGAGTGTTTCAAGAATATTTTTCACGTCATATAAAACAACTGTATGATTTAATAAACTTAAATAACGAAGCACTCGTGGACAACCATAAACAAACATATCCATATCTTCGCTTAAACAAGCCCAGACTTTACCCTTAATTGTCAATAAAGCGCACAATTCGTCTGCCTCACCAGGAGCATCATAATAAGTAGCTCCGTATGATCTGATAAGGGTTTTTACATTTTCTATGTCTTTCTTACTAATATGTACAAATTTCCTTTTTAACATGTCCATATTATTGATCAATTCTTGTTTTTCTATTTCGTCCATATTTGAATTGTTTTTGAGTACATTTTTCAAGTTATTGTATTCATCTTCTGCTTCCTTTCGGTCTTCGCGGCGTTTTATGAGTAGTTCTTTTTTTTCAGCGGGAGGTTTACCATCAAATATAAATATAGGCGTTACATTATAATATCTAAGAACAGCCAACATAAGATAAATATTCTCTATTAAATTACCATCTGACGCATATTTGTACATATATATACTTATGTCTATCGCAATTTTTTTACCAGACAATTCTACCATAGGTATAAATTTGATATCACCGCCGGCATTGTCCTTTAAGAATCTATTTAAATGTCTAATACCCATTTTTATTTTTTATTTTTTATTTTTTATTTTTCTATTTGTTTTAGTTTAATTTAACCGTTATTTTTTGGTGTCAATTTTATTTATATCCACCTTTGGAAAAGGTTGAGCCAAACCCTTTCTTGTATTTTATTTATATCCACCTTTGGAAAGGTGGAAAAAGGTTATAACGAACTAAGAGCCAAACCATCCAATATTGAATTTAAAATTTTTACAATATAAAATTATACTTATATTGTAAAATAGATGTTTCGTAAATTAGTGTATAGGGTATCTTTGTTCGTAGTTACTATTATGAATATGAAAGTGATAAATATTAATGCATCTTCAAGTTTGTGCGTTTGTACAACAGTTCCTTGTCCTATAAACGGCTATAATTATGTAAGTACCGGTGGTGGAGATGCTAATGGCAAATACTATTATTCTACTCATAACGGACATCCAGTTGTTACTTCTGCATCCATAACAATTTCTTCGGCTAGTTTAGATACAGGAACAGATACTACATCTTGCACACAAGATTATGCTAGAATGTTAGACGATGATGGTGTAAAAGATTGTGACGCAGGGCATATACTTGCCAACCGATTAGGGGGTCAAGGTAACCAGCCAATCAATATTTTCCCTCAAGATTCATCTATCAATCGAGGAAAGTGGGCACAATTTGAAGGTAATATTTACGACTGTATTCAAGGAGGCGCATCATCTGCATCATTATCGTGGCAATTTAGTTACGAATCGACTTCACATACAAAACCATATCAAGTAACGTATTCCGTGTCTTATAAAGGCGGTTCGTGTTCCTTTACATCAAATACTTTTAATAATTATGTTACCACCACAAATATGGTTAAAAATGAAAATATTATTTATGTGTTCGCGTATTCGTGGACGCCAGGTTTTTGTTATACTACAAGTCCAAGCTATCCTGGATGTGTAGATCCAAATCCTTATTGGACTGCAAATTTTACCATTCACGGTTTATGGCCGCAATACGATACCACAGGGTATCCTTCTTATTGCTCTACGGAAAGTTTTGATACAAATGTGCCGCTAGAGATCGGTTGGGATACTATGATCACTTACTATCCAGATGTGAAATATGCGGAATCTGATCCCGACTATGATAGCTTTTGGGAACACGAGTGGGATAAACACGGCACTTGTTCACAACTATCACAATACGATTATTTTCAACAAGCTATACTATTAGCGGAAACATTTGTAACACCAGAAATACTTCATAAATATATAAATACGACGGGTTCTTTGTCTACATCGGATCTAAGGAATGCGTTCGGCGGATCTACCTACGCAGCTCTACAATGTAGTAATACCAATATTCTTACAGGTGCATATACGTGTTGGTCACATTCGCCTGTATTGCAAATCGAGTGTCCTCAATCGGTTCAGAGTGAAGATACTTGTAGTTCTGAATACTTGAATATTCTTGCGTTATAATTTGTGTGTAAAAGAAAACAATTTATTTAGGCATATGCAAAACGGCTATATAAAATATAAAATATAAAATATAAAATATTTACATAAAATATATGAACGCACCGACCACAATGCCAAAATTTAAGGTAGGAGACATGCTAATGCATCGAGGTAAAAGATATACTGTTTCTACAGTAAGTTTTACAACACCCACCGAATATTCTTACGTATTTAATAACGACGGTATTAGTAGATTTGGAATGACTATAGATAAAGAAGCAAGAGTAATAAGTATGGTCCCTCGAGGAGGTCGTAAATCCAGAAAATCAAGGAAAACTAGAAAAACAAGAAAAACACGTAGAAGAAGAACCTATCGTCGCATGTAATTATACATATTATTTTTAGAAATTTAATAATATATATTTCGATCCATTGTCACTACATTCGTTATAACCTTCAACGAAACACCATTGGTTTCTAAAAGGTAGATAATGTTTGGCTCCACCTTTCTAAAAGGTGGACTAAAAGGTGGACTAACAATGACTCCATTCAAAATTATCAAATACATAATCTAGACCATCTCCATTATTCGGATTAATTGCTATATAATATTCCATATTTGTAATTATTCCATCCCCGTCCGTGTCAGCTAATTCGGCAAACCCATCCAACAATGGCAATGACGCTGGCAATACTGAATCTGTCGCATCGTGACCTGTACACGTATATTTTTCAGGCCAATATGCATTCTCATTTTCTTCCAATGAAAAATATGAAAATGAATACCACGTTTCTTCTGAACCATCAACGGTAGGCCATCTATAAATAGGGGTACCTCCAAAATCCACATACGCATCGACTCTTTTCGCTGCTAATAGTCTCTCTAATGTTGGATGTATGACCCAAAATAATATATCAATTGGCGAAGACGATTCCAACATTTCACCTTCGATTGACGACATTGTACTTAACATATAAACCATATCAATAATAAACTCTTCGGGGAATATTTTGTTGAAAACTTGCTGACTGTGACCAGATAAAATACAGTTGTAGACGTTTTCCCAGTCAGTCGTACCATTTACCAGTGCTTCTACTGTACAACTGCAATCTTCTCCTTCGTCGCAATTTTCAGGACACACTAATAGATTTGGAGTCCCATCTCTAGAACACATATGAGATCGCCATAATGATTTATATACGTGAAAATATTCTCCCATCACCATATTTTCCAACATTGTTCGACGAGGGCCTTGTGTTCCCCACTCCCATTCATCCATTGTGTAACCGTGAGACATTATTTCCTCCGGGGTCATTACAGCATCTAACAAATAAGACCACGTATCTGTGAAATTTTTGTAGGTTTCTACGCATTCGCCTCCCATTCCACCCAATTGAACGTGAACTGTTCCGTGACCATCATTTGGCGACAATATTTGAAAATCCGACAAAGTGGTCACATTAATAATGTCAAAATGGGTCTGACACGACGGAATTCTCTTATTCTTTGCTTCTACGCCGCATATATCAAATAAATGTCGGACCGCATATTCGTCATTATTGTTATTCCAATAAGACCTTATATAACCATAAGAATTTGGTGCTACTATAGACGTATTGGTTACCTTGGGCATTTTGGCATAAGCAAATTTGGAATCTTGGACGTGCCCATTTTCGTCAGTGCTACCAAACCATTTATCACTTAAAAAGGGTGTAATCTCTAAAAAATAAGACGGACTTCTACCAGCGTCGCTAATTTCTTGACCTTCGATGGTAAAATCCCAATAAGGGAGTGTAACAGCCGGGTTCACCGACCTAAGTGCTGCTTCAAACGTTTGTGTTATTGCAAAATGGTGTGTAAAAAATCCACTTCCTTCGTGAAATTGATCGCATTTTACATCATTTGAAGCAAGTGCGTGTTCTTCTACAAGCTCATTTATTCCTGTAAATTTATCACCGTATTTTGCACGTCCTTCACTGGAAGTATACTTCCATATTTTAGATGCGGCGTGCAAAAAATTATGTCGGTCGTCGGAAGTTAATGAACGTAATTCTCTCTTTACATATTTGACAATAATCGGTATAGTCTTACTTATTATTGTTTCATTGTTGGAATTCAGTCCACTTAAGTAAAGGTTATATTCACCGGTATTTGTAAATATTTTTTCTAATGTGTTTCCCCAATATTCATTGTCCGTATCTTCCTCTTCCCATTTCCATACAATGTTTTCGGCGTCTAGATCTACAGATACAACCGTTGTTTTATATGGTTCTGCTAAATATTTATTTTTTAACCATCCGTATTTGGCGCCACTATATACGCCGTATTCGTTGGATACATTGACGTTTATAGTATCGTATAAGGAATTTGTATATGTAGCAAAATTTCTGTTGTCGTCTGTAGAATCTATAATTTCATCTATAGTAGAATATGTACTACTTTTACCATCTTTTTTATATAAAGTGTATAATGTTCCCGAAACCGTTAACATAAATATTACAAAAACAAAAATGGCAAATAATCTAATTTTAAATATGTAATTATGATAATTTTCATTTAAATTATGTGTAGTTTGACGTTCTTCCATATTTGATAATATTACTTCTATAGCATCATCATAAATAGAATTATAATTCTTTTTCTCTTCTCTCTTCATTTGTTCTTCTTTTCTTTTTTCTTCTTCATCATCAATCATCCAATAATCAGGCGCAGCCTTATATTTTCGAAATGCTGACATATTATTTACCTATATAAATAAGATAAAATATTTTTATATCTTCATTTTATATTATATTAGGTTTATTCGTGTTTATTCGTTGTAAATAAAAAAATTGAAATAGTTTATTATTTATTGTATAAGTTAACAAATAATAAAATAAAATGCAAACAAGAAGTCAGAAAAAAAAAGCAGAATTGGAACAAAGTTTGGCTCCACCTTTCTCAAAGGTGGATTTCTCAAAGGTGGATATAGATTTCGATGAAGCCAGTAAAGCGTGGCGAGAAAATAAAAAAAGTATTGGTAACGGATCTTTCAAATATATTTGTTGTGCTGATAAAAATGGAAAAAATGTGGTGTAAAATGTATGGACCGAGAAATTTATTGTGGATCACATTATAAAAAAATTTGCTTCAAAAGCTTCGCTTTAACCCAATTCACAAATACTCATACGTAAATTCATCAATGTATAATTTAAATTTGAATTTTTAGTTGTAGTTTTGGTCCTGCGATTTTTTTGTATATCATTTAAAAAATCCTCGGCATTTTGTACACCTTCTATCATACTAGGGGTTTTATAATTTTTCTCGATAAATTTACAAAATTCTCCTTGGTTTGTTAGTGTCTTTTTAAACTGTAAGAGAGAAAAATTATTGTTTTTACACCACATTAAAAATCCCTGATAATTATTTATTAGTATTGTTTTGATAACATAATATGATAACACGTTGGTTTTTTCCTTGTATAAATTCACTCGCAAGGTTCGACTTTGTTCTGTTTTAGAATATAAATCCTTATATTTTAGACCCATAAAATCAAGTGTTTTGGTCAATTGGAAGAAGCTGTAAGTTATTTCAAAATTAATAAAAAACTCAGAATTAGAGAGAAATTCGTCAACATTCCTCTTATCCTTCAATGTCAAGAAACTGCAAAACAATGCATTCATAATCTCGGCCCAAAATTCGGTATATGATTCGTAGAGATTTACATCTGATCTCACTTTAAAAATATCAAGTATACATCTGTGAGCCTCTGCATTATTCATATCCGAAAAATCCAAGGCAAAATTATGAAATGTTTCGTGAATTAAAACCTTAAACCATTCCTCTTTTCTAAATACAACGATTTCAGAATCTTTTGGGCACGTAGTAGTAAATGCGGTATTCACATTTATTTCATCTAATATATGGATGTTTGAACCAGGAAGATTCTTCTCGAGAGAAGTAAAATATAAATAGATAACTAATGTATTAGAGCACTGCTTGGATGCATACTGAGTTAATATGTATAACCACATTATAATGGCATCTACATAATTGTTATAAGTGTCTATTTTGAGCTCAATATTGGCATCTTCTACTACAAAATGAATTTTAATATTGCGATCATAGAGAGAAAATGAATATGTTAATTCCGACATAGTTAATTCATCAATATGTTTTCTCACCAATTCAGGGAAGTTTTTTGAATTAAAGTTCTGTGGTCTTGATATTTGAGTAGCAGATTGAATTTTTTTTGTAGAAACATTGAAGTAATTACCTTTTTGTTTTAGTGAAAGTAAATAGTTATATGCGTCAAGAATATCATTATATAATTCGGACAATATATTTTTGGTGGCTTTTGTCTGCGGTTTTGTGTGTATATGTTTATTTTTTGTAAAAAATAACATAAGTTTTTTACTATTTTTTGATAGTTTCATTCTTATATTACTAGTCTATTAATATTTATTACAGTTTACCTTAATATTTTTTACATTAAAATATATATGGATAATTCAATTATTATAGTTTTAGGAATGATATTACTAATTTTGATAATGTTGAATCATTTAAATATTGTAATAGATCACAATCAACAAAAACCTCCACTACATAGTTCTTGCGCACAAACCTCGTTTGGATGCTGTCCAGATGGAGTAAATTCAAAAATTAATTTTTATGGAACAAATTGTCCTGGATACAAACCAATTCCGGGGTATCCACTACAACCACAACCACAAAATCAAAATCAAAATCAAAATCAAAATCAAAATCAAAATCAAAATCAAATGACCGGAGGTTGTTCTGGTACTCGCTACGGTTGTTGTCCTGACAATTATACTGCAAAAGTAGACTCTCAAGGCAGCAACTGCAGTCACTAAATATGCAAGTAAAAATATATAATAAAAATATATAGAAATATAATTTTATTATACAAGTAATAAATAAGTTAATGATCCACCAAGCCTTATTGCAATCTTCAATAAACGCATTAAATTATAATAATGAATATAATATTGAATCTAAAAAAAAATCTAAAAAAATAAGTTTTAATCACATTATTTCCGCTGTTTTGATACCCTGCAATAAAGATATGGATGCAGAAATGCGTTCCCAACTATGGTGGAACAATGCGGATTATATAAATTTTTATATAGCTTCTAGAGCCGAAATAGATTTCTTTTTAAAAATGCACAGCGATTTAAATCGCAAAGACGCATCTCGATTATTGTACCAACATTCTATGATTTGTTATGAACCATATATGATGTAATATTTTAATAATTGAATAATAAAAAAACGCAAATTATTTTATCAAATAGTATGTTAATAGCATTTGTCCTATTACGGTATAACACCATATAGCAGGTTGTTCGTGTATATTGTTTGTTAATAAAAACCCTAAGTATGGTCCAGTTAATAACATTGCTAAAATAGGTTTTAATTGAAAAATAGTTAATGCCGGGATAACCCACATAAAAAAATGCAATCCAATACTTGGCGTAAACCAATATTTTCCAGGAGCACGCAATCTTACATTCCACGCAACGTGTCTATTTCCTGAAAATGCGCACGTGTTTTTACCGCATAAAGGCTCGTTTTTGTTGTCACATAATTCGTCGTCTTTAACAAAAAATAACCTACTGGCTAGTAATAAACCGGCAAAAAATGACATATACAAAAAGATAAAATTTGGATTTTTAGTAAAAGCGAACAACCATATATTAAAAAACAATGGTTGAAAGCATATATGTAGATATCCAATGTTTGTCAAAAATTTATTGTAATTGTTATTACATTGGTTAATTACTTTGTATTGAAAAAACTGTAATATTTCCATAAGAGAAAAATACCCTATTCCAATGGAAGCGTATATATTTTTTTTATAGAAATATAAACCTGATAAAAGCCCTGTAATGCCAATTGCCAATGACATATTTTCAGAGAAACACATTATATACAATAGGTAATAAAATAAAACAACGTTTTGGATTTCGTCCAAATGTGTAAGTATATTTTTTCATTACTTCATTATAATTTTGGCTCCACCTTTCCTAAAGGTGGATAAGTTTATCACGTGCCATCATCAACTCATCGCAGACTTCGGGATTAGAACCCTTTACAAAATGCGTTAATTTCGCATCATTCGTAGCCAAAAGAAGTTTTTTCATTTCTTCATTTTGAGAAAATTTTGCATATAACGCCGCATACAATTCCTTCTTTTGCCTACTCGCAAAATCAGAATCTACCGCGACTTCCATTGGCCGCAATAATTCCCCTTTATATTTACCACTTTTACTCCCTGCCGCCTTTGCCATTGCTGGATCTTTTGATAAATCGGTTCCTGAATCTAGAGAGAAACTCAAATAGAAATCTGGATATGTCTTTTTAAATTTCGATCCTTGGTAATAATGCTCTACCGACGCCCATTGATGGTTATCTAACGAAAACTGTTGAGACCAAAAATCCGACAACTTCTTACGCCATTGTGGTATAATCGCCAATTCGGAATATTCTTTGATTCGTTCATTTGGTATTTTCTCTCCATTTCCCTTCCCTGGAAGTGGTTTATCTACTGATTTTGAATAGAATTGCAATACAATGTCATCATTATAAAGGCCTCTTAATTTGCTTTCACTTATATCTTCGTATTCAGCTTCTTTTACAGCCTTTTGAGGAAGCCCAGTTTTGAATTTTTGGAAATCCGGAATAATCGCAAATGGTCCCGCATTTTTTTCCATACATTTTTCAGCAACCATTTTTTTGATATCATATGGAATTTCTGAAAATTTAAAAATATGCTTCTTTTTGTAACCAATTAGCTTGTAATGATTGCCCATATGTTCCACCATAATATAAAACTCGGGTGTAAATCTGCCGCGTTGCTCCAAAATAGAATCATTCAAGTGTCCACATTGTAAGACATTTTTGGTGTCGCCTGCTTTGTACATTTCACTGGACATAATAATAAATTTAATATTCATTATTCGTTCCAAGGTGGAAATAGCCCAAGTGTCGGCCCAAAATTCACACTTGCGAATCTTACTTTTGAATGCCTCTAAGGTGTCAACACCTTTCATAAATTTAAATTCCTTTAGTATTTCGGCGGACACCTTTTTCTCTTCTACGACTCGGTCGTGTTCTGATTTCACTTTTTTTGCTTCATTGGAGATCATTTTTTGTTCATTTCTGTCGATGATTTCGGCAAAACGCTGCTTCAGTAATACATATTCCGCAGCCAATTCTTTAATTTGATTGGTGTCTTTTATCAAACTAGCAGTGTACATATCGTATTGTTCTTTGTAATTTAAGAAGATTTCGTTGGTTACTTCTTCGGATAGCTTCTTTCGAATTTTGTTTACTGAGGTTTGTTGGGCAATGCTGGAGAATGCGTCGCGAACAGTGGCAAAGAGGCAGTCACCGCCACCCTCATTGTCTATAATTCTATAATTCCCATTTTTCATAAATTTTTCAATCCAAGTATCATTGGACGATTCGTGGTATTTCTCTCGAATATCTTTGGCTGCCTTTTTGGACTCTTCTTTTAATAATGGTGGCAATGGAACACCTCTGGTCATAATAAATATATCTTCTCGTTCTTTTGGGATTTCATAATGCTCTAGATACACGTTTTCTTGTCCTTCATCCTTTTCATCTTCTGAAGAACTGGAATCTTCGTCCAAGTCTTTCCCATTTTTCACTTCTGGTTCTTCTAATCGTCGCAACGGGACTTCAGGCTTTAAATGATTTTTGTTTAAAAATTCCTTAGTTACAAATGAATAGACAAGTGGTTCCGACATTTTTTCTACGTCTAAATTATTATAATCATCCAAATAAGTTAAATAATCGGATGCTTTGATTTCATAAACACCAATTTGAACCACTTTATTATTATGTTTCACTAAATAGATCGGAAAATAGAGAATATTTTTATCTTCAAATGTGTTTTTTGCATTTCCGATGGCAATAATTACATCGATGTCTTTGATTTCTAATTGATATAAATTTGCTTCTTTTTTAAAATCTCCTGAATCGACACTTTTTAATTCGGGATAACTTACGTCGCTATCGATTTTTGATAATACCATTTGTTATTATATATAATATCTATAATAATAAAATTTTATAAACCCAAATCCAATCCACCTTTATCCACCTTTATCCACCTTTGAGAAAGGTGGAGCCAAACATTATTTAAAATTTTGGTAAAATATATGAGAAGGTTTGGCTCCACCTTTCTCAAAGGTGGATTATGTATTTCTTCATAAATTTATCTTTTTTCAATTCATTCATATAAAACCACATATTGTGTCTTTTGCAAACAATTTCTGTATTCACTTCTTTAGATTCGAAATCGACCAGAAACTGAATGATGACTTCTTTCGTACATTTCTTTGCTTTTAGCTCTTTTGATATGCCATAATAATCGCAAATGTGCAACAACTCTTTTACCGTGTAGTTTTCATTATAATTGACCATTTGGGGAAATTGGAGATCATATGCATAATCCAATTTTAAATCCGATTTTAAATCCAAATCCAAATTTTCAATTTGTTCCAAAATATCGGCAACATTATTATATTCATTTTCTATAGATAATTGCCTCTCATCTAATGAAAAAGTGATGTTATTATCGGTAGACATTATAATTAAATTATATTTAGAATTATTTATATACTTTTCAATCCACTTTTTAAAAAGTGGAGCAAAACCTTTTTGAAAAGTTATAACGAAGTAACAGCAAAAAATATATTAAGGTTTGGCTCCACCTTTTCTAAAGGTGGATTACATATCAATCAAATCCATAAACTTAAATAATGTCTTGTTTGTCAAACTCTTATAATCCTTCACCTTACTATTTGCGATTCTTTCTACAACTTCACTAATACTATATCCTTCGATCTGTTCATAGTCATCGCCATCATCATCCGCATACAATTCCTTCTTGTACAAAATCGCCACGGTTTCCGTCAGTTCATCCACCTCATTTTTCTTATCGTCCATCGAAATAAATGTATAAATCTGTGCCAAAAGATTTCTAGTAATCTGCATAATCTGTTTTTCAGAAATAATTCCATTCGACATCAAATTTAAATAAAACGACGCCAGTGATTTTCTTTTTTCGTTCACTTTATTAATTTCACAAAATTTGTCGTAATTCAAATTAGGATCTACATATTCAATAGTGTTAAATAGATCAGTAAATTTCTCTAAATTTATTTCAAATGTAGTCTTCATTATTTCATATTTTGTAGACAAATCAGAATACAAATCCGCATAAATTTTTGAATAAAATCGGTTTGTTGATGCAATGTCAAAGATAGTAGAACTAAACTGCGCCATATCTTCAGTCGAAATATTCTCCTGAACCAATTTATCAATAATTTCAATAATTTTATTACGCATATCAATATAGTTTTTATCAGTCATTTTATTCAAATTTACTCTGACCGCATCTATTTGTACATTCATTCCCTCTTTTTCTTCCATTTTTGTAGTTTGAAACGTACGAATGGTTTCCCAATCTTCATCATTCACAAGTTCAACCGCCTTGCCGCGTTTGCCTTTCTTAAAAGACTCTTTATGTGAAGCAACGGGTTCAATTTTCATAGGATTTTCGCGTTTCTGAAATACAGGAGTTTTGACATAATCTGGCGACCCGACTTGCAATGCTAAATTCGAAATAATTTCCAATGTTTCCTGGGGTAATTTATAATCAAACCCATTGAAAAGAATTTCATTTATATTATCAAGAGTATATCTCATAGTTTTTGTCGTCATTTTGCTATGTATTATACTATAGATTGTATTATTTATATCAATTTTATTAAAATATATAATAATAACTGTAATACGCTTAAACAGATAAAATAATAATATAGTATAAATGACAACAGTGGAGTCTGAATTTAGCGCGCCAAACGAAGAAGCATATAATTCTTCGTATGAAATTAACACCTGGGATGAGTTAGATTTAAATCCCAAATTATTAAGAGGTATTTTTGCTTATGGATTTGAAAAACCAAGTCCAATTCAACAAAAAGCAATCAAGCCGATTATTTTAGGTAAGGATGTTGTCGCACAAGCGCAATCCGGCACCGGCAAGACTGCTACATTTACTATTGGAGCACTGGCAAATGTAGATGTAACCAATAATAATACTCAAGTTTTAGTATTATCACCCACAAAAGAACTAACCATACAAACCGCTAAAGTGTTTGAAAATTTAGGTAGTATGATGGAAGGACTCCGAATACAAAGACTTTACGGTGGTTCTCCTATTGAAGAAGGAAGTTGTTTTTCTAACAAAAATGTGCCTCACGTTATTTGTGGATGTCCTGGACGTGTACACGATATGATGCGCCGTGATCGTATTTCTTCTAAAAAAATTAAAATTGTTATTCTTGATGAAGCCGACGAAATGTTGTCATCCGGTTTTAAAGACCAAGTATATAATATTTTCCAATATTTTAGTAACGATATTCAAGTCGTTTTAGTCAGCGCAACTCTACCAGATTCAATTAATTCAATAGTGGATAAAATTATGAGAGACCCTATAAAAATTTGTGTAAAACGCGAGATGTTGACTCTTGAAGGTATAAAACAGTTTTATATTGCAGTGGACGACGACCGTCAAAAATACGCGACTTTAAAGGATTTGTTTTCGTATTTATCTGTTTCACAATGCATTATTTATAGTAATAGTATTAAGCGTGTACAAGATTTGTATGAAGCTATGAAGGAAGACGAGTTTCCAGTATGTCGTATTCATAGTAATATGGATAAAGCAGAAAGAGAAACAGCATTTAATGAATTTCGAGGCGGTAAATCGCGTGTTCTCATTTCATCGAATGTCACTGCGCGTGGTATCGATATACAGCAAGTAAGTATTGTTATCAATTTCGATTTACCAAAATGTGTAAATACCTATTTGCATAGAATCGGTAGAAGTGGTCGTTGGGGAAGAAAGGGTGTAGGTATTAATTTTATTACAAGACGAGATGTAGGGAAAATGAAGGAAATAGAAAGTCATTATTCAACACAAATCAATGAGATGCCCTCGGATTTAGCATTTTTAGCGAGTTGTTAAAGCGAAGCGACTGTTTAAAAGCTTTGTGAAACAAAGCGACGGATAAGCGTAGCGACTGTTTACACCTTTTCTCATTTCAAACGCCAGATAATATTATATAATATTATGTTATATAAATGCGAAGCAAAAAACATTTTAGGAAAAATAATAAAACATTAAAGAATAAAATTAATAAATATATATTCAAAAATGATATATGTTGTGAAGATGATGTAGATAGAAAAATAATAATACAAGATATTTTTGCGCTTTATAGTGAAATCGCAAGTTTTATGTATGAAAAAGATGAATATTTATCATATATAGGTAACGATTTACTTAAATTAATAGGTTATAAAATAGATCTGGAAACAAAAAATGACAATGAAGGTGTAAGATTATGGAACAAAATAAAGAGTAAAATAACTTTAAATAAAACCTCAAATAAAGAAAAAATGATAGAAGTATTAAATGAAGTTCCGCTATATTATTTATTATCTTTCTTGGGTTATGCTTATTATAAATATAAAATAAATAAAGATATTTTTGATAATTTTGAAGACAAATAATAATCGGCAATTGAAATGAGAAAAGGTGTAATACTGTGAAAACGCCGTTTTAAATTACAAAGGGTGTAAAGAGAAGCGACGCAAAAGCAAAAGTGACTACCATTCGTATAAATGATTCATTATATTTCTATCATAAATTTAAATATAATGAAAGAACAAGCTGATAAAAAATCAGAAGACCAAGAGAATAGCATCATACACAAAATCAACGATTATTTTAAAACACCAATTTACTACAATACCGATAAAGTTGAAGTGAAGAAAAATATCGTAGCAGATCTAGAACTAATCAATACGGTCGACGACTCTTGCAACCCGATTTATTCATATTGTTTTAATAACGACAATGATGTATCGAAAAAGGTAACCGAACAAATCGCAAAATATTATACTACCGACATTTCTTTTCTACAAGATAATCAAAAACTTATTAAGGAATACAAGTCGCCAGAAATTCGCTATACTAAATCATCGTCTAATTACAAAAACATTATTGATATATGGAATGAATTGAAGGTTGAAGCTGGGTTTAAGGAAAAATATTATTACGTTGATTGGGAAATGATTGAATTTTTAAATACATCGGAAGTATTTCTGCAATTTATAAGCATTTATAATTTATTTTCTCCTATTTTCTCTCTGATGGTTCCAATTATCATTTTGATCATACCCTTTTTCATTTTAAAAATGAAAGGTTTGCCACTTTCAGTAAACGAATACATTGACGTATTAAAAGTTGTCGCCCAATCAAACGCAATCGGTAAATTATTTACAGTAAATTTTTCAGAAATATCATCACAAGAGAAAATGTACATCTTTATTTCAGCAGCCTTTTATTTATTTTCAATTTATCAAAATGTGATGGTTTGTGCAAGGTTTAATAATAATATGAAGACAATTCATAATCATTTTAGAGAGATTGAGTTGTATCTAGACAATACGATCGAAACCATAGACAATTATCTCCGTTACACGACAGATTTGCAAAGCCATCAACCATTTAATGAGACATTGATTAGTAAAAAGTCAATCCTAGAAAATATAAATGCAAAAATGAAATCCATATCTGAATATAGTTTATACAATATAGGCAAGTTTAAAGAAATAGGCAGAATATTGAAATACTTTTATGAATTGCATAGCAGCAAAGAATATGAAGATGCAATTATGTATTCGATTGGCTTCAATGGTTATATTGATTGTCTAGAAGGTTTACAAAACAATATTATGGAGAGAAAGATCCAGTTTGCCACTTTTATCAAAGGAAAAGAAAAAAGCTCTAAGAATAGCGTGTTTAAAAATAGTTATTATGCCAGTTTATCAAGAACCGGAAAACCCGTCAAAAACACAATAAAGTTTAAGAAAAACCTAATCATAACTGGTCCAAACGCTTCCGGAAAAACCACCATTTTGAAATCAACACTAATCAATATTATACTAACACAGCAATTTGGATGCGGTTTCTACGAATCGGCAAAAATAGCGCCATTTAAGCATATTCACTGTTATTTAAATATTCCAGATACTTCGGGTAGAGATAGTTTGTTCCAAGCAGAAGCGCGCAGGTGTAAAGAAATATTGGACGTGATAAGTGCAAACAAATCAGAATCGCATTTTTGTGTGTTTGACGAGTTGTATTCTGGCACAAACCCAGAAGAAGCGGAATCAAGTGCCACAGCATTTATGATGTACTTGCAGAAATATAAAAATGTATCAAGTCTTCTTACAACACACTTTGTAAAAGTATGCAAAAAATTGGATAAGGTAAAAGGAATACAAAACTGTAAAATGGCTACAGAAAAAACAGGACATAAAATCAAATACCTTTATCGTCTGGAATCAGGAATTTCGGAAGTTAAGGGCGGTATCAATGTACTCGCTGATATGAATTATCCTAAGGAGATCCTTTCCACCTTTAGATCCACCTTTGGGAAAGGTGGAGCCAAATCCACTTTAAAAGTGGAGCAAAATGTTGATCCAAATCTTTGAGAAAATAGTTTTATTCACTCACTCGAAGAGTTCCAAAAAGAAAATCCATCCAATATTCGCCATAATTGCATTTGAAGAACTTATGATGTTTTAAATGATGATCACCTATAAAAGCAACAAATTTTTTGTCGTGAGACATTATTCCCCGTACATTGATGAATAGAATAGCCCATAGTAATTGATAAATATATAATTTATATAAATAAATGGCGAAAAAGAGACCTACGCTAGTTAAAGGAACTTCTAAAATATGAACGTTGTAAAAATCGTGATATTCTGGTTCAAATCTACGATGGTGTATTTTATGTATTGGATATAAATAGCTAGTATGCAGCAAACGATGCATAAAATAATAAAAAAGATCGTAATACACAACATATAAAACAAGTTCCTTCATAACTAAATATAGATGGTAAAATAATTTTACAAAATAAAAACTCACAATTATTAGTCTCCATTTTTAAAGGTGAGTTTTGGCTCCACCTTTCCCAAAGGTGGATTGGATTCGTTAGTTTTACGAATTAATTTATATAATCTTTTTGTAATATAATGCCTTTAACAGATTTATTTAACCCAACTTTTTTTATGTTTTTAGGAATACTATTACTTGTAGTAGCACTTCTAGTTGTTTATTTTGAAAATAAAATGAGGGATCAAAATCACAAAATTGCATCAATGTTAAGCCTAGTTTCTACTTTAGCAGAAGATATGAATGGAGTAAAATTTGGTTTGAATCATTTAGCAAGGAATACAATGGCTACAAACGTAGATCCATTAAATACCGCTTTCATTTCTAGCGATGAGAATAAATTGATTACTGTTTCCGACGATGAGAATGATTCCGACGAAGAATCTGTATCCACTTTTGAAATAAACGATGAATCCGAAGGAGAAGATGAAGAAGACAATGACAACGAAGAATCTTCTGAAGACGACGAATTATCTTCTCATAATGACGTGAAAGTTTTGAAATTAAATATTAGTAAAGAAGCTGATGAAAACGAGGAGTATGATGAAAATGAAAATTTAGATGACTTGGAAGATTTAGACGATAGTCTATCAGAAACATCTAACTTAGAAACGTCCGAATTTGTAGACGATCAGCCAGAGTTAATGGAAAATTTAGAAGATCTGAATGAAGGTCCAATTTCTGCTTCCGAATTAAAAACAATCAATATTAATTTAGAAGAACCTCTAGCGGAATCACTTGATTATAAAAAATTACCTTTGCCTAAGCTAAGAAGTATCGTTGCTGAAAAAGGTTTATCATCAGATGCTTCGAAATTAAAAAAGAATGAATTATTAAAATTGCTCGGAGCTGAATAAAAACTTAAAGAATTTATATTTAATTTTATATAATGCCTATGAAATTAAGTGAAAAATATACTTCCGAAAGAGAACAAATATGCAATGAACTAATAAATGTAATTGGATTAGACTCAGATGGTTGTTTTCTTCTCTCTAATTTGGATTTGGATATTGATAAACAAAATAAAATTTTAGAAATGAAAGACAAGATCAAAGAATTTTTTGCAGTATCTACAATTTCATCATTCAAACCAAATTTTACGTGTAAGAGACCATATTTAAATATACTTAGAAGCATTTTAAGAAAACAAGGATATATATTTGAGGGCAAAGATTGTGAATTTAAAATAGGTGAAAATCTCTATCAAAGAACTATAAAATATAAAATATTTAGGCAATAAATTATTCCCCGTTAAATTATTCAAAAATATTTTCTTTATATATTAAAATGTCACAAAAAAAAACATATGAGTATGTTAGTGAGATATTTAAAAAGCACAATTGCAATTTATTATATTCAAAGGAAGAGTTTAATGCCATATATTTAAATTCTGAATCAAAGTTAAAAATAATTGCTTCTTGTGGTCACGAACATTCAATTTCATATCACAGATTTTCTAGAAATAAAGATAATATAATCTGTTTAAATTGTAATTATTCCAATATAAGTAAAACACATAAAACATTAGCATCAGGCACTAAACATTATTTAGAAAGTAATGCTATTAATTATTTAAAAACCTTAGTTTGTGAATTATTTGACGTACAAAGGACATACGAAGGGTGTAAAGCAGACATTGGTATTAAACCTAAAAATGTTAGCACAAATAGATGGTTAGGTGTGCAAATAAAATCTACATTTAGCAAAACTAACAAAAAAAATAATATTGGATATAACTTTAATCTAGGAAAAGATTACAAAGATATGATAATTATATGCATTTCTATTCAAGATAAACAAATTTGGGTATTTGAAAATAGTGATTTAACCCATTTAAAATCTGGATTAACTATAAGAAATAATTCAAAATATAATAAATTCAAAATTGATAATAGCCTAGAATTAAACAAATTATTATTTAACAAATATGAAACATTAGAAAAATTTAATTTTGAAGACCTTGATGTACCTCAAAGCAATGCAGTAAAAATAGAATATAAATACAGAAAAATTAGAGAAAATAAAATAGATTTTTTAGATTTTATTAAAAATGAACATGAAGGAGAAGTTTATGATTTTAAAATCGGAAATAAAAAAATACAAGAAAAAGTAGCAGGTATACGAAATTATGATAGGGAAGAATATATGTTTAATTTACATAAAATGAGCGGTATTAAATGTAAAAAAAAAAGCCGACAAAATTATATGGTTGGAGATAACGATTTTTATTGGTTAAATTGTAAAGATTCATCTTTATTCTATGTTATTCCGGAATATATGTTAATTGAAAAAGGATATATAGGAAATACAGATGGAAAATTAAAATCATTTGTAGTATCGAATACAAATGAAAAAATATTTTGGACAAAAGACTTTAAGTTTGACTATAATAATTTAGACAAAGAAAAACTGTGTAAAATTTTATTATAATTATAGAATATATATATATATATAAAATGTCTTGGGGAACTTGTTATAGTGCTAATAATTCAAAAAAATATGGGTGGGAAAATTGTTATTCAGCAAGTAATAATTACGATTTTAATTCACCTGCAAAAATGGCTGACGGGAGATTATGGTCTCAGTGGCAAGCTTCGGCTGTAGTTAACGAGCGCATCCAGGTAAAAGAAGGTATCCAATCGAACTGGGGGTATCGCCAGTACCTTCAACACCACGGGCTACAAATTATGAATTACAATACAATGGAGTACTGCTACACATTAGGGTTAGATCCACATACAAAATCAGACAGAACACCTTCTGAAAATGTACCATATACATTTAAAGGGGTTTTCGACACCAGTAAGCCAGGATATGGATACTGCAATAGTGATTTAAAAAATCCTTATTTAACAAGCGAACAATTAAATGCGCGGTTAATTGCGCCTTCTATCAATCCAGCCACCTTTGGAAAGGTTATAACGAAGTAAGAGCCAAATAATTTTCGTAAAAAATGTAAAAAGTATATTATACAATTTTGATATACTTTTCCCAAAAGTATTTTATATATATTTTGCTCTACTTTTTATAAAAGTAGAAAAGTATATTTTGCTATACTTTTCTCAAAAGTATATATTAGAGAGATTTTTGTAATACTTTTTATAAAAATGTATAGTAATATGAAAGTCTTGAGTATTGATGTTGGTATAAAGAATTTAGCATTTTGTCTATTTGATAAATCGCCAACAGCGCAACAGTTTAAGATTACCAAATGGGATATTATAAATATATCAGAACAAGAGGACGGTGCAAAATGTTGTTTCATCGAAAAAAGTGCAGATTGCAATAAACCAGCCAAATTTAAAAAAGACGATCAATGCTATTGTTTAAAACATTCTAAAAAACAACAATTGCAAATTCCAAGTGCTGAACAAAAACCATCCTTTATCAATAAACAAAAAATTCAAAAACTTTATGAAATCGCGGACAGTCATAACATAAAATACGAATCAAAAATTAAAAAGGCGAATTTAATTACACTCATTAATGACTACATTAACAACAATTATTTTCAAACAATAGAAAGCAAAAATGCATCTGAAGTTGATTTGTTCAACATTGGCGTCAATATTAAAACCAAATTTAATAAACTTTTCGAAAATGAAGGAACGATTGATTATGTGATTATCGAAAATCAAATTAGTCCAATTGCTACGCGAATGAAGACCATTCAAGGAATGATAGTGCAGTACTTTATAATGTCAAATTTAAAAGTAGATCATATCGAATTTATTTCAGCATCCAATAAATTAAAAGATTGTGATATCAAAGACAAAACGAATTATAGTGATCGAAAAAAACTAGGTATCGCAAAATGTTTAGGAATGATAACAAATGATTTTCGATTTAATGAACATATTGACTATTTTAATAAACACAAAAAGAAAGATGATTTGTCAGATTCTTTTTTGCAAGGCATCTGGTTTATCAACAACAAGAAACTCTAATCCACCTTTTCCACTTTTAGAAAAAGTGGAGCAAAACATTTTTTGCTATACTTTTTTTAAAAGTATATTATTTACAATTCGTAAGACTTAAAAATAAATGATCTATTTAATGAATAGATATAATGGCAGACATAATGGATATTACTGAACTGGACTTTAATGACAATGATTTTGGAAACAATAATGGTTTCGGAAAATCAACCAATTTTGGAGGTGGTCTAGAATTACTTATGAATGATAAAATTAAGGAAAATAGTAGACCGCAGAGTGACATTGATTTAGACGATTTAAATAATTTAGAAAATGAATTGAATGGTTTAGTTAATGATGTGCCTAGTAGTAGTTTCAAACCAAAGTCGGATTTCTTTAACAAACCAAGTGTGTCTTTTGATGAAGGGTCTGGTATTAAGCTAGGAGGGATTGATCGCGACGATAATTCATTGGGTCACTCTACCTCACAAACGGAAAGCGATAACAAAACGTGGGACGGTTACGGAAAATTCAATAACATCCCATTAAATCCAGATAGAGCAGTGCCAATGGAGCCAAAAATGTCCAAGGACGAAATGCTAAGGGAGAAATTCAAGTATTTAAGAAAGTTAGAGGCCTTGGAAAAGAAAGGCGTAGAGCTTTCAAAGAAATACAATATGGAATCTTCTTTACAGGAAATGATGGGCGAATATGAAACCATTATGGAGGAGAAAACCAAACAAAACTCCATTAAATTCCAAGGTAATATGCTTATGGCAGCAATCAATGGCATAGAATTTTTAAATGGTAAATTCGATCCTTTTGATATCAAATTGGATGGTTGGAGTGAACAGCTTCAAGAAAACATTACAGATTACGATGAGATTTTCGGTGAATTACACGAAAAATATAAAAGCAAAGCGACAATGGCACCTGAATTGAAATTATTGTTTCAACTCGGTGGAAGTGCTATGATGGTGCATATGACCAACACGATGTTTAAAAGTGCTATGCCTGGTATGGACGATATCTTAAGACAAAACCCCGATTTAATGCGCTCCTTCCAAAGTGCAGCAGTCAATTCAATGGCTCAATCCAACCCCGGTTTCTCTGGATTTATGTCGAACGTGATGAACCCAGACCCTAGACCATCACAAATGGAAGGACCTCCACCACCCTTAGCAACTCAAGGACCTAATTCAATTCCACCTCCTATGAGCCGTCCGGGAAATAACAATTATGCGCGCCCAGATTTGAATATGAGTCGTAGTTCTTTTGTAGACGATGGAATCAGTTTGAGGGAAAATTTTGAAAGAGCAGATGAAAGAAGCAGTAAAAGGCAATCCGCTCCACGTCCAGAAATGAAAGGACCAAGTGACATATCAGATATATTATCAGGATTAAAAACCAAGACGATCAATATTCAAGAGCCTGTAACCCAAACACAATCCACAAATGATAATAGTACAATCAGTATAAGCGATCTTAAGGAGTTACAGTCTGGAGGTAATATGCCAAAACGAAGTGGACGTCGTAAGAAGTCGGCCAGTAATACAGTATCGTTAGACATCTAATCCAATCCACCTTTAAGAAAGGTGGAGCCAAATCTACTTTTAGAAAAAGTAGAGCAAAACCCTCCACTTTGGTTTTGAAAATAATACACATTGACTTTAATTATAATTATTAAATAATAGTTATAATTTATTAGGATTTTACATCACATTTAGTGAGGTTTGGATCAACCTTTCCAAAGGTTGATTTGGCTCCACCTTTTCAAAGGTGGAATGGATTTATTCAACCGTTACAACCTTGGCCAAATTCTTGGGTTTATCCGGATTAATCCCCTTGTTTACCGAGAGATAATAAGCCATTAATTGTATTGGTATGATACCTAGAAGCGATGCATACGATTTATTCTCTGGTACAAATATAACATCACTGCTTATTTCCTCTAAAATAGAAATATCATTACTAATCATTATAATCGGTGAATTTCGAGATTTCACTTCCTGATAACAATTGATTGTCTTTGCTCGATGTGTCTGATCCAAATTCAAAATAATGACAGGAAACCCCTCATCTAACAATGCAAACGGTCCGTGTTTCAATGAACTAGACGAATACCCCTCACTATGAATATAAGAAATCTCTTTTATTTTTAATGATCCTTCCTTCGCTATGTACTCATCACTTCCTTTCCCCAACAAAAACATATTTGATGCGCGAATATTCAAAGCCAAATTCTTAACTTTCTCTTTACATACATCTAGTGTCATTTCAATATCCTTCGCCAAATTATGTAGGTCGCCAATCAATTTAGTGCGTTTTTTTAAGTTGAGTCCGCGCATTTGCGCAAACCATATTGCCGTGATAGATAAACATACGACTTGACTAGTGAACGCCTTCGTTGAAGCAACACCCACTTCCTTTCCAGCATTACAATAGACACCACAATCAACTTCTCTCGCGATCAACGAATCTACTACGTTTATAATTCCAATGGTGGTAATATTTTTATTTTTTGCAATTTCTATACAACGATGTAGATCCTTTGTTTCACCCGACTGCGATATCAGTATGAAGGCCGTATTTCCAATATTTGGAATATCGTTTTCGTTGAATTCGGCTCCGTCAAACACTTGAACCGTATTTAGATTACATAATTGTTTAAAAAAATACATACCATATAACCCAGCAAAATAAGAAGTCCCACAACCCAATAGTATGATATTATTTATGTTTTTCAATGTTTCACTATGTTGTTCTAGACCACCTAATTTCACTTCCGAGTTGCTTTTAATACGCCCGCCTTTATTTATAGAATTGATTACTACCTCGGGTTGGTCATTTATTTCTTTTAATGTCCAATGTTCATAAGGCTCGGGTGTCAATGCTGCGTTTAATATATTTACGCTTTTTTGCGCGTAAGTGTGTGTAGTAGTGACAGTTAATTTATTCGGATGTTTTTCTATTACGCAAATATCATCTGTATGTAATGTTATATAATTATTAACCATATTGCAAAAACCACTTTGTTCGGATGTGATGATAACTCGATCTTCATTTTGTCCGATTAACAGCGGCGACCCATTTCTAACGCAAAATAATTTATTTGGTTCGTATGCGCTTTGCACTAGTAAACCATAAGTACCTCTTAATTCTTGAATCGTACATCTTAATGCTTCAAATGTATTCTTGAAAACTTTATAATGATAATCAATTAGATTTACGATTACTTCGGTATCTGTTTGTGAATAAAAAGTATATCCATTTTTTATGAGAAATTGTTTTAATTCGTTATAATTTTCAATGATACCGTTGTGAACAATGGCAAACTGCTCACTGTTTGATAAATGTGGATGGGCATTGATGTCGCTTTTTATTCCGTGAGTCGCCCATCTATTATGACCAATCACCGAATGCACTTCGTCTCCATTTGCTACTAGCTTAAGATGCGCTAGTTTTTCTAAAGCATTTGAATCGTTTGTAGATGCGTATTTAAAAACACTGATTGCATTTTCCTTTAATACAGCTAAACCAGCCGAATCGTATCCACGGTTTTGTAATTGACCTAAACCGTTCAATACTAGTTGATACACATTTTCATTATTGCTATTTAATATAATACCAAATATCCCACACATACCTAAATAAAATATTTTTTTTTACAATATTTATCCCACCTTTGGGAAAGGTGGGGCCAAACCTTAACAAATATAAAACTAAACATTTTTCACTTTATAGCAAAAAATGTTCAGCAAAAGAAAATAAAATAATTATACTAGATTTTGCTCTAATTTTTAAAAGTAGATTTGGCTCCACCTTTCCCAAAGGTGGATTTATTCAAACTCGATCTTACTATTTTCTAAATGTTTGTATTTGGTTTGCAACAATTCATTTAATTTATCGACCTTAATTATCTTATCTTGTTTCAAAATTTCCGATGTTTCGCTAATAAATTCCTTGGCATTTTGTATCAAAACGTGCGCGCATTTGTACGCATCATTCAATAAATTAACCACTTCATTATCTATCAGCTCCTTGTATTTTTCACTCAAACTAGGATATATGATATTACTTCCCATACCATAATAGATAATCATTTTCTCAGCCAATTTGAGTGCTTCTTCGAAATCATTGATGGCTCCAGTAGTCACCGAAACATCGTAAAATACTTCTTCCGCAATTCGGCCTGCTAATAATATCATTAAATGCTCAAATAAGGCTTCGCGTATATAAATATTACTCGTTGACCCCTCAAACACTGTATATCCAGGACTTTTGGGTGACGACAAATTAATGACTACTTTCGATACTTTGGAATGATGTTTTGATAATAGCCCAACGATTGCGTGACCCATTTCGTGTATAGCAATATGATCTATAATATCCGTCGTAAATTCGTGATCATTTGGCTGCCAGCCTGCCATCATTTTGTTCAATACAAAATCAAAATCTTTATAGCAAAACTGTGTATTGTTCATTCTTAGTGCATTTAACATTGCTTCATTCAACAAATTTTCGATTTGCGCACCACTAAATCCTTCGGTAACTTCGACGAGTTCATCTATTCCGATGGAATCACAATAAGGTTTTCCGCTTATGTGTATGTTTATAATCGCCTTTCTAGTTGCACTATCTGGGAGACCAATAAATATTTTTTTATCAATTCTACCAGGTCTGGTTAATGCAGCATCTAATAAATCAAGTCTATTGGTGGCCGCTACTAGAAAAATACCTGTGTTATTTTTGAAGCCATCTAGTTCCACTAACAGCGAATTTAATGTACTATCTCTTTCGTTCGAAGAACTTTCCCCGTCAGAAGATCTTTTGCGGCCTACTGCGTCGATCTCATCAATAAATATAATGCAGGGAATATTTTTCTTGGCTAATTCGAACAGCTCTTTTATTCTCGTAGACCCAACTCCAACATATTTTTCTTGAAAATCGGATCCAGACACAGGAATAAAACTGCAATTAGATTCTCCCGCAAGCGCTTTTGCCAAAAGGGTTTTTCCAGTACCTGGAGGCCCCTCCAAAATGAGGCCCTTAGGTATTCTCACATTGTATTTAGTGTATTTCTGATAATTTTTTAAAATGTCCAAACATTGTCGCAATTCCTGTTTTATATTTTCGTAACCACCTACATCTTTAAAAAATACATTAAAATTTTTGATGGCTTCAAAATTCTTAGATTTGGTTTTCTTCGATTCAACATACCGACTTCTTCCTGTTTGTTCATCTTCTTCAAAACGACCATTATTGTCGTCGTCATTGTTACCAAACAATTCTTCACCATTTTTAACATTACCATCATCGTCTAATTCGATACCTAAAGACTGTAAAAAGCTCGATTTGTTTAAAACAATACGCAATCGTGGTAGTGGTTCATTTATTCTGTTTATTTCATTTGTATCACTTTCGTTGTAAAATGGATTTTCTACACCCAAAATACTGTTGGTTTGAATAGTAACATTTTTTGAATTTAACCGTTTGATCTCTTCAATATAATCAGGACGAGTAATTGGATATCGTTTAACAATAACATTCAAGTTGTTATCCGTATTGTTGCGACGTTTGATATCTTGAAAATATTTTCTAGAAAAAGGGTTATATCTATTCTTATCATTTTCGGTAAGGATATATCTATTATTCATATAGCGTATACTATGAATCTTTTCAAGCTTACGATTCGCGAAACCTTCGGAAAATATATTGAAACAACAATATACAAGACTAATATTTAAAATGTATCTTAAATACCACATTTAAATTCCTTATATAATAGTTTTTATATTATTATACATTTTTATATATTTTTATACTTATTATACTTTTAAAAAAAGTATAGCAAAAATATACTTTTAAAAAAAGTATAGCAAAAATATACTCTTTTAAAAGTAGATTTGGCTCTGCAACGCCAGTCCCTTCGGACCTTTCTTAAAGGTGGATTTATGCCATTTCCATAATTTTATAATTTTTAAATACCTTTTTCAGTAGACTCATAAAAGGTGTTTGATCCTTACCATAAAGAAGTGATTCGTACACTATTTTCATATTACCCACTAGACTTTGCTTATTAATATGCAGCCAAATAATAAATAATACAAACAAAGCACACGTGAAGTAAACATCTTTCAAATAAATGGGTTGACCCATTAAATAATATAGAGGCAGTCCCTTGATCAACGTATTAATGAGTATAAAATAAAAGATTGTTTCTTTACTCGTACCATATAGTAACATAAGTAGTAACATAATCATATTTTCCATTAATCCTAGTAGAAGCGCGAATTTAGGCGAATAACTAGTAATATTAAATGCATATAATAAATACCAGGCGTATATCCAATATGAAAAAACTAAATCAAAACGTAATGCTGGCATATATAAGGCAAAGATAATTGTTCAATTTAAAAGTATAAAAGTTGAAAAGTATAAAAGTATAAAAGTATATTTTGCTCCACTTTTTCAAAAAGTGGAAAAAGTGGAAAAAGTATATAAAAATAATAATTTACAATAATAATATGCAACCAAGACAAAGATTATCAAACAACAAGAACGGCTCTACTAATAATATTACGATGACTAGTTGTCACAAAGGAGGAATTAAGATAAAAGAAGCTGGGAATGGATATAGCGTGGATCCGTTTGCTGGTGTCAATCCATTTAAAGAAGAGAGAAATGACTACGTAAACTATGATAAGAACACCTACGACAAAATCGATTTAAATATTGCAAATTATTCGCGCAACGATTTATTCAATTTATTTGGTCTTAAAACGTCGACCCTCACCGAAGATATAATGAAAGAATGTAAAAGGATTGTACTTAAGACACATCCAGATAAATCACAACTAGAGCCAAAATATTTTCTCTTTTTTTCGAGCGCATACAAAAAATTAAAAGAAATTTATGACTTTCAAAATAAAACAAATAGTAAAAAGACGAATGATACCAACGAGTATTACGAGGACTCTAACCGCGATGTTTTAGACAAAGTTTTTGATACAAAAAAAGATCTGAAAGACCCTAAAAATTTCAACAAATGGTTTAACGAGCAGTTTGACAAACATAAATTAGACGATCCGAATGAAACAGGGTACGGTAGTTGGTTAAAATCAGACGACGATATTGTGTACACCCCTAACGTAACCAAGGCAAATATGGCGTCCGAAATAGAGAAAAGAAAAAAGGAGGTGCAAACGCTGACTAATTATACTGGCGTTGGAGATACTTATTCGTCGACATTTGGCGGATCTTCGCTAATGGTATACGATAGTAATTTTTCATCTGGCTCTTTATTTAGCAGCGAGGGTATTGGTTTCACTGATTTGCGTCAAGCTTATGTAGAATCAGTCATTCCAGTTACGGAAGAAGATTACAAGAAAACGCAGCAATTTAGAAGTGTAGACGAGTATAAACGTCATCGTGACTCTGTGAATACAACGCCTCTTAGTAAGGAAGAAGCGATGCGGCAATTATATCGGGAAAATAAGAATAAGGATGAAGAATCCGCTGCATTAGCATTTTATTATGCTCAGCAATCAGAAAAGGCGAAACAAAACCAACAAAATTTTTGGTCGGGTTTGAAACAAGTAACGAATTGGTAAATCCATCCACCTTTGAGAAAGGTCCGAAGGGACTGGCGTTGCGGAGCCAAACTTTTCCCTTTACTTCGTTATAACTTTTTAAAAGTATATGTTGTAACGAAGTAAGAGCCAAACTTTTCCCTTTACTTCGTTATAACTTTTTAAAAGTATATGTGTTTATTTGGTTGGTATGATAAAAATTATATACAATATACCCATCAATGTGGTCAACATTAAAAACAGATATAATAAAAAATATCTTGAATGCTTTAAAAAATCACATAGGCAACTGCCTTCTGGTATTTTATGTAAATAAGACAAATTCGTTTTACCGCATTCATTGCTTCTAGTCGGTATCCTACTATTGTCATCATATATTGCATCATAAGAAATGTGATATTCGGAATCATAATTTGGATCAGAATCATACATTGGATTAGAATCATACATCGGATTCGCAGAATCATACATCGGATTAGAATCATACATTGTTTTTAATGAATCAACAGACATATATATATTATATTTTGTTAAAGTTATTCAAAAAATAGTATAATTAGAATATAAGTAATGTCTACAAAATTTGAAAATGGATTATTTATTTTTAGAAGAGATTTAAGATTAATCGACAACAATGGACTCAATTTATTAAACGAACGCTGTAAGAATATTTACACAATCTTTATTTTTACTCCTGAACAAGTGGGTGCAGGGAATAAATATAAATCGGATAACGCGGTCGAATTTATGATAGCGTCGTTGCAAGATTTGGCTGCGAATATCAGCAAAATGGGTGGTCAATTGTATACTTTTTATGGTCACAACGATGCAGTGGTAGAAGACTGTATTAAGGCATTCAATATCGACGTTGTTTGTTTCAATTTAGATATTACACCTTATGCGCGTGAGAGAGATGCAAAAATAATTAAATTGTGCGAGCATATGAAAACATTTGTAATGTATGATCACGATTATTATCTTTGTGAACCAGGTACGATTGTCACTGGAGGCGGTACATCCTATTTAAAATTTACACCTTACTATGAAAAGGCTAAGAAATTAAAGGTTGAATCGCCTGCAGGACCAAGGAAACTTCATTTAACAAAAAGTGCTGCACATATACCAAATAAAATTTCATTGGAACAGGCAATGAAAAAATTTGTTGGAAAAGAAAATGCAGACATATTGGTGCACGGTGGGAGTGAAAATGCTTTGAAGGTATTAAAAACTGCAATAAAAACTCAATCTCATTATGCAAAAACACATAACGATTTAGATAAACCAACAAGTCATTTAAGTGCATACATAAACTTTGGTTGTCTTTCAATACGCAAAATTTATTATTCTTTCAAATCAAATACAGAATTTATTAGGCAATTATATTGGGGATCTTTTTATGCAAATGTTTTGTATAATTATCCTCAAATAATACATAAATCGTTAAACGCCAAATATGATAATATAAAATGGAACCATAATGAAGGTTGGTTTAAGAAATGGTGTGACGGTAAAACAAATTTTCCAATAGTAGATGCGTGTATGCATGAATTAAATACTACAGGTTTTTTACACGGGCGTGGACGATTAATCGTGGCATCCTTTTTAGTGAAAACAATGTTAATTAATTATAAAAAAGGAGAGAAATATTTTGCAAATAATTTAACAGACTATAACGTGACAAATAATCTTAACAATTGGATGTGGGTCACTGGAAATGGTGCGAGTTCGCAAGAATATTTCAAAATATTTAATCCTTGGTCTCAGAGTATTGAACACGATCCTGATGCAGTATATATAAAAAAATGGCTACCACAATTACAACACGTACCTGCTAAGGCGATCCATACTTGGTATAAAGAATGGGAGAACTATAAAGATACTGGATACGGAAAGCCTATTTTAGATTATGACGAACAAAAAAAATTAGCGTTAGATATGTATAGGAAAGCATTAAAATAAAATAATTTAAAATAAATATTATATAGAATATAATATGGATATTGAGGCTGTATTAGAAGAAAATAAACAATTAAAAGTACTAGTTGAAGAACTTCAGGAAAAATTAAAAAAATATACAAACCCGGCAGCTCATAAAGCATTTTATGAAAAAAATAAGGAAAAAATTATTAAAGAAAGCAATGAACGTCTAAAAAAATTGACAGAAAGTGATCCAGAAAAAATTAAAGAATATAGAAGAAACGCATATTTAAAAAGAAAGGAGAAACTAAAAAATGGAAATATTAAGGAAAATTAAATAATTAATTGTAAAGTATTTAAAATATTTTCTTTAGTAAATGTATAAATGGAAGAATTTGTTTTGTGTAAACCTATTAAATATAATAATAAATGTAAATTTATTCATTGTACTAAATATCCAAATTATAATTATCAAGGTGAAAAAATAAGACTATATTGTAGTTCGCATAAATTAGACGGGATGATTGATGTTAAAAATAAAAGTTGCGAAAATATTAATTGTATACGTTTACCTGTATTTAATTATCCAAAAACAAAACCTCCGCGATTTTGTAATTATCATAAATTAAATGGAATGGTAAATATAAAAGATAAAACCTGTATATATGATGGTTGTAAAACAATACCTATTTATAATAAAGAAGGTGAGACCAAAGCTTTGTATTGTGTTATACATAAATTAGAAGGTATGGTAGATGTTAAAAATAAAAGTTGTGAAGCTATAAATTGCTATATACAACCAAATTACAACTATAAAAATGAAACAAGGGCGCGATTTTGTAATTTACATAAATTAGAAAATATGTTTGATGTAAAGAATAAAACATGTATTCACCCTAATTGTACAACAATACCTAATTATAATGTTGACGGAGAAACAAAAGCATTATATTGTACATCGCATAAAAAATGTGATATGGTTGACGTTAAAAGTAAAAGTTGTATCTATCCAAATTGTAAAATAAGAGCAAGTTATAATATAAAAGGAGAAACGAAAAGGTTGTATTGCGCTACACATAAACTAGATGGTATGGTTGATATTACGAGTAAAACTTGTAAAACACAACTGTGCTTTACTTCTGTTAAAAATAAATACAACGGCTATTGTCTGCGATGTTTCATTCATCTATTCCCCGATCAACCTGTATGCCGCAACTACAAAACCAAAGAAACCGCTGTCGCTCAATTCATAACAACTAATTTTCCAAATTTTACTTGGATTTTAG